CAGGACTTCGACTTCGATGATTACGAAAAGAAGGTCACGCACCACTTCGCGACACGCGCAGAGATGCACGCGTGCCTGGTTGAGCTGATGCAGACCAACTGGTTCTGACAGGACAAATGCAACCTGTGTCGGTCAGTCACCGCTGACCGATATATAATGATTTCAGCATTGATTTTGATGCGATTCAACCAAAGAGAAAAGTATGCTAACCGTCTTCATTCAGTCCTACGACGCACACTTCGACACCTTCGCCTGCAACTTCACCACCGACGACACGACGTTCGATTCACTCATTCCTGCAACGATGATGCCCTACGTCGCCCCTGAGCAATGCGCTGAGTGTGAAGACTTGCCCTACGATCTGGTCGGTAAGACCTTCACCATGAGCCTACCAACCACGCTCTGATTAACCACCGCGTCGACCAGGCGCGGTTTTTCGTTGCGCGACCGGCCTAGGAACGCCTAGGCGGTTTGCAGGCCATAGGCAATTTGGCGTTGGAGTAGGAAACGCCTAGGCCTTTTTGAACGCGCAGGCCATAGGCGATGCTCAGGCGATGCTCAGGCGATCGTTCAGGCTATCTTCAAACTATATCAAAAACGCATTTTTTTCTGTTACATTTATATCACTGAGATTTTTCAGTGCAGAAAGAAGTGTATGACCACAAACAACCTACCTAAAGTCGTCGCCTGTATCAAGCTCGGTGACGTGACCTTCAAAGTAATGCAGGTGCAGGAGAACCAGTTCGAAAACGCTGCATTTGACTACGAAGGAGCAGAGTTCTACCGCGCTCAGAACCTCGTCTCCCTGACCGACGCGATGACTGACCTCGCACAGTTCACCGCAAGCGAGTACGCAGGCAGTGATGAAGATGACCGCCTGTCGATCACGCTCGGTGACGACTTCGAAATCTAACCAACAGGAGCGCGACCATGATGCAACAACAACACCATAGCGCTCCTGCACGCTCTCGCACAGAGAGTGCTCAGGATTTCGACCAAGAAGACAACTACTTCGACCAGCTTCAGGAAACCGCAGAGACTGAGTTCCTGCGCCTGAACAGCTCTCATCACCGCACACCACGCCTGTACGAAGAAGGTCGGTACTGATGCAGGACAGATGAGCAGGGCACTTCGGTGTCCTGTGTTGGTGTCACTCGGTGCCTAGGCAAGCCTAGGGGTAGCCTTGGGTACGGCTGGCCCAAAGTCGCGTGAAGCCTAGGAGTACGGCTGACCTGCTGACTAGGTACGGGTAGGGCAAAGGCAAGGTACGGCTGACCTGCTGGTAGGCGGTGCCTAGGCGATTTTCGGTACAGCGCGGTGCCTGGTCGCGGTGCCTGCGCCTGGTCGCGCGGTCGAGTCTCCTATAAGACACAAGACCAGTCTCCTATAAGACATAAGACACAAGACAAGTCTCCTATAAGACTCCGGTGTGTGCGCGTGCATACCACAAAAAGAGGTGGATTTTGATATGTGCAAAAAAACAACGCAAAAAAATATTTTTAATTTATTTTTTGCAAAACCTCAAAACCAGCGTTTTTTTTGATATAGTCTAGTTGTCTTGATTTTGAGACGTAACCAAAAAGAGGTTTTCACTATGACTAAAGCAACCACCACCAAAAAAGCAACCACCAAAAAAGCACCACCAGCAGCAGCAGCAGAGATAAACGGTCAGACACTCGCACTGTCGTTTATAGAAGCTGCGAAGGTGCGACAAGAAGCACGCACCGCAGCAGGTGCAGATTGTAAAACAATCATAGCTGACATTAACGCGTTCAACGATTCGTCATTCTCGCGTCAACTCGACAAACTGGTTGAAAAACAATACTTCACCGCTGATGCACTTGCAGCACTTGCAGCAGATATGCAAGTGACCAGCGAAAAAGATAACCGCTTTATCGGTGTAAAAGTCATCACGAAAATTCGCACCGCATTAGAAGCACTCGCACTCGACCAAAAAAGCGACTTCGACAAGTACACGAATTCAATCTTGCACAATCTTTGCAAGAATCAAGAATTGTCGAATAAGTCAGCTTTGGTCAGCTTGTCTAAAGCGATTGAATACACGCAAGACGAGCAAGAAGCGCACATTGTCAAATTGATTAACTGTTCACCTTCTACCGCTTCTACTCAAGCGTCATCGTCTCGCATGATGATGCGCGCTTTAGGTCTTGCAAATGTCACGAAGCGCAAGAGCAAAGACGTTATCACACCAGCAGACACACCAGCAGCGCGTGCAGTGGTTGCAATGTACGCACTCTAAACGCTTCAGTCAGTGGTGACTACATTGTCACCACTGACCACCACCACACCACCACACACACGAAAGAGAATCAACCATGCAACCACTCGACACACTAGACAAGATTGTTATTTTGATAGGTTTCTTCTATGTGCTTTACTTGATACATGACGCGCTGACCGTGCGCGACTGACCACCACCAGCACCGACCGAAAAACGCGAAGTCTTAGGAAATTCGCGTCGGTGCGAGGGCGACCCCTTCCTCGTTTTCCGGTCACTTTTAGCGTCCTTATACATAGGCCCCAGACCCCTGACCGCAATCCTTATACAGCGGCGCCCCTAAACCCAAACCCCAGACCCCAATCCCCCTATCCTTATACAAAGGTGTGGCCAAAATGCCCCGATGGGGTCATTTCAGACCGAAAACTGGCAAATCCTGACCGAAATGTCCCGATGGGGTCATTTCTCGAAGTGAGGGCGAAGCTTCTCCGCAAACAGGACGCGAACTTTGGCGGCTACCGCCGCCGCAGTCATGTCCCTTGTGCCCGCACCGCCTTCAAATGCGATGACGAGATCAGGCTTGCCCAGTTCCAGCATCAACCTGTTCCGAACAGGCCCCGCTCGAGTCCCGTGCTTTTTCCAGTCCGCTGGCACCCCGTAGGAAGTCACCCCGTCGTGCCTGGCGGCCCATTCTTCCCCAAAGGAATCCGCCCCGCGTGCGCAGCCATGAATGAGCAGGGTGATTGATTTTTTTGCGTGAATGCAGTCCAGAACGAAATTCACGAAATTAGAATCCGTGAAGTCGCGACCGCCACAGACGAGCACTCTCACCAGAACGCTCCTTCGGTCGTGGGAACGTCTTTGAGCGGCATCTGACGCAGCGACTTCAGGGTGTGCAGCGCGTTGAGCTGGTGCTCCTTCAGATGGGTGCGAGCTGCCTTCATCCAGATGCTCGCCTCGTTGATGTCGAGATTGGCTGCCTGGCGGCGCTTCTTGGCGTTCAGCTTGGCTCGTTCCAAGCCCTGTGGGGAGCGATCCAGCAAGTCCTCTTTGCGGTGCTCGATCTCACGCAGTCCCCATTGCAGCAGACGCTCTTGGATTTCGTGCCAGGACTCTCTGATCGCTGTCGCCTCGCTCACCACACTTCTCCAAACTGAGCTTGGTACAGGTCAGCCTTCTGCTTTTTTGCAGCCAGAACGCACTCAATTCTGAACTTCATCACTCCAATGGAGCCGAGCTGGTGGTCAAGCGACCAAGACTGCCATTCAACCTGACCCGCAGGTGGCGTGGGGTACTCGCACTGCGAGTGGAGGTGCAGATATTCTTCGTATGCAGTCACCACGCCACTCCGTAGCGTTGGTTGTACTGAGTCTGGCGAAGCAGCGCGTCTTGCACCTCTTTGGCGCCTTTTCGCATCTGAGCCACCATGTTCTGCTGCGATTCCCGATCGCAGGCATCCCAGACCGGCCGGCTGATCGCGCCGAAGTCGTCATAGCCACACGCGCGGCGCAGCTCGCAGTATTGGACGTAGAGGTCTTGCGATTGGCTCACCACAACTCCCCTTGTGTGGTGGGTGTGTCGTCATCGGGTGCCCCCTCGACCTCCAGACCCCCGTAGATCGAGCCAGGCTGGTTGGGTTCATTCGAATTGGTGCAGGCCAGCGTGTGATCGGTGGCTTTGGGGCAGCGCTTGTTGCCGCAGAGCGGACACAGCAGCATCTGAGTGAGAAAGCCTCGAGCCAGGCACTTGTGACAGCAGTAGGTTTCACTCATGCGAATTCGTCCTCGCCTTTTTCCGAGACGCGAGCCACCATGTAGCGATGACCGTCGCTGCCTTTGTGGACACCCTCGATGAAGTTGTTCTGAAGTGCAGCGCGGTCACGCCAGGCGGCCCAAAGCACTCGCGTCGTCATGTCGTCGTAGGCGAACTCCCCGTTGGGGAACTGAACCCACTGGCCGCACTTCCAGCAGTGACCGTCCATCCACGCTTCGAAAAGGAGTCGCTCGTGGTCGTCGACGGTGGCGCCTCGCCTACCCATCTCTCGTGCTTGTTCGACGGTCAGCATGTCAGTACCTCGAACAGAAGTTTGAACCGATGTAGCGGTCGTTTGCTTGAGCCGCAACGCGCTCGTAGGTCTTCAGACACTCTTGGTACAAGGCACGGTTCTGAGCACTCGTGTAGAGAAAGGCGGCGGCGATAACGATGACGATCGACACGAGCGTGGTGCCGATGGTCAGGGTGGTGAAGTCAAAGTCTTTCATGCGGTTTCTCCATCGGCGATCGACACCATCCCCTCGAGCGTGGCGTGCTCTTCGGGCGTCATCGTGGCCATCGCTTCATTGGCGTTGTCACGGTGATCGAGGTACAGGAACTGCGCGGTCATGGCGGCTTCGAACTTCTCGTCACGCACGCACTCCCACAGGTGCGTCAGAAAGTAGGTGGCCGACCATGCCTCGATCAGATAAATCATGGGTTTGTGGATGTGGGTCATGCTTGGTCTTTCTGGGGGAGTTCGTAGAAGGTCAGTGCCTCATGTGGGTCGATCAGGGCAGCTCGAACGCGGTTGCCAAAGAAGAGTTGCTGCTCCAGCTTTTCCTTGAGCCGACTCTTGGCTTCCGGTGTCCAGACGACGGGTTGACTCAAGGGCGCTTCCACACGGTTCAGACGCAAGCGACCGCAGCTGGGCGTGCGGCAAACGCTGCCTTTTTGACAGTTAGGGCAGGGGTCTTCGTCATTCGTGACTGATTTCACAGCAAGAACGGGGTCTTCCTGGCCAGGACGCTGGTTCGGCAGCGCTACGGCGTCGAACAGGTCGCACATGGCCAACTGCGTGTGGTAGCGCCCTTTGGCGCCATGCACGCGGCGAATCAGCTTGATGAGCAGCTCCAGCTCGGCCTGATAGGGGTTCTTTTGCTCCATCACCACTCTCCTGTGCCGTGAATCAGCTGCGTGAGCCGGTTGCAGACGTACTCGCACAGGGTGCCGACCAGTCCGATCGTGATGACGGGAATGAGAAAGAGGGCGCTTTGCATCGGGCGGTTGGGGACGAACACCAGACAGAACCACACCCAGATGGCAAGAAGGAAGAGATCGAAAGCACTCATTTTTGTGCCTCCAACTGCATGGCCAGCGCCGCCAGGTCTTCAGCCGACAGCTTGGAGAGCTTTTTGAGCAGCGCGGTCTTGCCGGTGCGCCCGTTGACCTTGGATTCGCGCTTGGTGGCGAACAACTCGGCGATGTTGGGGGTGGTGTTGGCCAGATCGACCAGCACTTCGATGACTTCGCTCTGGGAGAGCTTGTGTTCGCGGGCAATGACAGCCACGCGCTGCTGGACTGGCGGGTGAAGAAGAATGGCGAGACGTTTCTCGTGTTGAACCATGATGTGCTCCGTTGAGATCAAAATTGATAGTGAGTCTTCAGTATATCGAAAACTTATACAAAAACTCAGGGACGAAAAAAAAGCCCCCGAGTAGGGGGCGGTCCAGGAGGTAAATCCGTTGTGTGAAGTATACGCGATTATTTCGGTTTTTCTTCGTGGTGAACAAATCCAATGGGTTTTGACTCGTCGTCCTCGTCATCTTCCATCGTCAAGAGTCCATACGGCATATCCTTCAAAAACATCAGAGCCAAAAGCACTGTGGCGTCACTGGTCAAGACCAGTGCAAAAGCAACAATGAGAATGATGGCGATGTTGAGCGCGGTGGCGTGATTCATGGAGCGGTTCCCTGTTGTTTTTTCGCACTATATCGGAACCTTGCCAGTTTGTCACCTGTGACTTATGCTGCCAACTTCTTCAGCCCCAGTGCGTCGTAGTCGAAGTCATGACCGTCCGGCAGGATGTTCTCGCCGAACCCCTCGGTGTCCCGAATGATCGACAGGCGCTGGATCGAGTGGTCTTTCAGGTAGCGGTTGTGCTCATCGAAGAAATCCACGATCAAGGCGATGTTCGGGCCAGACTTCTTGGCACGAAGACCGCGACCGATGCGCTGACGCAGCGCAACCTCGGCCTTGCCCCCACCCGCCAGGATGACCATGCCGACCGCCGGCACGTCCACACCGACATCCAAGATGGTCGAGCCGATCAGCACGTCAATGACACCATTGGCGAGCTTGGCCAGCGCTTCCTTGCGCTCAGTCTGGTTGTTGTCCCCGTCGATGAACACCGCACGCACGCCCCGCGCATCCAGCATCTCCACCAGCTTGTGCCCGTGCGCTTTTTGCTGGATCAGGATCATGGTCGACATGCCATTGGAGGCAGCTCGCTCGGCTTCGTTGCATACCTGAGTGTTGCGCTCAAGATTATTCACGATGCCCAGTCGATAGGCACCTTGCCACGGTGTGCCACGCATCAGACCGGCCGGCTTGTCCTTGAGCTTGATGATCTTGAAGATCGGCTTGGCCAAGATGCCACGCTCGATCAGCGTCTTTTCCGACACCTTGATGCCGATCGAGCCGAACGCGGCCATCAGGCGCATGTTGGACTCTTCGTCCTCCTTCATGAACGGCGTGGCGGTGATGGCCAGGCGGTAGTGCGCGTTCTTGCAGTGACGCAAAATCTCGTAGTAGCTGTTGCCCGACGCTTCGTGCGCCTCTTCACCGATCACCAGCTCAAACTTGGACAGCAGGTCGATGGTCTGGTTGCGGATCGCGGTCTGACGGTTCTGTTCGGCAGGCGAATCGTCGGGATTGGCCTCTTGCAGACGCGACACCAGTGTTTGCACCATGCCGACACACATTTTCTTGATGAACTGGCGCCCTTTGGCGTCAGTGTGACCAAACTGACCGTCGCCCAGCACCGAGCACGGAATGCCAAGGTCTTTTTCGAACGTCTCCTTCATCTGGTACATGAGGATGCCGCGCGTGGTCAGAAAGAGGGTGGGGCGGTTGATGCGCATGAAGGCCAGGCGTGCAATGCGCGACTTACCGCCACCTGTGGCCACCTGCGCAATCATCGAGCCATGCTTGACCAGGCGGTCCACCGTGTCCATCTGGTAGTCGTAGCGCGGGTCTTCGGGAAACGCGTCCACGACAGGGCGGTCAGGGCCAAGCGGCAGCGGCAGCGGCTTGCGCACGCGATTGATCTTGTGACCCGCACGCGTGAGGTTGCCCGTCACGTAGTTCACAAAGCCAGCGGGGAACGTGCCGGTGCGAAAGTCAAAGAACGAACTGCGCCCGTCCCAGTTGCCGGTTTTGAACGCTCCGGTGTGCTCGGCGCCCTCAACCTTATAGGAGAGCAGCGCTTGCACCTTCAACTTCACGGCGCGAGAAGGCTCATGCAGTTTGGCCACCGTCGCGTTGTGGGCGATTGTCACTGATTCGTTCAAATTCATGGTCATAGGCTCTTGCCAAGTTCTTATATAAGGATTATAGTCCAGTCACTGATGACTTATCTAGCGCTATGACTACACCGAACAAGATCAAAGTGGAGATGCTTGACCCGAGCACGCTTGCACCGAACCCCTGGAACACGAACATCGTGTCGCCGGAGAACCAGCAAAAGCTCGAGGAAAGCGTCAAGCGCTTTGGCATGTTCAAACCGATCGTCGTGCGCGAAGTCGACGGCAAGCTGCAAATCATTGGCGGTGAGCACCGTTGGGATGCTGCGCGAGCGTTGGGTCATCCTGAAGTTCCTGTGGTCAATCTGGGCCGCATTTCTGACAAGAAGGCCAAAGAGATCGGTCTGGTGGACAACGGACGCTACGGCGCCGATGACACCCTCCAGCTGGCTCAACTGCTCGACGGACTGGGTGTCCAGGCCGATGAGCTGTCCTCCTTCATGCCGTACTCCGAGAGCGACTTCGCATCAATCTTCTCGTCAGTGAATATATCGCTGGATGACCTTGATCTACCGGACGATGTTGAAAACCCCGTGACGCCGGCAGTCAAGCCCCCGCAAACCCACCAGATCATGCGATTCAAGGTGCCTGTCGATGACGTGGGCGCCATCACCGACATGATCGAAAAGACCATGAAAGAGCAGCGTTTCACCGATGAAGATTCACTTTCTAATGCCGGTAATGCCCTTGTCCATTTGCTCACGCAGAAAGACGGCTGACGTGAAGGCTGAAGACCCTTATGACGAATGCGACTCCTGCGTGAACCGCAAGTACGACCCCGAGCAGTGCGAAGACTGTGAGGACGCCGATAACTTCGAGCCGTATGACGATTTCGACGAAGACAGCCTGCACGATACGGAAACCGAGGACATGACGATCGAGCAGTTCAAAGAATACTGGGGTAATGCCAATGAGTAAGACGACATGGACAATCGAGAACATTCAGCCCTATGAGCTGAACGCCAAGATTCACGACGCCAAGCAGATCGACAAGATCGCCAAGTCGATCAAAGAGTTTGGCTGGGTCGGCAATCCGATCGTGGTCAACGAAGACGGCGTGATTCTGGCGGGCCACGGTCGCCGCCTGGCTGCCCTGAAGCTCGGTCTGAAAGCCGATGAGGTGCCGGTCAAGGTCATCACCAACCTGTCGGCGGACGCGCAACGAGCCTATCGCCTGGCGGATAACCGTGTGGCCCTGTCCGACATCGACAGCGCGTTGCTGCAAAAGGAGCTGGCCGATCTGGACTTTGATCTGGACGGCATCTTCGATGCCAAGGAGCTGGACTTTCTGGCCGCCGATCTGGGCGACTTCAACACCGATGCGTTCGTGGAAGACATTGAGGTGGAGGTCAACAAACAGGCCGAGGAGAGCGCCAAAAAGGTCGAGGAGGTCGACAACCGCGAGGTCAAGATCGACAAGGCTCTGGGCTTTAAAGCGATCGCCGGCAAAGACGAGCGCCACGTCGCTCGATTCATGGCGCAAGTGGAGGCCGACATGGGCTGCACGGGTGCCGATGCCTTCGTGAAATTCATCAAAACGGTTATGGCTGCGCCAGAGGTTAAGTCATGAGTGATGTATATACAGGCTTGCCGCGCCGCGTGAAGATCGGCCAGTACACGTTTCGCGTGATCGTCTCCAACAAGACGGACTCGCCTGATCTGGAGGGCTGCGACGGCATCACGGACTTCGAGAAGTTCCGCGTTTACCTGGACGAGAGCCTTCCGCTGCAACGCGCCGTGAACGTGGTGCAGCACGAATTGACCCATGCAATCAACTGGGTCTACGGAGTGGATGACGGTGCTCTGGAAGAGCACATCACCACGCAACACACGAACGGGTTGGTGGAGATGTGGATGTCCAACCCGAAAGTCGTGAATTGGTTTGTCAAGCAACTTCGCGCTCTGAAGAGCGCCAACAAAAAGGACGAAGAATGATTCACCTTGCACTGTGGCAATTTGTCATCCTGTTCATCCTGGCCACGCCAGGCATCCTCATGTCGTTCTTCACCGGCTGGGTCGTCTTCAAGATCATCCAGCTCTCGCTGTGGGGAGACGGCCACCCATGAGCGTCTATGTCCTCGATAAGCGCTTCACGGCCACCGTGGAGCGTACCGACCGCGTGCTGGAGGTGGCTGAAGCCTTCGGCCTGGGCCTGAACGATAAGGAATTCGTGATATTCGACAATCAGCCCCTGGAAGTCATGCAGGGCGATGTTGTCTACATCACGGGCCAGTCCGGTTCAGGTAAGTCGCTGGCCCTGCGCGAGCTGAAGGCTCAGATGTCCGAAAAACATATACAAGTTTCGGACATCGACGAGATCGCGCTGGATGCCACCAAGCCGATCATCGACCAGATCGGCAAGACCACCGCTGACGCGCTGAACCTGCTGTCGATTGCGGGTCTGAACGACGCATACCTGTTTGTGCGCAAGCCACAAGAGCTGTCTGATGGTCAGCGCTACCGCTTCAAGCTGGCAAAGCTGATCGAGTCGGGAGCGCAGGTCTGGGTGGCTGACGAGTTCCTCGCAGTGCTGGATCGTGTCACCGCCAAGGTGATCGCGTTCAACCTGCAAAAAACCGCCCGCAAGCTGGGCGCAACCCTGATGGTGGCCACCACTCACACCGACATGGTGGATGACCTGGCGCCGAACCTTTACATCGAGAAGCGTTATCGCGAAAAGATCGAGATTATCCGAAAGATTGAAGAATGACTGAAGTTCCTGAAAGCCCAAAACCGACCAACTGGAGCGAAGAGACGTGGATGACCGCCACGCACCTGTCCAACTCCCTGCCTGAAGAAAGCGTCTACGTCGCATGGACGGCGCCTTGGTGTGCCCCCTGCAAGGCCATGAAGCCCGTGCTCGAGCGCGTGGCTGCCGAACAAGGCAAGCACCTTTACATGGTCAACGTGGATGAGTTCAAAGGCATGGCCGCCGCCTTCGGGGTGCGCGGTGTGCCCACCGTGATGGAGCTGCGCGACGGCATGCCGACCATGCGACGCCTCAACGGTGCGACCACCGAAGCCAAAATCCGCGAGTTCTTGCAATGAACGCCTTGACGCTGACCGACTACGGCATGCTCTTTCTGGGCAGCTTCACGGTCGTGTTCCTGCTGGGGATTCAGTCGCGCAACGTGATTGCCGGCCGTTACCTGGCGGCCGTACTGACTTCAGCCGGTATCAGCGTCTCCAATTTCATCTTCGTCAAGTTCGCAGCGGGCGGCGCCCTGTCTGTGCTTGGCGTCTCCACGCTGGGTGGGTGCTGCGGCATCGCCTTCGCAATCTGGTTCTACCAACACGTCATCGAAAGGAAACGACATGGCAGCAAGTAAAAGCCCAACCCCCAAAGAGGTGGTTGAGAAAATCGCCAAGACCAATGGCAACACGGATGTCTCCAAGAAGGACATGCGCGACTCGGGCACGAAGTTGCCACCCGTGGTGAAAAAGAAAGCCAAGTAATGAGAACGTGGACGGTCTGCGACAACGCCGACATGCTCGTCGAGCGACGCGAGGTGCCTGACAACCACATGCTGTCACTGCTGCCTGAGATTTACGTCGAGCGCGGCGACATCGACGATTGGAACCTGCTGCACGAGCTGCACTACAAGGCGGAGAACCTGGGCATCGGCCCGAAAATCTTCCGCTGCGTGCTGCGTGGCCAGACCATCGGTGTTGGCGTCATGACCGTACCCAAGATGCTCTTGAGCGGACGCAACGAGGTCTTTCAGCACCTCAAGCCCAACACGGGCGGCATGGACAGTCGCATGATTAACCGTCACCGCGCCTACTGGATCAACGACCACGCCTGCACCAACAGCCGGCTGGTGCTGGACACCATGTATCGGGGCGCTGGCATTGCCTACCGCATGCAGAACCTGATGATGCGCATGACGGGGTGCGAGGTGATCGAGTTCCAAAGCTCGATGAGCAAGTTCAACCCCTTTGCGGCCAAGGCGGGGATGAAGTTCACCAAGCCCAAGCGCAGCGCCAACTACAACAAGGGGATGGAGTTTTTCCGTCGCTGGTTCGATGCGAACCCCTCGGACTTCACCGCCATCATGATCGAGATCGCCGGCATGCCGCCGGCCATCAAAGACAAATGCGTTGCCGAGATGCGCAAGTTCTACTACGCCTGTTCTGCCCTCGAGAAGACGGGTAACGCCCGTTTCCGTGGGGTAGAGCGCTCTGAGACGATGGACGTGGGATACCTGCTCAAATCGCTTCAGCAACTCACCCTGGCGAGTCCTTTGTACGGGGTGTACCTGAACCCTGACCGCAGCCCCGAAAAGAACGTATCGACGTTGCCGGCGCGTTTGCCGGTCACGGCGTTTGATAACCAAGCACCGGATCAGCCGCTGGATGTTTCCAAGCTGCCGGCCCAGTACCGATAACCATGCACCTGACCACCAAACAACTGGAGCTGCTTCGCATCATCGGGGAACGCAACCCTGACGGAGCGGCGACCGACCTTGACCAGATTCTTGAGCGGCTGTCGTATCAACCCACCAAGCAATCCGCGCAGTTTTCCATCCGAGCACTGATCGCTCATGGTCTGATTCAAAAGGACGCGTCTGAGAAGCGTCGGGGCCGCACACGCACGATTATTTCGCTCACCAAAGCGGGCGAGATTATGACGGGCAAGCGGGAAGTCAGTTTTGTCTCCGATGTGCTGGATGACGAAATGCTGGACGAGCTTTCCGAGGTGTTCGAACAATGAGCGGGGAATCCATCTCCCGCAACGGGGATTTTTGCTCCCGCGTATATGTTATATATAACTAAGAAGTGACTTAGTATGAATGTAATTAAAGAAGAGACGGGAAACGAAACCCCACACGGGAAACTCCCAGACCTGGCGCTTGAGCTGGATTGCGCGATTCCTCGCTTGCTCGGATTGCGCTGCGAGGTCGTGGATCACTACGTGAAGGTCTGGCCCAACGATGTGGTGCCCGACGACACCAACTGGCTGGTCGGAGAGCGCTTTACACAGAACATCGACGAGTGCATGAACATCCTTCAGGGTCTGAAAGCCGAGGTCACGTTCTTTGAGGAAGCGAACTGCCACTGGGCCGAGGTCGTGTTCCCCGAAGGCAGCATCACCACCACCGAGTGCGAGTCCAAAGAGATGGCCGCCGCTTTTGCAACCTACGCAGCGCTGTTTGGCAAACGTCACGGTGCTAAGTCACGAATGACTTGACTATGTGTTGCAAATCTGCTACATTCGCCCGAACTTTGGCTATCTCCTCTGGGCGTCTTCTCCACGCCCTTTTTTTTTGAACGAAAGCAGTTGAAGTGCCTGAAGCAAAGAAAACAACCCCACCACCCGCTACGAAGAAGGCTCGCCGCCCGAATCTGACGCAAAAAGAGTGGACAGAAGCCAAGACTCTGTGGGAGTCGGGGGAAGTCACGCTCCCCGAGCTGGCCAAGAAGTTCGACCGCCACGAGCAGTCGTTTTCCAAATACTTCGCTCGCCACAAGATCAAAAAAGGCACCAGCCGCGCCAAACACCAAAAGCGCGTGGAAAAAGAGGTCGAAAAAGCCGCTCTGAACGATGCAGCGATCATCGCCGCGCGGATCAAGGAAACCAAGGAAGAGCACTACAAGATGGCCAGCGGTCTGGCCAAGCTCACCTGGGCGGAGGTGCTCAAGACCAAACAAGACGGCGTGCCCGTCTCATCGGCACTGAACAACCTGAAGGCACTGGACACCGCGATGACGGTGCTCAAGAAGGCGCGTGAGGAGCGCTACTCGGTGCTGGGCCTGGATCGTCCCGACGCGATCGACGAGAACGACATCCCTGAATTGGTGATCTCGGAGCTGACGGCCGAGCAGATCGCCTCACTGCGTGAACGCAACTTCCAGGATGTCGGAGACATCGAGGACGTGGACGTGAGCGACCTTCAGGCGGACGGCAGCGATGTCGTTGAGGAGACTTAATGGGGTCGAAGGTCGGACTGTCGCTGCACCCGAAGCAGATGGAAGTGTATCGGTCGATGTGCCGGTATCGGGTGGTCGTGGCCGGCCGGCGCTGGGGTAAGACCGCGCTTTCGCGAGTGCTCATCATCAAGAAGGCGCAAAAAGCAAAGCAAAAAATCTGGTACGTGGCCCCCACCTACAAGATGGCCAAGCAGATTATGTGGGTCGACCTGATGGATGCGATTCCGCGCAAGTGGATTCGCAAGGTCAACGAAACCAGTCTGACGATCACTCTCATCAACGGCACCCGTATCGAGCTGAAGGGCGCCGACAAGCCCGATTCGCTGCGTGGCGTAGGTATTCATTTCCTCGTTCTGGACGAGTTCCAGGACATGCACGAGGAGGTCTGGACGCTGGTCTTGCGCCCGACGCTGGCGGACACCGGCGGTCACGCCATCTTCATCGGCACTCCCAAGGCGTACAACTACCTGTACGAGCTTTACAAAAAAGGCCAAGACCCCAAGGCCAGACGCATGTCGGAATGGGAGAGCTGGCAGTTCCCCACGATCACGTCGCCCTTTATCCCGATCTCCGAGATCGAGGCGGCCAAGAAGGACATGGACGAGAAGTCGTTCCGTCAGGAGTTTGAAGCCAGCTTTGAAACCATGTCCGGTCGCGTGTACTACCCGTTTGACCGCGCCTCGCACATCGGCAAGCTGCCGTTCAATCCGAAGCTGCCGATCTGGGTGGGTATGGACTTCAACATCGACCCGATGTCCACGGTGATCTACCAGCCCCAGGACAATGGCGAGCTGTGGGCGATCGACGAAATCGTGCTGTTCGGCTCCAACACCGAAGAGGTGTGCGAGGAGCTGGAAAAGCGCTACTGGCGCCATCAGGGTCGCATTGTCATGTACCCCGACCCTGCCGGCGGACAGCGCCAGCACGCTCGTGGTGAAACCGACATGGACATCTTGCGCGAGAAGGGCTTCAAGCGCATCAAGTACCGCAAGAAACACCCGATGGTGGCCGATCGCGTGAACGCCGTGAACCGGATGCTGCGTGACGCCAACGGCAAGATTCGTCTGCGCGTGGATGAGAAGTGCAAGCACTTCATCGCCGCCCTGGAGCAGACGATCTACAAGAAGGGCACACGCGAGGTGGACAAGTCGATGGGTATCGAACACTCGGCTGACGCCGGCGGTTACTGCATCGAGCTGGAATACCCAGTGCGCAAAATCGAAATTGGGGGCATGTCAATATAAGGCATTGACTAACTCACTACTGACGTATAAGATAGGAACATTATGGCGACCAACTTCCAACTCAAACCAGGCGAAAGCCTTTCCGTCGATGCTCGCGCACCGATGGCAGGCGGCTCGACCGCGCCACAAACCGACGAACAAAAGAAGCTGCGAGCGCTCATCGAGCGTCGCCACCCCGAGTACGTCGAGAACGTGGATCACTGGGAGTTCATGGAAGAAACCTACGAAGGTGGCCGCGAATGGTTCAAAGAGAACATCTTTCGCTACATCAAGGAAGGTGACACCGAGTTTGCCGACCGACTGACCCGCGCCTACCGCTTTAACCACAGCCGCGAGGTCGTGGACTTGCTCAACAAGTACCTGTTCAAGCAGGTCATCCAGCGCAACGACACGGACGCGCCGCAGTCGGTCAAAGACTTCTGGAAGAAGTCCACCCGCAACGGTCTGGGCATCAAGGACTTCTCGCGCCAAGTGTCCAAGAAAAGCTCGATCTACGGTCGCATCGGCATCGTGATCGACAACACCGCAGGCGCTGCCGCCGGCCCCGTAGTATCCAAGGCGGACGAAAAGAAGGTCGGTGTGCGCACCTACGCCTACATCGTCGGCCCCGAGCAACTGCTGGACTACGCCTTTGACACCGAGGGCGAGCTGGAGTGGGCACTGATCTCCGAATGCACCCGTGACGACGCCGACCCAATGGAGTCCAGCGGCGCGGAGATCGAACGCTTCCGTCTGTGGACCAAGCAGGACTGGAAACTGTTCCAAGAGATCAAAGAAGGCCGCAAGAAAGTGGTCAAGCTGGTTGCGGAAGGCAATCACGGACTGGGTATCGTCCCCGTTGTGTTGGCCGACAACATCATCACCGACGAAGAATACTGCGCTCCGGCGCTCATTGACGACATCGCGTATCTGGATCGCGCGGTCGGCAACTACCTCTCGAACCTGGATGCCATCATCCAGGATCAGACGTTCTCTCAACTGGCCATGCCCGCTCAAAACGTGCTGCCAGGCGAGGACAACTACACCAAGCTGACGGAGATGGGCACCAAGCGCATCTTCCTCTACGACGGTGAGTCCAACACGCAGCCGTTTTACCTGTCGCCTGACCCCAAGCAGGCACAGATGATTCTGGCTGTCATCAACAAGATCATCAATGAGATTTACCACACGGTCGGCCTGGCAGGTGAGCGCACCAAACAGGACAACGCGTTGGGAATCGACAATTCCAGTGGTGTGGCCAAGGCTTACGACTTCGAGCGAGTGAATGCTCTGTTGGCAGCCAAAGCAGACAGCCTGGAAGTGATCGAGAACAAGATCATCAAGATCGTGGCCAAGTGGAACGGCGAAGACGACAAGCTGGAAAAAGACCTCGTGTCGTACCCAGATAACTTCGACACCCGTGGTCTGTACGACGAGTTCGACATTGCGGCTCGCCTGATGCTGATTGACGCACCAGAGACAGTGCGCCAGGAGCAGATGCGTGCCGTGCTCGACAAACTCTTCCCCCAACTTGGCAAAGCACTGCGAGCCAAGATGGAGGCGGAGCTGAAAGATTGGCCGGTCGACCCAGCCGACCTGACTGCTGACCCTGCCTCGCAGGGTTCTCCAGATCAGCAAGCGCTGGACAAGACTGGCAATCGCCAACAAGCGAAAGCGGTGATGGCGGGGGTGTAAACCCCAAACCTCGATGGCCGGCATAGCGACTTGCCGGCTGCAACAACCCCAATGACCAAGAGACAGGTCGAAAGGAAGAAAATTCTATGTTAGTTACTCGAAACGTATTTTTGAAATATCACGCGCCTGCTGGAGATGATGCAGGTGGTGGCGGTGGTGGTGGCGGTGGTGGTAGTGGTGATGACGGCGCAGCCGCAGCCGCAGCAGCCGCCGCAGCAAAGGCCGCTGAAGAGGCAGCCGCAGCCGCCGCAGCCAAGGCAGCCGAAGACGCCGCCAAGGGTGGTCGCAAGCCTTCCGATGAAGAAGCGCGTCTGCTCAAAGAGAACATGAAGAAAAAAGAGGCGCTGGACAAAACCAACGCTGACCTGGCAGCCGCCAAGGAAGCTTTGAAGCAGTTCGAGGGCATTGACCCCGTGGCCGTGAAGAAACTTCTGAACGACCAAAAGACTGCCGAAGAAAAAGCGCTGGCCGCAGCCGGTGACTGGGAGCGTCTGAAAACGCGCATGGCTGAAGAGCACAGTCGCGAGATCACGGCACTTCAGGCACAACTGGCCGAAGCCAACAGCAAGATCACCAGCACGGTGGGCACCATCAACGATCTGAGTGTCGGCACCCAGTTCTCGCAGTCCAAGTTCATCATCGAAGAGATGACCCTGACACCGGCCAAGGCGCGTGTGATCTATGGCGATCACTTCGACGTGGAAGACGGCAAAGTGGTGGGCTACGACAAGCCGAAGGGCGCTGCCAATCGCACCGCGATGGTTGACCAGTACGGCAACCCCGTGAGCTTCGAAGAAGCGCTCAAGAAGATCGTGGAAGCCGACCCCGAGAAGGATGAACTGCTCAAGAGCAAGGTCAAGCCTGGCGCGGGTTCGGAATCCAAGAAGCCCGCCGGCACGACAAAAACCGAAGTCAATACTGATGGTATTTCCAAGATCGCCAGCGGTCTGAAGGGCCTGAAGTTCTGATGTAGAAAGATAAGTCACCGATGACTTGACATTTCGCCATAATAGTGATATAGTCTTGGCTCATCGGTGACTTAGAGCGACGTAAGAGCCGAAGCGTTGAATTCATAAATTTGAAAGGAACCTAAATGGCTCTGCTCCGTACCGAAGCTGAAAAACTCAGCAACAACCAGCTCATCGCTGGCGTCATTGACCAAATCATCGAGCGTGATGACTTGTTCTCCGTTCTGCCTTTCGTGGGCGTGAATGGCAAGGCTTACGTTTACAACCGCGAGAACACTCTGGGTTCTGCTGACTTCCTCGATCCTAACGATCCAGTGAACGAAAGCGCCGCAACCTTCACTGAAGTCGTTGCCAAACTGCGCATTCTGGCTGGCGACGTGGACGTGGACAAGTTCCTGCAAACCACAATGGGTGACACCAACGACCAGATGGCGATCCAGATCGCTAAGAAGGCCAAGGCTGTGGCTCGTGCGTTCCACCAAACTCTGGCTACCGGCGACTCCACAGTCAACGGCAAAGCCTTCGACGGTCTGCCAACCCTGGCTGCTGCCGCTCCTTCGACTCAGCTCGTGTCTGCCGGCGCTAACGGCAACGCACTGACCCTGAGCATGCTCGACCAACTGTGTGACGCAGTGCCTAACGGTGCTGACGTGATCGTGATGCGTCGTGGCACAATCCGCGCCTTCCGTGGCCTGCTGCGTGCAACTTACGGTACAGACGCCGTGATGCAACAGCTGGAAAACTTCGGTCGCCCAATGCTGACTCACAACGGCATCCCAGTCATCATGAACGAGTTCTTGGATGGCGGCGAAGACCAAGGTTCCAACAGCGACACCTGCTCTGTTTACGCTCTGCGTTTGAACGAGCTGGACGGTCTGCACGGTCTGTACGGCGGCGGTGACGCTGGCATCGTGGTCGAGAACATCGGCACTGTGCAAAACAAAGACGCGACTCGCATCCGTCTGAAGTGGTACACCGGCCTGGCTTTGAAGTCTAGCCGTTCGATCGCTCGCCTCAAGGGTGTGACAAACATCTAAGGCTTGCGGAGTCAGTCACAACTGACGTAGAATTGGGCGGGTTCAAAAGACCCGCCCTTTTTCATTTGTAGGAGTCATCCATGAAAATCAAAATTACACAAGCTGGCAGCGAATCGTTCAACGGCTGGATCGGTGATGTCGAGTTCGTCAACGGCGTGTCCGTGACTGACCAGCCTGAGCAGGCAATCGCCCACGTCGGCGCCATCTACTCGATCGAGCTGGTAGAAGACGTTCAAGCCGAAGCTGAAGTTGAAGCTGAAGTCGAAGTCAAAGTGACCGAAGAGGTCAAGACCGCCGAAGTCAAGACACCGGAGCCGACCGTCGAGAAGACCGAAGCTGCCGCTCCAACCGAAACTGCTGAAGAAGAGGGCGCCAACGCCACGACCGACGCTGACGTGAAGGGGTAAGCATGAAGCTGAAACTCACACAGGCGGGTTTTGAAACCTACACCGGCCAAATGGGTGTGGTGATGTTCAAGAATGGCTTGAGCGAGGGCGACGTGCTCCCGATCGACGCGATTCGCATCTCCGCTGCCATCGGCGCCGAGTGGGAAGACGGCTCTGCCGCCAACGTCGGCGAAATGTACCTGAACAACATGCACGCACCGGCTCACGTCGGCGGCCACGACATCAACGAAATGTCCATGCCCGTTGAAGAGAAGGCTGGCCAAGTGACCCAGGCGCCCGAGGGCACCGAAGTGGTCAGCGAAATCCCGACCTACACCGAAGACAGCCTGGCTGCCATCGCGGACAAGGAAGGCATTGCGGGTCTGCGTACCGTTGCAGACACCTTGTCGGTCAAAGGCACCTCCATCGTGGGTCTGATCGCCGGCATCATGAAGGCGCAAGCCGCCAAGACAGGGGAGTAAGTCATGGCGCTGGATGTCTATCTGCAAAGCACGGACGTGACCTTGGTGGTCGATCTGGTTGACGCCTCGGGCAATGCCCTGGAAGTCACCTCGGCCACCTACCGCGTCATCAACCAAGACGGCACCGAACTGGTGGCTACCATCGGTGTGCCCGACTTTGCGGCTCAGGACACCCAAGCGACCATCGTCATCCCTGGCAGCCTGAATACGGTTGCCGCCGGCAACACCCGTGAAATCCGATCGGTGGAGCTGTACTGCGTCACCGCCTCGGGCACCGTCGCGTTCAGCCGCAACTACGCTGTGGAAGTCACCGACCCGCTGCAAATGGCGGTCAACACGTTCCAGAGCTTTGCTCAGGCGCAACTGACGGCACTGGACATCCCCAACATCCCCGCCTGGGACGCCGCCAGCGACCAGCAAAAGATTCAAGCACTGATGGATGCCCGTGAGCATGTGGTGCAACTGAACTTCAACCTGCTCAATTCGAACGTGAACTTTGGCCAAGACCAACTGGCCTACGTGCCAGAGGGTCAGTTTCAGTCGAGCTACGTGGCTCGCAACAGCCTGTTCATCTTCAACGGCAACCTGGCCATCCTGAACGCCACGCAATTTGCCACGCTGCCCGAAAAGTTCAAGCGTCAGCTTCGCCTGGCGCAAATCGTCGAAGCCAACGCCATCCTGGGTGGCAGCCCCGACGAGGACAAGCGCATGGGTGGCATCGTGGAGGAGACGATTGGTGAATCGACTCAGAAGTTCCGCACCGCCGGCGTACCGCTGCGTTTGCCCGTGTGTCGCCGTGCTTTGGGCTATCTGAGCTACTACGTGACCTTCGCCAAGCGGATTGGACGCGCGGGATGATCTTTGATGACTTCGCAACCAAACTGAAGCAGGACTACGACCTGTTTCTGTTCGCGCTTGCGGGGCGTTACCTGACCTTGATGGCGCCTGGCGCCGAGGTCAGCCCCCACATGGTGCGACAGATGCAAGAGCAGGGTGCCGCACTTGCGAAAACCTTCTTGAGCAGCGCCTCCGCACGCGTTGACGACTTCGCACAGTCATACCCGCTGGCGGACTCTGACGTGCGTTCTGCGCGGTTCAAGCGCGAGCTTTCGAACATCGCTGCGCAAAACATTTACACGCTCATGCAGCGCATGAAGGGTGGCGCTCAGAATACCCTGGCCGGCGTCAAAGAAGCGCACGGCGCCATCGGACTGCTGCTCCAGCAAAAGCTGTCCAATCCCGACTTTCGCATCAAGACTCCCAAGGGTCGCTCGTTCGATGCGGCCTCGTACCTGCTGGCCGAAGCCCGCAACTACGCCTACCAAAGCTGGATTGAGTTCACGCTGGCGCAGATTGCCCAGACCAGCGATCTGGCACAAGTCAATTACCCCAACCCCGAGCATGTGGGGCACGGCACCGTCTTTTCGATCTCTGGCCAGACCCCTGGCTACAAGAGCTTCGAGCAGATCAAGCTGATGTTCCACTACAACTCGACAGCCTTCATCACGCACCATGTTCCGGCCTAACCTGACCTGCATCATCTCCGTGTCGTCGGGTGAAACCGATGTGTACGGCAAGCCTTTGCCTGCCAAGCGCGTGACCGAGCGCTGCGCCATCGTGAAGCTGGACATCAAGAGCCTGAAGACTTCGGTTCGCGCGGACACATCAGCCTCGCGCGGCAACGCCCGTGAACTGACGGCCGATTCAGTGATTCTGCTGGCAGCCACCACGGTGGCCAACATCGACGACATCATCGAGGTGTCGGGCGCCACGCTGCGCATCGCTTCCAAATTCCCGCGCCACAGCGTGTCGGGCAAGCTGGATCACTATGAAATCACCGCGACCGTCTGGAGCTGAACATGGACATGATGCCAATCGCTAACAAGCTTCAGGGGAACAACCTCGGTGTGCAGGGCAAAACACTGTTCATCAACTTCATGCCGATGGAGTGCAAGAACGGCATCTTGCTGCGCAGTCCGCTCAATGGCACCCATATCGACCACGAGCTGCCTGGCTACTACAAGACCGAGTTCAATGTGATCGTGCGTGGCCACGACTACGCTGCGGCAGCCGCACTCATGCAAAGCGTGATGACGGCGCTGTGCTTTTTCGAAACCGCGATTGACGGCGTTCACTACAAGTACGTGCGCCCCAAGTCGCTGCCCGTCACATTCCCTGTCTCGGAGGGCAACTTCTACGAGATTCAGGTGAAGTTCGACGCCAACTTCGTAGGAGCAACCTATGGGTATGGAAGTTGAAGGGGTCGAGCGACTCCAGTTTCTGCTGACGCAGCTGGGCGACAAGGCGACCGAAGGGGTGGCCGCTCAGATGAAAAAAGAAGCCTACGCCATTCGTGACCTGGCTCGCAAATACGCACCGATCGACCACGGCAACCTCGAGGAAGCCATCAAGGTGGAAACGCTGGGTGGCGGTCGTGACAATGCAGGCCGCTTTGCGCGGAAGTCGTACTCGGTGTTTGTGGACTTGGACATGAAGGGTCATGACGGGCGAGACATTCGCCGCTACGCCTACCTGATGCACGAGCATCTGACTCCGTATGGCCCCTACAACCTGGGGCCAAACTCGCAGGCCAAACAGGAAGGCCAAAACGAAATGGTCGGGGGCATGTATCTGGAACGCGCCGCCGCCGATATAGCCTCCAGCGGCATGATGAACCGGCTGATTCAGGTGGCACAAGACTTCCTGTAAGCCTGGGGCTGGACAAAATGGTCAATCTGTGGTAGAGTCGCGGGCACCGGCTAAGTCAATCGTGACTTAAAGAAATCCCCTTTGCAAAGGAAAAGAAATGGCATCTAGTACCAAAAACGTGAAGCTTGGCGTCTGCCAAGTGATTTTTGACGGCGTTGACCTGGGTTACACCCAAGGCGGCGTGGAAGTGACTGTGAAGACAGACACCCACAAAGTGAACGTCGATCAGTTCGGTAAAACTACCGTGAACGAATACATCATGGGTCGTGACGTGAACGCCAAGGTTCCCCTGGCTGAAACGACTCTGGAAAACATGGTTGCGATCATGCCTGGCGCGACACTGCTGTCCACTGGCGGCGCCGTTGCTCAAGGCAGCATCACCATCGCGACCAACCCTTCGACCAATGACACGATCACTGTCAACGGCAAAACCATCACCTTCAAGACAGCCGCTGCCGCTGCCGACGAAGTGACGATCGGCGCAACTGCCACCGCAACGGCTGCTGCCCTGGCTGCCGTGCTGACAGCTTCGACTGAAGTGGCCGTGGCTCAAGCCCAGTACAGCGCGTCTGGCGCTGTGGTGTCGGTGACTTACGGTGCGGCTCTGTTCGGCGCAAACGGTGTGAAGACTGCTGACGGCAACGCCTTCACCCTGGGTGCTGGCACTGCGGGCGCAAAGGTCACTCTGTCGGGTGCAACGCTGTCGGGCGGTGCGGACACGACTACCAAGTCTGTGAACGTGACAACCGGCATCGGCACTGACTTGCTGACAGTGGCCAAAGAACTGCGTCTGCACCCAGTGGGTCGCCCAGCTTCGGACAAGTCTGAAGATTTCGTGATTCCTCTGGCCGCTACCGCTGGCGCGTTGAACTTCGCGTACAAGCTGGAAAACGAGCGCATCTACAACGTCGAATTCATGGGCTACCCTGATTCGGCAAACGGCGGAAAGTTGTTCACTGTTGGGGCATAAGCTCTTTCACAACTGACTTATCTGTTATAGAATAAGCCTCGCCTAGTGCGAGGCTTTTTCTTTTGTGAAACATAGGAGTACACATGACAAAACTTTTGAACCTGAACCAACTGAGCGCCAAAGAGACACGCGAAGTTCAGATTGGCGAGACGGTCTACAAGATCAAGGAGATGTCGGTTGACGACTTCATCGAGACGACCCGTGTGGCCGAGCAGATGGAAAAGGAAACCAGCTATGCGGTGCAGTTGAAGGCGACGGTGGAGCTGATCCAGCGTGCCATTCCTGAGATTGACCCCAAGGTGCTGATGAGCCTATCGCTCGATCAGTTGCGCGGTCTGACTTCGTTCATTCGTGGGGAAGACCCCGCCAAGATCGTTGCCGCCGCCGAAGGTGAACAGGGAAACGTGTAAGCGGCCTGCCTGAACGGGAAATCGACTTCGGTTTCCTCTGCTGTCAGGTGAGCCACTTCTACGGAATGTCATATCAGGACGTGCTGGCAATGCCAATTCGCGCGTTCTGGTTGTTCAGCGGCAACATTCGCCGCGTGCGTGCAGAGAACGACATGCGTGCGCTGATGGTGGCGACAGCCTCCCAAAGCGCCGAGGGCATCGAAAACCATCAAGAGCGCCTTGTGCTTGAGATTGGCTTGGTGATGACCGACAACCCAGTGTTGGATGTCGATCGGGATGAGAAAGGGTTCTCCGAACTGAAGATGATGGCAGCAGAACTGTGAAGGAAGTGCAATGGTAGGTGGTGAAATCAAAGTCTTGCTGACCCTGGACAACGGTCAGTTTACGATTCAGACGCAAAAGGCCGGACAAACAATCCAGGAGCTGAAGCGTTCGCTCGACCAAACCGCCACCTCCAGCCAGGCGCTCGAGAAGCACTTCACAGGTCTGGGTCAAAAGTTCCATGACGTTGTGCGCACCGCATCGCTGATGCGCTTCGCCATTCAAGACGTTCATGACATCTTTCTGTCGCTGCCCACTGCGGTACTGAAATCCTCCGGCGAGATGGAGCGCATGACCCTTCTGATGAAGGGCATGAGCAAGGAAACCACCGAAGCCGGCAAACAACTGGACGCCATCAAGAACACCAAGTTCGTGTTCGACATGGCCCAGAAGAATCCGTTTGACGTGAAGACACTGACGGACTCGTTCGTCAAGCTCAAATCGGCGGGCATCGACCCCACCAACGGCAGCCTGCAAGCGCTGTCGGATTCGGTCGCCCGTTTCGGTGGCACCTCCGACACCATGCACCGCGCCTCCATCGCGATTCAGCAGATGGCCGGCAAGGGCGTGATCTCGATGGAGGAATTGCGTCAGCAGTTGGGTGAAGCCGTTCCCAACGCGATCAACCTGATGGCCCAAGGTTCGGGCGTGTCGCTGCAAAAGTTCGCCGCGATGGTCAAGCAAGGCACCGTGGGTGCCACGACCTCGCTCCAGAATATGTTCACCGTCATGCGCTACGAGAACGACGGCGCGGCGGCGGCCATGATGGACAGCTGGACAGGCATGCTCTCGCTGCTGTCTACCAAGTTCGAACTGTGGAAGGTTGAAGTCGGCAAGGGCAGCTTCTTCAAAGAAGCCAAAGAAGAGCTTCAGCACATCATCGACCTGTTCGGCACCAACGAAGCCAAGAAGTTCGCCAACCAGCTGGGTGAAGACCTGGCCTCGGTGGTCAAAGCCATGCGCATCGTGGTGGACTTCACGATCAAGTGGTGGGACACCATCAAGCTGGCGGGCGAGGCGTACCTGGCCTACTTTGCCGCCAACAAGATTCTGGCGTTCGGCGAAGCCTTCAAGAAGTCGATCAACGAGCGCATCGGCAAGTACGGCGAAGAGATCGCCGCACAAAACGCGGCCAAGGCCGACAAGCTGCGCCTCATCACCGAAGAGATCGCTGCTACGGAAGCGGCGTTCCTGAAGAAGCAGGCGCTGCTGGCCAAGGAAACCGATGCACAAAACGCTGCGGCTGCCAAGGCGTCGCAGATCGCCATCACCAAGATGGAGAAGGAACGCGCGGTGCTGGCCACGGAGCTGGCTGACCGTGTTGCGCATTACCAACAACTGAATACGCTTCAGCAAGAGTTCCTGATGCAGCAGATGGCTGCCGAACTGGAAGCTGAAGCACAACTGCGCCGCAAGAAAGCTGGCTCGGCTGCTGCTGCCGCTGCTGCCAACGCCGAAGCGATGCGCATTGCCAACAACGCTTCGGTGCTCTCGGGCACCGTCGCTGCGACCAAAGCTGAAATCGACGCGCTCAAAGCGAAAGAAGCTGCGCTGCTCAGTGCCATTGCAGCACAACGCGCACACACCACTGCTCAGACTGCGGACGCTGCGGCGGCTGCGCTGACCGCTGACTTTTTCCGCAACAACGCCCGTCTGCTCAATGAGAAGGCGGCTGCGGCCTCGGCTGCGGCAATGGGTGTGGGAATGCTGGGTCGCGCCATGACCGGCCTGAAACTGGTGTTTGACGCCTTTGGTGGCTGGGTGGGTGTGGCGATCGGCGTGTTGTTCACGCTGGGCGACATGCTCTACAAGTACATGAACCGCTGGGAAGAGTTCGCTCGAATCGTTGAGCGCACCAAAAACGGCATTTATTCGAAAGATGACCTTGAAGGCGCGAAGCGAGCCGAAAAAGACTTGCAAGACAAAATTTCCACCAAGGAGAAGATTCTTGCGCGGCTGGAAAGCAACGTCAATAGTCGCCAAAGTGCATCCCGCGCCAAAGACGCTGGTTTCGTAGGCAAGGACGGCCTTGGCGACATCGAGGCGTACAAAGAGTCGCTGCGCAAGCAGATCGCCGACCAACGTCGCGAGCTGGAAATCGCCACCAACACCCGCACCGAACAGCAAAAACTCGAGGGCGAGAAGGGTTCGCAGGAAGCGGTGAACCTGTACCGTCGCCAATACGAGCGCGAATCGACTGAAAAGCAAAAGATTTTCCGCGAGGGCACCACCAAGTCCATTCAGGATGAGGAAAAAGCCGTCAAGGATGAAAAAGACGCGCTGGCCGCCCGTGGCCAGAAGCTGTCCGGCCCGCGTGAAGACGCGATCCGTCAGCCCTACATCAACGCCCGCAACGTGCTCATCAAGCAGTCCAATCAGGCTGCTCTGGACTACGCCTTGGTCAAAGCCAAGGAAGTCGACGCGATGATCGCAACTGAGACGGACGCTGCCAAGAAAAAGGAGCTGGCCGCTCAGAAGCTGTTCCTGGATGAGCAGGTCAAGCAGGCTCGCCAACAGAACGTCCAAGCCAGCACGCTGGGCACCGTGGACGTTCGCGGCAAGGAAGCCAACGATCGTCCGATCAACCCGCTGCTGCGCTACGTGACTACGCTGGCCAATGACCTGGACAAAGCCAAGTTGAAGCTGGAAGCCAGCATCGACGGCGTGCGCGACATGGCTGCGCTGCGCAACGAAGCGGCGGTCAAAGTGCTCGGCGACATGGCCGAGGGCAAGTTTGACGAGTCGTTGGGCAAGAACGACGACGGCACGACCAAGCGCGACTACGTGGGTGGCATGAAGCAGCGCCAGACGGCGGTCGCGGACTTTCTGAAGCAGCTCAAGGCAGGTAAGGGCGACATCGACGAGTTCGTCGGCGGTCTGCAAAACGTCAGCGAAGCGCAAAAGAAGATGATTCTTCAGGCGATCAACTACGCTGCCGAACTGCCTGCCGTGAAAGAGCAGCAAAAGGCGATGAATGACGCCTCCAAGCAGGAAGCCAAGACCCTCGAGGACTTGAACGCCGCTCGGATGCGCTACTCGTCGGAAGGTCTGGTCAAAGAGTCCGAAGGCATGCTGGCGCTGGAAAAGCACTATGCAGAACTGGCCAAGTCGATCGCCAAAGCAGGCACCGAATTCACTGAGTTCCAAGCCAAGCGTGCGGCAGCATTCGCCAATCAAGCGATGGCTGATGCGCTCGTCTACGGTGCCGACCAGAAGAAGGCGCTGCGTGACGCCACGACCGCGCAGGTCAAGGCCACCCAGACCATTGCCGAGGCAAAGGAATACGAACACAAGCAAAACCTGGCTCGCATCCAGGCCGAGCAAGACAAGCAAGAAGAGGCGATCTGGAAGCAGATCGCTCTGGAAGGCCAAAGCGTTGAGAAGCGCAAAGAGCTGGTGGAGTCTCTGAACGTGGTTCAGAAGGCTGCCGGTGATGCACGCGCGGCGGAACAAAAGCGCCACGATGACGCCATGCGCACGCAGCTGATGGAGCTGCGCAAGACGTGGGGCGACTCCGTGAACGCGATGAACCAACTCAGTGCGAACTGGGCCACCACCTTCATGGACAACCTCGTGAACGTCATCAGCGGCACGAAGGTCGACTGGAAGAACATGGTGGCGAGCATGGCCAAAGACCTGCTCAGTGTCTACATGAAGAAGAGCTTTGGTGAGGCGATCACTGGTATGTTCAGTTCGCTGGGCAGCACGATCGGTGGCGCCCTGGGTCTGACTGGTTCGGCTGCCGGCGGTGCTGCGGGTGCTGCGGGCGGAGGCTTGGCTTCCGCAGCGCAAACCACCGCGATCGAGACAGCCATGACCGCCATGACAACAAGCGTGACGACCGCGCAGGGCGAAATGTCGCTTGCTACGACCAGCAGCTTGGGCGAACAGTCTCTGGCGATGGAAGAAATGGTGTTCAGCGTGACGACCGCGATGGAAGAAATGACCTTCGCTGTGACGACCGCCATGAGCGAAATGGCCACAACCTCGGCTGCCGGCGCCGCGTTTGCCAACGGCGGCATCATGACTTCGGCTGGCTCCATGCCGCTGAAGATGTATGCCAACGGCGGTATCGCCAATCGCCCGCAGGTGGCGCTGTTCGGTGAGGGCGCCACGCCCGAAGCCTACGTGCCGCTGCCAGATGGTCGCACCATCCCCGTCACGATGACCGGCATGAACACCACGACCAACAACAGCCAGGGCGGTGTCTACATCAGCATCAGCGTGGCCAATGGTACGGACAACACCAGCTCCAAAGGCGACGATGCCGAGACATGGAAACGTGTCGCGCAGCGCGTCAAGGGCGTCGTGTTGGAAGAGCTGGTGACACAACAGCGTCCAGGCGGCGTGCTGGCGCGATAAGTCAGGAATGAACTATGAGTAAACCTACCTTCACATGGCTGCCCGAGTACGAAAGCTCGCTGGATCAGGCCCCGACCGTCAACGTGACGAAGTTCGGGGACGGTTACGAGCAGCGTACCGCGCAGGGCATCAACAACGACCCTCAGAAGTGGACGCTGCAACTGAGCGTCTCCAACGCCGGCACGCAAGACGCGCTGGCGTTCATTCGCGCCCGCAACGCAGTCGAAGCGTTCATTTGGACGAACCCGCTTCAGGAAACCGGCACCTACGTGTGTCGCAGCTGGAAGCTGAACCGCAAGCAGGGCGTGAACGTGCTGCAACTGACCTTTGAGCAGGTGTTTGAAGCATGACGATCGCCGCTGAACTGCAATCGCTGGCACCCTCGGCAATCATCGAGCTGTTTGTGCTGGACATGAGCGACAAGCCTGGTGGCCTGCCGCTGTACTTTCACGCCGGCACCAACGGCCTGCAACAGCCGGTGATCTGGCAGGGCATCGAATACATGCCGCTGCCAATCGAAGCCGAGGGCTTTGAAATGTCCACCAAGGGCGCCATGCCGCGTCCGCGCATTCGTGCAGCCAACGTCAACGGCATGTTCTCGGCTGAAGTGCGCGACAACGACGACTTGGTTGGGTGCAAGGTCTATCGCAAACGCACCTTCGTGCGCTACCTCGATGCGGTGAACTTCCCGAACGGCAATCCCGAAGCCAATCCCGACCAGCACCTGACTGACGACCTGTGGTACGTGGAACGCAAGATGAGCGAGAACCGCTACATGGTGGAGTGGGAGCTGGCCTCGGCGTTCGACCTTCAGGGTGTGATGTTGCCGACGCGCCAAGTGATTCAGAACACCTGTGGCTGGCGCTATCGGGGCGCTGAGTGTGGTTGGACAGGTGGCAACTTCGATAAGAACGATCAGCCATGTGAAGCAGCAAACGACTTTTGCGGCAAACGACTGTCGTCCTGCAAGGTGCGCTTCGGCTCACCCGATAGCGCATTTGCCATTGTCAACAACATCCTGCCCTACGGTGGCTTTCCTGGATCGGTACGCAATGAATCGAACAACTGACCTTGAGGCGATCATGCGCCAAGAAGGGGTGAGCAGCTACCCCAATGAAGCCTGCGGCCTGGTCGTCTCGGCCAACGGTCGTCCGCGCATCATCATTTGCCAGAATATCGCCGCTGACCCGCGCTCGAACTTTCGCATCAACCCGCACGAGTACATCGACGCCGCCAAGCTGGGCGAGGTGATCGGCGTGTGGCACACCCACTGTGATGTGCCGCCCAATCCGTCTGAAGCCGACGTTGCCGGCTGCAACGCATCGCGCTTGCCGTGGTACATCCTGGCTGTGTGGAACGCTGAAGGCGGCCTGCAATGCACGCCCGTCACGACACTGCATCCTCACGAAACGGAAGTGACCTATGAGGGGCGCACCTACCTGTTCGGCGTGAATGACTGCTACACACTGGTGCGCGACTACTACCGCCAAGAATTTGGCGTCACGCTGGGTGAGTACCCGCGCGTGGAACGCTTCTGGGAAAAAGGTCTGGACTTCTTTGCCAACGGCTATGCCGAGCAGGGCTTCAGGCTTCTGATCGACGAGGAGCCGCAGGTGGGTGATCTGTTCATCATGCAGGTCGGCGCCAAGCTGCCCAATCACATTGGCATCTATGTCGGCGACGACAAGATGCTGCACCACTGCCAGGGGCGCCTGTCTCGCATCGACACCTACGGTGGCATGTGGGCCAAGCACACCAGCCATCACTTGAGGCACGAAACGAAATGACAACCACTGTAATTCTGGAAGGCGCACTGGGTAAGGAGTTTGGTCGCGAGTGGGAACTCGAGGCAGATTCCGTGCCGGATGCGCTGCGCATCATCGACGCCAACAAGCCTGGCCTGTTCAACTGGATTCGCAATTCGCTGAACAACTTTCCCTACTACCAAGTCGTGTGTGAGTACGACGACGGCCACAAAGAAGACCTGGATAACGACACCTTCTGGGCCAGTCGCAAGCCCAAGAGCATCTATGTGGTTCCGGTCATTGAGGGTGCAAGCTCGGGCGTGCGCTTTGTCATCGGCGCCGTGCTTGCGGTGGTCGGCTTCGGCACGACATGGTTCAGCGGCCCCGTGGGTGGCGCAATCGGCAGCTTGGGTGTGTCCTTGATGCTGGGTTCAGTGATTGAGGCGCTGTCGCCCAAACCCACCGCCAGTGACCCATCGGCTCGAAAAGACAAGACCTCCTACTACTTCGATGGCCCTGTGAACACATCTGTGCAGGGTGTGCCCGTGCCATTGATCTATGGACAAATCCGCGCTGGCTCGCATGCGATCTCGGCATCTCTTACAATCGACCAACTGATGTAATTGGCTATGCAAGAACAAAAACAAACGATGATCGCTGGCGCCGGTGGTGGCGGCAAAGGTGGCGGTGGTGGCGGGCGTCAAGCGGTAGAGGCCGAAGACAGTCTGCAATCGCGAGCCATGATTTCGCTGCTCGACCTGCTGGGCGAGGGCGTGATTGGTGGTCTGGTCAAGGGTGCCGAGTCCATCTTTCTGGACGACACGCCACTGGGCAACGCGGACGGCTCCTTTAACTTTCAAGGCGTGTCCTGGGAATCGCGCAACGGTGAGCAAAACCAAGAGGTTATTGCCGGCTTCTCCGATGTTGAGACACCCTATAACGTGGGTGTGCAGGTCAAGTACGACACACCACACGTCATCACGGTCAACGGGGCGCAAACCGACGCGGTACGCGTGGTTGTGTCACTGCCAGCGCTGCGCGTGCAAGACAAGACTACGGGTGACATCAATGGCACGACCGTACAGTACAAATTCAGCATTTCAGTCAACGGTGGCGACTATACCGATGTGCTCATCGACGGCGACCCCACGCTGACGATCAGCGGCAAGACGAACTCCAAGTACCAGCGCGGCCACCTGATCTACTTGCCCAAGCCGGCTGGCGCTCTGATGTGGAACATCAAGCTGACCCGCTTGACCGCTGACGCGCCCGATGCCTCGTTGAGCAACGAGACGTGGTTTGACTCCTACACGGAAATCATTGACTCCAAGCTGAACTACCCGAACTCGGCAATGGTTGGTGTGCGCATCGACTCGTCCCAGTTCAACCACATTCCGCAGCGCTCGTATCTGGTTAATGGCCTCTATATCCAGGTGCCATCGAACTACAACCCCGACACGCGTACCTATTCGGGCATCTGGAATGGCGGCATGAAGGTAGCGCTTTCGAACAACCCTGCCTGGGTGTTGTACGACCTTTTGACCAGCAAGCGCTACGGTCTGGGGAACTACCTGTCTGCCTCGCAGATCGACAAGGGCAAGCTGTATCAGATTGGCCGGTACTGTGACGAAATGGTGTCAGACGGCTTTGGCGGCACTGAGCCTCGCTTTGTCATCAACACCGTCATTCAGACTCAGGCAGACGCCTACAAGGTGATCTCCGATCTCAGCTCGACGTTCCGAGGCATGACCTACTGGAACGGTTCGATGGTCGGCTTCACACAGGACAGCCCCTCCGCACCTGGCATGGTCTTCACACCCGCCAACGTGGTGGACGGCATGTTCAACTACACCGGCTCGGCTCGCCGTGACCGTCACTCGATTGTCAACGTCACTTGGAACGACCCACAGGACAAGTACAAGCAAAAGATCGAGTACGTCGAAGATGCCGATTCGGTGGCCAAGTTCGGCGTGCGCAAGACGGACATTGTGGCGTTTGGTTGCACCAGCCGTGGCCAGGCTAACCGCGTTGGCCGCTGGCTGCTTTACAGCGAACGCCTGGAGTCGGATGTCATCCAGTTCAAGGTCGGTCTGGACTCGACCACCCTGATGCCTGGCGAGATCATTCGGGTGCTGGACACCTACCGCGCCGGCAAGCGCATGGGTGGTCGCATCATGGCAAGCACCGCCACCTCGATCACGCTGGATGCGCCGATTGATCTGGCCAACAACAGCGCAATGGTGTCCATGCGCCTGCCCGATGGCAGCTTTGTGGATCGGGTGGTACTGGAAGCGCCTGGCACCTACACGACGCTGACGTGGACGGCGCCTTTAGCCGTTCAGCCGCTGAACAACTCGATGTGGATGGTGTCGGAGGCGTCACTGGAGCCAATGTTGGCTCGCGTGATTGGTGTTGCGCAAGACGGCACCAAGCTGGATCAGTTCAACATCACCGCCGTGGAGCACAACGCCTCCAAGTTCGACGCCATCGAGAAGAACCTGGCGCTGGAAGCGGCCAAGACTTCGGTGATCGACCCGAACGCGGTGACGGTGCCCACCAACCTGAAGGTGGTGGAGTCGCCCTACGAGGTCGCCCCTGGCCTGATCGGAACGCGCCTGACATTCTCGTGGTATGCACCCATGCCGCTGTTCGAGATTCGCTGGCGTCGGACGGGCAAATACGCCTCGGGCGTGCAAACTATCACGACCAGCAGTATGTCGATCGACTTGGACAACGTGCGCAAGTCCAACCACGACTTCGAAATCCGGTCGTTGAACAACTTTGGACGTAAGTCCAATCCCGCCGCAATCTCCTATACGCCTCTCGGCAAGACGACTGCGCCTGGCGACGTGCTGAATTTCGTGGTGGCTCGCCGTACGACTGACTTGCAGCTGACTTGGGACGCCGTGAAGGACATCGACGTGTCCGGCTACGAGATTCGCTGCGGTAACTCGTGGGACGACTCCACGCTGCTGACGACCAACTTCAAGGGCACGATGATTACGCACGACCAGCAAACCGCTGGCGTGTTCTTCTATCACATCCGTTCGATTGACTCGCATGGTCAATACTCGGACAACGTGACCACCTATCGTCTGGTGCTCGACCCACCGGCCGCCGTGAGCCAGTTTGACTGCATCCAGTCGGGCAACCGCCTGGAATTCCGCTGGCGCCCCAACAGCGAACTGAATATCGTTTCCTACGAGATTCGTGAGGGTTCGGAATGGGCCACCAGCCAGCTCATCACGCAAACGCTGTCCACCACCTACACGATGCCATCGGGCACGACGGGTTCGCGCACGTTCTGGATCAAGGCGATCGCCTCCCCAGGCATCTACGCGGACGAGGCGGCGTTTGTGATTTCGGGCGTGGTCAAACCGCAGAACTCGAACATCGTCTATGACGTGGACAAGCACGCCGAGGCCTTCCCTGGCGTCACGCACGGTGTGTTCTACTACGACGACGCGCTTCAGATGGAAGAGGGCTACTCGCGCTCGGAATATCTGTTCGACGTGGCGCTGCCGTACCGCCTGCGTGCGCAGAACACGATCTTTGCCAACCTTGCTGCGGTGAGTGAAGCTACCTTGAACTGGGCCAACGCCCTGTTCGCCTGGGATTCGTCCGATGGCGGCAAACCCTGGGCACCCACCGGCAACGCGACCGCGATCTCGGCGCAGTTCCAGATCGCCACGGACATTGGCTTGTACGCCAACGACGTGGACGGTTGGCGTCTGAATGGTGGCTTGACCAGCGTCTCGGGAGTGCTGCCGACCCAGAACCACGGCGTGACCTATGGGGAAGGGCGTTACGGCCAGGGCGTCTACGTTCAGGACACGACGATGGTGTCGTGGGCGGTGAACGTGCCAAGCGCATTCAGCAAGACCTTCTGGATTCAGCCAAAACAGCTCACCGACGCCGTGTTCATCACCCTGACTGGCAGTGCCGGCACCCTGAAAGTGGGGTACAGCCTGCGCGAAGCCTCGTTCTACCTTGAAGACAAGAACGGCCACCGCAACTTGGTGCCGCACCTGCTGACCGTGGACGAGCGGGTGTGTATCGGCATCAGCCAATCCGGTACTGACCGTGCGCTGTTCGTCGGCAGCATGGATGGCAGCCAGATCAACTCGGACACACAACCTTATACAGCGGTTGGCGCCTTTACGACGCTGGCTTTGTATTAAACTTGTCATTCACTCAGGAATGACTTAGAATCCCCGCAACCTTCAACAAGGAGCCTCTCCAAATGAAAATTCAAGACACATTCAAGCTGCAAGGCGCACTGACCCTGATGCTCCAAAAAGCAGACGGTACAGTGGAAGTCACCCAAAAGGACAACATCATCGTTGACGTTGGCTTTGACTTCATTGCTGACGCAATCGGCAAAGCTGCCAGCCGCCCCGCGTGCATGGGTTACACCGCTGTCGGTACAGGCACCACTGCCGCCGCCTCGGGCCAGACCTCGCTGGGTACTGAAGTGTCGCGCCTGGCTTCGACCTACGCACACGTTGCCGGTACGAAAACCTTCACCTTCACCACGACTTTCGCCGCTGGCGTCGCGACGGGTGCCATCACTGAGTCGGGCGTGTTCAACGCCGCCTCCGCTGGCATCATGATCGACCGCGTGGTGTTCCCCGTGGTGAACAAAGGCGCTGACGACACCCTGACGACCGTCTTCACGTTCACAATGTCCTAATCAGTCACCACTGAGGGACTGCAATGGACAGCGTTAGCGTCAGCACGTCCACTGGTGCGCCGCTGACGTGGGCCGGCGGCGCATTTGCGTGGAACTCGATCAATGCGGGCAAGGCTTGGAACAGCCTTGCTACATTGGCGTACACGCTCGCCGTGGGTGAAACGCTGGGTGTGGCCGATAACGGCGCCAAGCAGCTCACCAAGCCTTTGGCTGAGTCCTTCGGTACGGTAGACAAATACTTCACCCAGTTCGGCAAGGCGCTCGCAGAAAGCGTCCAGACTTCGGACGCCATCCGGTTCGACACCAGTAAAGGGGTGTTCGAGACGGTCGGCTTCGGTGAAGTGCTTGGCAAACAAGTCTCCAAACCCTTCTGGGAATTCTTCGGCACCTCTGATGCCTACGCGATTTCGTTCACGAAAGCAACCGCCGAGGGCTTGGGTGTCCTGGATACTCTGGCTCGCAGCCAGGTCATGAAGCTCAGTGAGACGCTGGGGGTAGGGGAGAACCTTGCCAAAGGCGTCGCCAAACCCTTCAGTGAGAGCTTCAGCACCACAGATGCCCGTCGCTTCGATGCAACGCTGGCGCTGTCAGAAACCCTGCATGTCGATGAACTGGCTGCCAAGCAGATGACGCTACCCAAGAGCGAAGGGTTCGGCATCGTCGAGTCCTCGGGTCGGGGCATCGGGAAGAACTTCAGCGAGTCCTTTGGTCTTGCTGACGCTCTGTTTCGCAATATCGCATTGGCGGTGTTTGAAGACCTCGGGGTGCGTGATTCGTACCTCGATAACATCGCTTTTATCATTCGAGTGTGTGAGCACATTCGATTCACCGACACGCTGGGCAATGACCTGACCAAACCGCTGTCGGAAACCTTCGGCGTTACCGACGCGGGCGCTCGAAGCCTGGAAAAGAGCTTCGCAGAAGGGTTGACGATTGCTGACGCCTTGCGCAAAGCAACCGTTGTCGCCTCCCATGAAACGCTGGGCTTCGCTGAAAACCTGGCCAAGACCGTTGTCAAACCTGAGTTTGAGAGTTTTGGCGTGGGTGATGGGTTGGCAAAAGGCATCACCAAGGCGTCGTTTGAGCAAATGAGCCTGGCTGACGCAGTAGCCAAGCTGTCGGAGAAGTCGATCTCTGAGTCGATCGGTGTGGCGGACAAACTGGCCAAGACCGAAACCGTTGCGGTCGCCGAGAGCTTTGGCATTGCGGAAACGAAGTTCGAAAAAGTGGTCACGCTGGCGGTGCATGAAGTCATCGGCGTTCTGGAGCTGTTCGGACGCTCCGTCGGCTACCACGTCTATGTGAACGAAGGCTTCAGCACACGGGATGCGATCAAAAAGGCCAGCACACTGTCGATAGCCGAATCGCTGGCAATGTTCGATGAATACCGTCGCCATGCCAACGCGGTGGTGTCGGACATGCTGATCTCCACCGAGCCAATGACGTTGGCCAACTTCATGAATATCGTCGATGCCGGTCGCGCCCCTGGCTACGCGCCATTTCGCGACTTCATCCCTGGCGATTACGAATACCAAAACGCGATCTTCCGCGCTGTGCTCAAGTCCACCACCTCTGATCGCGCCAAGCTCAAGCAGATGAAGGTGACGGTGGATGTGCCCGACGTGTTCGATCGCGGCGCCACTACGATTACCGTCGACCAAGCCGCCACTGGCGTGCGGGTGACATTCGAGCGCTCGTTCCACATTGTTCCCGAAATCACGGCAACGCTGAAGGGCGGCACCGTGATGGCAATTCCCAAGATCGTCAGTCCTGACGATGGCGGCTTCACCCTGATTCTCGAGACGCCATACGGCACTCGAGTGGGCGGCACCGTCTCGTGGACGGCTCAAGGCTACTAATCCCTCGACTTAGTGGCTATAATCAGTCACGACTGAATAGAAAGAGAAACCATGCAGTCCTATCAAGACATTCCCGATACCACCACGCTGACTGCCTCGCGCAGTCTGCTGTTGAGCAACATTCTGACGGCGATGTCACAGTCGTCTGGCACCGCATTCCCCACGACCAACCTCGTGCTGGGTATGCCTTGCTATCGCACCGACCTGAACAAGACTTATGTCCTGACTAACCTGACCGGCCCCGTCTGGACGCTGGAGCAGGACAACGCTCGCACGGTCGCGTACCTGGACGATACCATTGCCGCCGCTACAAAACTGGCTACCGCTCGCACGATCAGTATTTCAGGCGACGTGACCGGCACAGCAACCTTCGACGGTACAGCTAACGCCGCCATCACAGGTACTTTGGCCGCCTCGGGCGTAGCTGCCGGCACCTACGCCGCAGCAACGATCACAGTGGACGCCAAGGGTCGCGTGACATCGGCATCGGCCACAACTTCACTGGTCAACACATTCAACTCGCGCACAGGCGCGGTGACGCTCAGTTCGGCTGATGTGACGGGCGCATTGGGTTTCACACCTGCAAACCCTGGAGCAAACTACACCTACACCTCAATTCGAATGTTCCGTTCGAACTTCGATACCGCCGGCGGCTCATACGCTCCATTGATGGCGTATTCGGACAATTCATCTGGAGCGACGATGTCGTTCCACCGCGCGGGAGCGTATGCGGTGAACTTGGGCCTGGACTCAGATAACGTATGGCGTCTGGGTGGCTGGTCTGCTGGCGCATCACGCATCGCAGTGAATATGAGTGGCCAAATTTATGGCGCTGCTTACGGCTGGCTGCATGACTACTTCTTCAGCACAATTTCCAACTGCGCTCGTACCACCGGCGCCGTTAGCGGAAACGCGGGCAACTGTAACAATTCCGCTAACTGCGTTACTACGGTAGCAAATTGCGGAAATCTCGCGCAATTCGTCACCGTTCTCGAAGATGGCGGCTCTAACGTGCGCGTCAACGGCTACCAATATAACTTCAACTGTAATTGCAACTGTGATTGCAACTGCTGCTGCTAAGGAAATCTCATGAAAGTATATGGCGTCAAAAACGATCACATTTCTCCTCGATTCAAGCCAGCAATCAGCTTGACTTACGATTCGAAAACCACAATTCTGCGAATCGACGCAGTGATTACGGCATCAGTAGGCGATATTGAAGGTGTCGCTCCTGGAGAAATTCTGCCAGCAACATTTAATGCGTCCACAGAAGTGAAGCTGAATGACTTGCGCAATCGAGCGGACTGGTGTGAGCATCAAACCTACTTCTTGGCTATGGAGAATGTGACATTCACATTCGACCCAGTGTTCCCACTCTTCGTCGAAACTCTTCAAAGCCGCGAAGCTGCGTCCGAATACGCCAAACGTGTTCAGCGCAACCTTCTCGTTGGCATCAACGTTCCATTCGTTGACTCGACAGATGAGGACATTTTCATCACGGTCAACCTGAACATGGACGCGACCGAGTCGGACTTCATTTGCAAAGGAAACCTCGAGCGTATCTGGAGTGAATACTCCAGTAGCGGCAACGAGCGGACGATGAAGTTTCCGTCCATCGTCGCAAGCGCCAACCCATCTGTTGTGGCAGAACAGTCGACAACGATTGATGTGCGCCTTGAAGACGCGCGTGGAAATCTGATCGAACGAGACGCAACCATCTACATTGAAGCGGTGCATGGCATCGTGTCAGGAACCCGTTTGAAGGTTAAGAATGGTATTGCAACATTGCCAGTCTCTTCGGTAGGGTTGACTGCGGGTGACGATGTGCGCGTCAAATTTGGATGGAAGTATTTCCCTGGCGCGGAAGATGTGACGATCAAGGTGGTGTGATGCTTACTCAAATTTTCGCAACTCCGATCTATCGTGGAGTTCTGGGAGAGTCGGAAAGTTCTCGAACGCGCCTCAAAGAGCGAACACTGGAGCTTTACGAAAAATACAACAGCAACGGAAAGCCTTGGTCGCGCTCGACCCGTCAATCGCTTGAAGAGTGCGACGCCATTTTCAAGCCAATATTCGCCGCTGTAAAGCAGCGAGCAGAGCTGGAATATGGAGTTAAGATTGCGAGCGTTACTGGGCGTGAGCTTGTTCAAAAAGAGCATGATTTCGTACCGCCCCATGTGGAGTCCTCACACCTTTCTGCGATCTACTGGATCGACTGTGATGCGCACCCCGATGGCTCCAAAGACGAGCATGACGGCTGCTTGGTTCTGAACCACCCAGCGGGCACATTCGGCTCGAAATGCTTGCCAGATGAGCGACGCAATTACGTTGTTGAGCCACGCCCTGACGCGCTGCTCATTTTCCCCAGCCACATTCTGCACTTTGGCCATGTGTACTTGGGTAAACGTCCAAGCGTAGAGATTCACTTTGAAATGGAGATTGCTTAATGCCTGTATTTAAAATCGTAGGAATGAACGAGCGTGGAGAGAAAAAGACGTTCGAATACAACAACATCACAAGCGAATTCAAGGACGCTTGGGGCAACCCGATTACGGAAGTGCTGAATGTTGCCGAACGTGGTTTTGCCACAGTCACCAGCAAAGATACACCGACTTCAAAGGGCACGCCACGGACACTCAAAATCTCACTTGGCCTTTCGTGCAACTACGAATGTGACTATTGCAGCCAGCGTTTCGTGCCCCGTGCCGCTGAAACCAATCCAGGCGACATCGACGAATTCCTTGCGGCTCTGGATAGCTGGGTTACACAACCACCCGAGCGCGTGGAGTTTTGGGGTGGCGAGCCTTTCGTCTACATCAAAACAATGCGCCCTCTGGCAGAAGCAATCCGTGCCAAGTTTCCAGAAGTCGAGTTCACCGTCATCACAAACGGCTCTCTGCTGAACCCAGAGATCAATGAGTGGATCGACAGCATGGGCTTTCAAGTTGGCGTATCTCACGATGGGCCTGGCCAGCATGTGCGCGGCCCCGACCCACTGCAAGACCCTGAAAAGCGAGCTGCAATTCTCGACCTCTATGCGCGTCTGATTCCAAAGCGACGAATCAGCTTTAACGTCATGATGAATCGCCAAAACGTCTCACGCGCTGCCATTCAGAGATTCTTCATTGAGTTGACTGGCGACAAGAATGTTCCGATCGGTGAGGGCATGTTTGTGGACGCTTACGACCAAGGCGGGGTAGAAAATTCTCTGCGTGAGGACGAGTTTGCGGACTACCGTAATCGCGCGTTCGCAGAAATCCGAAGCGGCATGGCGTCCAACTTCGGTGGCGTCACGTCCAAGGTGGCCTCATTCATCAACTCGATTCGCACTGCTCGTCCAGCATCCTCGCTGGGCCAGAAGTGCGGCATGGATCGTTCTGACAATATCGCGGTAGACCTGAAGGGCAATATTTTGACTTGTCAGAACGTGAGCGCGGTGAGCGTGGCGCCAAATGGAGAGTCACACAAAATCGGGCACGTATCTGACATCAAGAGCGCCAAGCTCACCACTTCGACTCATTGGTCAAAGCGCGAAGAGTGCCCCAAGTGCCCGATGCTTCAGGTGTGCTCCGGTTCCTGCATGTATCTGGAAGGCCCCCTGTGGGAGACATCCTGCGACAACGCGTTCTCGGACGCGGTTCCGGTGTTCGCAGCAGGTATGGAGTTTCTGACAGGGTTTGCTCCCTTGACGATTGACGGGCCGCAACGCGAAGATCGCAAAAATCTTTGGAAGGTTGCAGCAACAACGCGCAAGAGCAAAGTCATTCCAATTACAGTGGCCGCCTAATGCGAATCATTGGTGTGCCGTTAGTCAATGCGGCAATATCTTCAGAGTTTCTAGAAGCTATTCGGGGTGATGGCGTGTTCGTTAGCGCGGCATACATCAACCCAAGAGCACTGGAAACAAGCAACGACTACAACTGTGCCGCTGCTGGGTTTGACAGGCTGATTGCGGAGGGCTACACCTTCCTTCACTCGTCAGAATTTGAGACGCTGCAAAAGCACGGCGACGTTCCGAAGAAATGTGTCGTCTGTGTAAACGCATGGCGAAATGATGATGGAACGAGAAAGACTCCGGCTCAGGCCGCTGAGATTGTGTTCGCATATTTGAAACACGTAAGGCTCGCAACAGCCAAAGATGTTGCCTACATTGTTCAAGGCAGCCCGAAACTGTACGACAGCATCGTCCCTCTATTGGAGAGTTTCGAAACGTGTGAGATTGTGGACACACAGTCTTCGGCCGATCTTGCGTATGGTTGCGTGGAAGACTTCTGCAAGTTGCCGCGCAAGACAGTGACTATGGCCCTTCGTGAAAGATTGTCCGAAGGCTACGCAAACGTGATCGGATGTATTGGCGGCACATATCGTTATGATAATCCTCCACCATTTACGCTTGATCTGGTTAAGGCGGCTCGAGTATGGCTTGTTCGAATTTCCGATGTGCCAGAAGTCGAGCAATGCACGGGTTTGGAGCTGCTTGAGCGCATTAAGCGCCAAGATTCGACTCTGAACTACAAGACAGCCGTTATTGAAATCGAATAGAATTTGACAAAAGGAAACAAAATGGCAACCAAACCCGCAGCACCTCAAACGCCTGTCGCAACGTCGAATCGAGGCATTCACACGGCAGCTAAAGACGCACCACTCAAGCAAGTGGATAAAGATGGCGTCGCAATCGTAAAAGTGGCAGATCGCTACTTTAAAATGCAGAGCAATACTTTGGTATTTGCCTACATTCCAATGGATTTTGCCGTCCCTGACGAGTGGGAAGCGGTGTCAGAAGATGATTTCCACCGCAGTGTGGCCATTTCCATGCTAGGCATGGCGTAAGTCACCACTGACTTGACATAGAGCAAAAGGCGGTGGACAATACCGCCTGTTGTCGTTTGTCCCGAAGGAATACTAATGTCTAAAGCCGCTGACTTCATCGCTCTGATGTTCTTTGCCCGTAATTTCGCGCACCGCGAACACCTTCGGACAACCTTCCTGTCGCGTCACCTCTCTCTGGAAGCTTTTTACGACGAGATCGTAGAGCTGGCTGACAAGTTCACCGAAGTCTACCAAGGCCGCAACGGTCTGATCGAGGACGTTTCGCTGGACACGGTTGACAAGCCTAGCCAAGACGCACTGACCTTTCTGCAAGAGCAGCTCGATTGGATCGAAGCCAATCGCTATCTCATCGCCCCTGTCAAAGACACGCCGATTCAAAACATCATCGACGAAATCTGCGGGCTGTACCTCCACACCATCTACAAATATCGCACCCTGATGTAAGTCACGGGTGAGCGCATAACTACGGGGGCACAATGCCAGAACCAATCTCAACAGCTACGGCCGGCACAGGCTTTGTCATCGGCAAAATCCTGTCGGCACTCGCCGGACTCATCGGGGGTCTGAGCGTGAGCGTCTTCTGGCAACCCGAGAAGATCAAACAGCACGGCAAGCTCGCAGCGGGCGCCATCATCGGGGGCATCTCCGTTGGTGGCTCGTTCACGCTAGGCGGCATGGTCGCGAAGTACCTCGGTATGGACTTCGCAGACATGGACACAGCCCTGGGCATTGGCTTCGTGGTGGGTGTCGCATCGGTCGGCCTCATCAATTTCATCGCCAACTTCTTCGATCACCGCGAGACGGATGACATCTTGGAAGTTGCGCACGAGGTCAAACAAGCTCGTCGTCGCACGCCGGCTAAACCAAAGGCCAGCGCCACCCGCGCACCCCGCAAAGTTACACGCAAGTAAGGAGAAGTCATGCGAGAAACACTTCTGTACGCCAGCGTACTGATTGCCGACATCATCGGCGTTGCAGTTATCGTCCTGGGTCTGTTCCGCGAACATCAACGCTTTTACCCCTCATGGCACAAGATCGGCCTGATCGTCATGGCCATCGGAATGTTGGCTCAAGGGGTGGAGTGTGTTCACTTCCTGATGACCGGCTCCACAAGCACAGTCTTCGGTCTGCCGACCTGGGCCTTCAAGGACTACTCGGTCGCCATCATCTGCGGTGGGTATATGTGGATGGCGCATCAAGAGTTTGCCGCCTCGCGCAAAGCTGCACAAACCAGCGTTGTAGCCGCTCTCGCAGCTACGGCAGCAAAGCGTACCGAACCCGCTAAGAAGACGCCTGCCAAGAAGGTTGTCGCCAAGAAGGTGCCGGTCAAAAAGACACCCGCTAAAAAGCGCGTGCACGCATGAATCCACTCGACACCATCAAGCGCTACCTCTGGGTGCTTTGCCTGTGCGCAATCGCGGCCAGCTACTTTGTTGGGCATCACAAAGGCTTCGCCGAGCGCGATCTGGACATGCAGGTCGAAATTGCCAAGCGTAACGAAGTAGAGCGCAAGAAGGAAGTACAACACGTCGCCACGATCAATGATCTGGCAACTCAACTGGCACAGGAGAAAGACAATGCCAAAGCTGCGAATGACAAATATCGTGCCGCTGTTCGTGCTGGCACTGAGCGCCTGTACGTCAACGTGCGTCCCGTACCAGCCAGCCCAGATTCCACCCCTGCCACCGGAGATCGCAACGAAGCGCGAGCCGAACTTGATGATTCGACTGCGGAGCAACTTATCGGCATCGCCATCGACGGCGACGACGCCATCCGGCAACTGAACACCTGCATCGACGCCTACAACGAGCTGCGTAAATGATTCCCACCAAAAAGTACGTCCAGCTGGCGTGCGAAGCGACATCGGCGAACACTGACAAGTTCTACGATGCGCTGGTGGTGGCAATGGTGCGTTACGAGATCAACACCCCCAAGCGCATCGCCGCTTTCTTGGCCACCATCGAAGTTGAATCGGCCAAGCTCACCGCAACGGAAGAGGGCTTGTTTTACTCCAGCCCCGAACGACTTGCATCAATCTTCAAACGGGCTTTCAAATCACCCGCTGAAGCGACCCCGTACATCAAAAACCCAAAAGCCCTCAGTGCGAAACTCTACAATGGGTTTCATGGCAGAGGCTTGATTCAACTGACATGGGAAGAAAACTACCGCAAGTGCGGCACCGGACTCGGTGTCGATTTCGTAGCCAACCCCAGTCTGCTGTCAACACCCCAGTATGCCGCGCTATCAGCCGGCTGGTTCTGGGACGTTCACAAGTGCAATCAATGGGCCGACCAGAGCGATATGGATCACATCACTCTGGAAGTCAACGGTAAGGCGAAACTCGCTCTTCAAGAGCGCATCGCGGAGTTTAAAAAGAACATGCAACCGGACATGGTGGCAATGATTGTGTAAGCAGCAAATGGAGTAAAAATGGCAGCAGTATCAGAACACAACATCGAAGAGTTTGTAGAGGCGTACAACGATCTGGAGAAATACCCCTCGGTCGCAGACGTGGCTAAGGTGCTTGGCATTTCAATCAAGACCGTTCGCAACAAGGCGGGTTTCATTCGCACGATGGGAAAATCCGACCCGCATTCGCCGAAGCTGATTCAACGAGCCAGTGTCTCTGAGAACCCGCTTTCTGAAGATGCTTCCAAGTTCATGGAACACTGGGGGCCAGAAGAGTGCATCGAGGAGCTGCAACGCATCTCTCTGATCGACACCGAGAAGGTCGTCACCCGCAACTACTTCCGCAACCACAGCGCCATCTCCGAGTCCACCTGGAACCGCTACTTCGGCACCTTCGAAGAGTTCAAGCGCCAGGCTGGAGTCAAACTCTCCCGTCAGCAGCACGCCCATGAGCGTGCGATCGCCAAGCATGCTTCTGTTGACCACTACCGCGCCATGAACATTGAGCGTGCGGACTGGGCTGAGAAGTACGTGCGTGATAATGACAACCGTTTCAAGACCATCCTGACGTGCTCTGACCTGCACGACATTGAAATTGACCCCTTTTACCTGCGCGTGCTCATCGACACGGCCCAGCGAGTCCAGCCCGATGTGATCTCTCTCGTTGGCGACATCTTCGACTTGCCTGAGTTCGGCAAGTACGGCGTCGACCCACGCGAGTGGGACGTAGTGGGGCGCATCAAGTTCGCACACGAAAAGATTCTTGGCCCACTGCGTGATGTGTGCCCTGACGCTCAAATCGACTTCATCGAAGGCAATCACGAAGCTCGTCTGTTGCGGCAACTGGCTGACGCTACGCCTGCACTGCGAGCCGTATTGTCTGACCTTCACGGCTTCACTGTGGCCAAGCTGCTTGGTCTGGAGAAGTTCGAGATCAACTACATTGCCAAGGCTGACTTGGCCGCCTTCAGCAAGCGTGACTTCGAACGGGAGCTGGCTTCCAACTACAAGGTCTACTACAACACCGTGCTGTGTCACCACTTCCCGCACGCCCGCAACATGGGTCTGCCAGGCGTGAACGGACACCATCATAAGCATCAAGTGTGGAGCGAATTCAACCCGATCTATGGCGCCTACGAGTGGCACCAGCTCGGCTCGGGTCATCGTCGCAGCGCGTCCTACTGTGAAGGTGAGCGTTGGCACAATGGCTTTGCCCTCATCAACGTAGACACGCACACGCGCTCCACCGCGTTTGACTACATCAGCGTCACCGACTTCGCAGTGGCAGGCGGCAAGTGGTATCACCGCGAACCGCATGAGGTTGACGCATCAATCCCTGCACGAATTCGCTGAACTTATATGGTAAGTCAGGAATGACTGAGGTATATTCGAGGCCAGGATTTACTCTCTGAAAGCAGCAACCTGATGGCACGTCACCGCACCACCCCTCCCGCTCCAGCCAAGCGCAAATCGAAAAAGGGGGGTGCGTTCATCGAACGTGACAACCTCCATACTCAGGACGACTTCTTTGAGCCACGAAAGACCGAAAAAGTCGATCGCTCCCCCATCGAGCCGCTGAACGACTCGCAGCATCGCTACATTAGCGCCATCAAGACCTTCGAACTCGTCTTTGCCACCGGCCCAGCGGGTACGGGCAAGACTTGGTTGTGCGCGGCATTGGCAGCGCAAGCCCTGTCTGAAGGCGTCATTGACCGAATCATCGTGACCCGACCCGCAGTCGAAGCAGGGGAGTCGCTGGGCTTTCTGCCAGGCGAGATCGAGGAGAAGTTCGACCCCTACCTGCAACCATTCCGTGACGTGCTGAACGAGCGCCTGGGCAAGAGCTTCGTGGAGTACCTGCTCAAGACCGGCAAGATCGAAGCAGCACCGCTGGCGTACATGCGCGGTCGCACCTTCAAACGGGCGTTCGTGATCTTGGACGAGGCGCAGAACACCACACCGAACCAGATGAAACTGTTCCTGACCCGCATTGGCCATGACTGCAAGGTGGTGGTGAACGGCGACATCCGTCAGAAAGACATTCACGGGACTTCGGGCTTGCAGGACGCCATCCAACGGGTGTCGCACATTCCGTCCGTCAAGTGCGTGCGCTTTACCAAGGAAGACGTAGTGCGCTCCGGCTTGGTGCAAGAGATCGTGGAAGCCTACGAAACCGACGACGGCACCGAATGATCTGAATGCGGGGAATACGCGGGGATTTTTCGCCCCGCGTATCTTCTATATCTATACTGGTCACTAATGACTGATTTAATGATTACGCCACCGGCCCCAATTTCCCATCCCGCAGACTGGCTGGGGTACTTCTACGGGCACGACCTGAACCTGCTGCACGCGGAGCTGCTGGCGATTCAACATATTCCCGATTCGCTGCTCAAGAAGGAAGCGGCTCTCATGCGCACCAAGTGGTTTGACTACCGGCGCATGCACCCCACCAAATCGACCTACTACCTGGCGCAGTGCTACAACCGCGCTTATCAGGACTGCGTGTCGGTCATGAAAGACCGCAGCGGCAAATTCATGCGCGGATTCAAGGGCTTGGACGTGCTTCAATCCAAAGAGAAGCTGGCTTTTTGGCGCCTACGGCAGCTGATCGACTCGCTGGGGATGCGCTACGACTTCTTTCTACGGCACGCAATGGACTGGCACGTTCTGAACGGCTGGTTGCAACCCCCGCGCCCAAGTCACCTGGGTGCCAACCAAGACATGATTACGGACGTGATGATGGCCTGGGAAGAGGAGTGCGCCGCACGGCTTCAGTTCTGCAAGGACGAGCGCTACAAGTCGCGCAACTTCTTCGGGCACATCGACCAGATCGCCTATGAAGACTTCATCGTCGCCCAGCTTGGCATGCGCCGGCACCCCCAATATGGTCTACACGCTGCGCTCTATATAGAAGACGCGATTCGCATCGAGCGGGCGCTTCAGGCGTTCGATCATCGGGTAGTTCAAGCGGCAATCGACGAATGTGGTGCAGAAATCAGTCAGCCGTGAGCTATACTGCAAGTCTTCGGTTTCAAATTTTCAATCGACATTACAAGGAGAATCTATGTCTGACCAACCCCACTTCACACCCCGCAAGCCATTCGTGAAGAAACCTGCCGCACCAAAAGGCCATGAAGCATTCCTCAAGGCCCTCGAGCAAGCTGGCGCCATCATCAATGTGACCTTGCTTTCGGGCGAAGTGATGAAGGGCACGCTCAAGCACTCAGACAAGTACACGATCTCCCTGCGCACGGACTTTGACGACGGCACCTATCAGGTCTACGTGGTGTTCAAGCACGCCATCGAGACATTCTGGACGAACCCCGCTGACAAGACTGCGGACTGACTATGACCGAAACCGCAACCAGTGCGGTGGAGGGTTCCATCGCCGCTATGGTCGGCGCTTCCTTCGAGGGTGGTACGGCATCAGAGCCGACCGTTCTCGATGAGAGCGTGGAGAAGTTTGACTTCGACGCCGACTTTCAGACACGGGTAGCCACGTTCGCTGTTCGCGATCTGGAGTTCATGAACCGTGTGGGCCACCTGCTGCGCCCTGAGTATTTCGAGAACGCTGGTGAGGCGGTGCTCGTCAATATCGCCAAGAAGTTTCTCGACAACTACAAGGCGTTGCCGGATCGCCCCTTGATGGCGCAACGCATCAAGGACGACTACGCTGCCAAGATCATCAAGCCGGACATCCTGCCGACCGTCAAGGAGTTCTTCAACGCGGTCTACGCGACCAAAGACTTCTCCGGTCGCGAGTATCTGGAAGAGCAGATCGTCAAATTCGCCCGCCACCAGGCGACCACCGCAGCCATTCTGCGCTCGGTCGATCTGATCGGAAAGGGTGAGTTCGAAAAGATCGAGCGCAACATCAAAGAGGCCATCGAGATCGGCATCAACGAAGATGGTGGCGCCTACGACTACTACTCCAACATCAGCTTGCGTACTGCGCAGCGTCTGGACGATGCGGCCGGCACCAAGCCGCCGCGCGGCATCACCACCGGACACCTGAAGCTGGATGAGATTCTGTATCACCGTGGCTGGGGTCGCAAAGAGCTGGCCACGATCATGGGTGGTGCCAAAGCAGGTAAGACCACCGCGCTGATCGGCTTTGCAAAGGCCGCATCGCTCAAGAAATTCAACGTCGCCTATATCACGCTCGAAGTGGCCGCCAGCATCGTCGCTGAACGTCTGGACGCATCGGTGAGCGACACGATGATTAAGGAGCTGGGCAAGCACATCAAGGATGTCGAGGCAAAGGTCGCCGCGCTCGAGGGGCACACCGGCCGTCTGGACATCTTCGAATACCCATCGGGCACGTTCACCCCGAACATGCTGCGAGCCTTGCTGGATCGTCACGCTGCCAAAGGCATTCGCTATGACCTCGTGGTGGTTGACTACGCCGACATCATGGCGCCGAACTTTCGCTACAACGATGTGATCGAAAACTCCAAGAGCGTGTACGTGGACCTTCGGGCGATCGCGCAGCAAATGGACGTTGCGATGCTCACTGCCACGCAGACCAACCGCGAGGGCTTCAAAGCAACGGTGGCCAAAGCCGAACACGTTGCCGAAGACTTCAACAAGGTGCGAACCGTGGACTTGATGATCTCAATCAACATCACGGACGAAGAACGCGCCAAAGGCGAAGCACGACTGTACTTTGCCGCATCACGGAACCAGGAGTCCGGCTTTACGCTCTTTATCAAGCAAGACATTGCCAAGATGAAGTTCATCGAGTCCATCCTGCGCCGCGAATGAGTAAGTTCGGCGGCACGGGCAACGAGGAGCTGCAAGAGGCCCTGGAGACGATCGACATGGAAGCATGGCTCGATCGCGAGGGCATCGACTACAAAGTCACGCGAGGCTCGCGTGGCGTGCAGCTGAACGTCAAGGAATGCCCTTGCTGTGGCGGCTCGAACTGGAAGGTGTACCTGAACGCCGAATCGGGGCTGGGTAACTGCTTTTCCGGTGACTGCGAGACGAAGTTCAACAAGTGGAAGTTCATCAAGTCACACTTGGGTTCGGCCACAACACGCGAAGTCGTGGAACACGTCAAGCATGTCGCCGAAGAGCAGGGCTGGAAGCCGGTCGTGCGCAAGTCCGCTCCGGTGGCCATGTCAGAAGAGCTGAAGCTGCCCGAGTCCATCGCACTGCCTCACAACGGCCGCAACCTGAAGTATCTGGAAAAGCGCGGCATCACAGCGGATGTCGCCGATTACTTTCACCTGCGCTTCTCGCAAAAGGGCAAGTTCTGGTTCACCGACCCTGAAGGGCAGCGCCGTGCTCAGGATTACGCTCATCGCGTGCTGATTCCGATCTTTGATCTGGAAGGCAAACTGGTCAGTTTTCAGGGGCGCGACACCACGGGTACGGCTGACAAGAAGTACCTGTTCCCGCCTGGCTTTGCCTCCACTGGTACGTACCTCTACAACGGGCACAACGCACGGGGAGCGGAGCACATCGTGATGGGTGAGGGCGCCTTTGACGTGATCGCCATCAAACTGGCACTGGATGCTGACCCCAACCTGCGTGAAGTCGTGCCGGTTGGCTCCTTTGGCAAGCATCTGTCGGTGGGTGGGGACACCAGTCAGCTGGGCATGCTGATGCGTCTGAAGGCTCAGGGTCTGAAGATCGTCACATTCATGTGGGACGGTGAAAAACGCGCCACCCGCGATGCAGTGATGGCAGCGCTGGAGGTGCGCAAGATTGGTCTGATGGCTCGGATTGCGTTCTTGCCCAAAGACAAAGACCCCAACGAGGTGCCGGCCAGCGTGGTGCGTGAGTGCTTTTACAAAGCCGAAGCACTGACACCTTCATCGGCCGCCAGGATCAAACTCAAGTGCATGGGCTAATTCACAGCCACGGTTGAGAACCCGCGAATCGCTTTCTACAATTTGCGTATCGACACTATGTCGCAGGAGAACGAATGAAGAAAATTACAACTGAGCCGAGATATTTTGAACACGACGGCGGCACCAAATTCTACGAGGTCATCGAGTTCTGGAACCCCGATGACAAGCGCTTCGTACTGGTTAAGCGCTGGGGCAAGATCGGCACGCTGGGCGAGACGATGTGCGAAAGCCATAGTTCGCTGCGTGCGTGCAACGCAGCCGCCGAAAAGCTCATCAAATCCAAGATGGGGCGCGGCTATCAGCGAACGCCCTCAACAATCGGCCTTCACGCCCGCGCACGCAGCTTCACCGAGGTGGAACTGATCGGCGCCATTCAATCGCATTACCGCAGCACGCCGTTCTTGAGCGAACTGACTGCCATGTTGGACGTGGACAAGATTCGCGGCATGGAGGCTGACATGCTCGTAGTGGATGAACTCAACGAGATCGTTAGCGAGGAACCAGGGCCAGAACCCGATCGCGGCGAGAGCTGGGGAACGTGGTGAGGGCAGTGTGCAGGACATCGCAGTTTCTCACTTGAAACCCAATAGCTGCACGGTATAATGCAGTCATCAGTGACATATCACTAAGGAGCAACTATGAACGACGCAATCTTTCAAGCGGTCAAAGCCCGACAACCCGCATATCCACCCGAACAGTCAATGGGTGGCATCAACACCTACAACTTCGCCTGCCGCACTGTGGGGTTCAACCCTGGCTACTGCGTGTGTCTGAACAAGATCGCTGCCTTTGAGCGCGATGGCGATCTGACCAGCTACGTCGAGTGCGGCAAAGCCATTCGCAACAAAGAATGTGTCGCGCTGAAGATGCGGGCCGAAGAGCGTGCAGCCGGCACCGCCTTGTATTTCATTGACCGCGCACTGCTGCGTGAGGAGATGGATCGGCACTTCGCCGAAACGACGCCGAGCTTTCGACCAACGAAGGCTGAAGCATCCAAGACGGCGCCCGTCAAAGTGTCAGCGGCGAAAAAGGTTGCAGATCATCTGACGACGATGCCGACTCCAGAGATCGACGGCTACGCCGCTGCGATCAATGCCGCCATCACTGCATTGCCAGCCGATGAACCAAAAGAAGAACCGAAGGTTGTTGTCCCATCGCCTTCGGTTGCAAAGGCACCGTCGCTCGTCGATATGGTGCGTATGCAGATGGGCAAACCTTCAGGAACCTAAACATGACCACTCAACCCACCGCCGAGAAACGCACCCCCAACGAAGCTGAAATGGAGCACATCCGTAAAGCGTCCACCGCCTTCATCGACACGATTGTCGCGTTGAATGTGGCTGGCATCGCACCACCCGCCATCGCAACAGGCGTGGCCACCGCGTATGTGAACTTCATGGCAACCGTTGCGGCAGCCATGAAACTCGAACGCGGTTCGGTCATCGGGCAGTGCGTGGAAGGTGTGCAGATGCTCGAAGAGTACGCCAATCACGTCTTCGATCACTTGTCTGCCGACATTGCCGCTGAAGAAGCTGCTGCCGGCGCCGCAGTCAACTAATCATCAACTCTAGGAGAACCACATGGATCAGCAGCAAGCAGAACGCCTGCAACAATACCAAATGAACGACGCGATGGGTCAAGTTCAGAAGACTGTTCACGCTTTGGGTCAGCAAGGCATTCCCGTCGAAGTCACGACAACGACCCTGATGGTAGCTCTGACAGGCACAATGGCCGCAGCAGCGGTATACGGTGGCGTCTCACATGAGGAGGCGCAAAAGCAACTCGAAGAGGGTTTCGTGACCATGCGCAATTACATGGCCAAAATCTACTCTGAGATCGCCGCCGAAAAAGCCAAAAACGATGCGGAAAAGGCCGACCAGCCCGACTGGATGAACCCTGAGAAGTTTGCCAGCAACGGCATCACCGCACAATGATCTCGGATCACATCTTCAATCTGATTGAGGAGATCGCGGCGACCTCGAGCAAGACGGAAAAAGAAGCGCTCATCCGTACCAACGGACATGACGCGGACTTTTGCAAGGTGCTCGAGGCGGCTCTGAACCCCTTCAAGACCTACGGCCTGGCCAAACGCCCCGAGCAGCCAGGCATGGTGCCTTCCGAGAAGGTCGCCTTTGACGACTCCACTTGGAACGTGCTTGACCAGTTGCGCACTCGCGCACTGAGTGGCAATGCCGCCAAGACCGCTGTCTCGGAAGAGTTGGGTCGCCTGACTGAAAGTTCCAGCGAACTGTTCTGGCGCATCATCTCCAAAGACCTGCGTGCCGGCTTCTCCGAGTCCACGGTCAATAAAGCCATTCCCCGCAGCATCCCCACGTTCGACTGCATGCTGGCGCACAAGTTTGAGCCAGCTCGCGTCAAGTCTTGGCCGCAAGTGGCTGAACCAAAGCTGGACGGCGTGCGCGTGCTGGCGTTCGTTGATCTGTTCAACTGGAAGGTTGGGTTCTTCTCCCGTTCGGGCAAAGAGTTTCTGACATTCGACCACCTGAAGCAGCCAATTCTGGATACGGTGAGCAACTATCGTGACGCACTGCGTGAAAAGGCGCATGACGAGTACGACAGTCTGGGCTTGCCGGACGGCGAGGCGACCGATACGGGCGTGATGGATGAACTCTACGACAAGCACGGTGCCGACGAGGTTGGGGAAGTCGTGCTCGATGGCGAGATCGTCTCAGGATCGTTCAATAAAACCGTCTCGGAAGTGCGCAAGAAGGATGCTCAGGCAACCGATGCCATCTTCAATGTGTTTGACATGCTGCCTCAGTCGCTCTTCAAAGAAGACGACAAGGTGCCAAGCAGCAAGAACTACACCGAGCGCCGCCAGCAACTCGAAGACATGGTGGGGCACAAGGCTGAAGGCCCCGTGCAGCTTTTGCCGCGCTATCTCGTGTCCAGCGAGGCTGAGATTCATGCGCTGTACGAAAGCGTGCGTGCGCGTGGCTTGGAGGGACTCATCATCAAGGAGCCGAAGGCGTTCTACCATCGTCGTCGCAACCATGCCTGGATGAAGATCAAGGCTGAAGAATCGACCGATGTGCCGATCGTCGGCTACGAAGAGGGCACTGGCAAGTATGAGGGCATGCTCGGCGCGATCATCGTTGCCTTCGACAAAAAGTGCCACGAGAACGGTGCGCACGGTGCGAACCACGACCATCCGGCTGCGGTACGTGTGAACGTGGGAAGTGGTCTGAGCGACAGCCAACGTCAGAGCTTCTGGGAAGACCGCGAAGCACTGATTGGACGCATCATCGAGGTCGAGTTCCACGAGATCACCCCTGACGGTTCGCTGCGCCACCCGCGCTTCAAGCGTTTCCGCGACGACAAACGGTAAGTCACGAATGACAGACGCACAATTCAAGGCTATCCAGGGGACGTTCCCCTGGACGCACACCGTCCAGCCCTCTGGGTTGGGCGGCATCGTGCGCGTGATGAACCGTCACAACGAGGAGGTGCCGATCTTTGACATGGTGGCCGTCCTCGAAGTGGTCACGCAAAAGCTCAAACCGAAAGAGGCCCCCGATGCTCAAAGCTAACTTGACCATCAGCCGGCCAAGCAGCAGCAGCCTCTCTGACGAGCCATTTATCAGGATGGTGGTGCGAGATGGCGGCAGCCGAACTCAGTTCTTGGAGCTTGATGTTCCGCTGGCCACGTTTGCGTTAGCGCTGACGGGGCTGTCCGAGGTCGAGTGCAGCATGAAAGTGAATCGCCTGGACACGGTGGGACTCGTCAAGGAAAGCAAGTCGCTTACTTACGTGCTGACCGCCGACTACCTCAAAAAGTATGGCGTGTCCTCTTTTGACCGGCAAAAGCTCGCCTACCTGATGGAGCAAGACCCCGACGATCTCTTCGCGCAAGAAGAGGGCTGGGTGCTCTCAACCTACCTCGGCTCCCAAACCAGCATCGTCCACCTGCCGGATGACGCCGTTCGCATCAATACCTCGGCGCACCGATATGTAAAACCCAATAAGGAGAACCCATGAACCCCTTCATTGTCAGCTTGACCGGCCCTTCCTGCGCCGGCAAATCCACGCTCGAAGCAAAACTCAAGGAGGCTGGCTTCGAAGCGGTGATCTCCACCACCACACGTCCACCCCGCGCTGGCGAGGTGGATGGCCAGTCCTACCACTTCATCAGCAAGAGCGAGTTCAAGCGGCTCGAGGCGACGGGGTACTTCGTGGAGACGGTCGACTTCAATGGCAACTACTACGGGGTGAGCGCCTACGAAATCATGCGTGTTGCCGCAAAGGGCAAGCCGATCGTTGTGATTGTTGAACCCGAAGGCTGGAAGCAGGTCAAGGCGTACTGTCAGAACCACGACTGGCGCCTGTTCTCGGTGTTCATCGACAATCCAGGCGACGTGATCGCCAAGCGCTTCATTCAGCGCATGATCGGCGATCTCAAGCTCGCCCACCTCCAAGACAGTCTCGACAAGGTTGGTGACATCTACGCCAAGCGCCTGGGTGTGATGCTCAAGGACGAGTGCTGGTGGGGTGAGGACATGGGAACCGCGTGCGACCTGTGGCTGCACACGTTCGATGAGCGCAACATCGAGGAAGTCCTGGAAACAATCGGTCGCCAGGCGGTCGAAGCGCTGTCACCGGCCTGATATACTCGCCGGCCCTGGCGCGGTGGCCGATCGGTTAGGCAGAGGATTGCAAATCCTTGCAGGGCGGTTCGACTCCGCCCCGCGCCTCCAGGGGTACGGATAGCAGACAGATAGCACCAGGCGTAAGGTCTTGATTTATATCAGACTGCAACGCTTTGCAAAAGTCCCACAACCCTACCATTCGACCACCCTGTTTCAATAAAATCAACGACTTAGCAAAAACAGAGTCGGCTGAAATTGCCTAAAGTCTGTGCAAATCGGTGCTTCGGATAGCTGATACTATCCGGTGTTTATCACCAAAGTCCGTCTATGCCAGTTCCCAAAGGTAAATACTGGGAAGGTCGCGCCAAGCACAAGATGCTGCTGAAGTACCGCGCCAGCGGCACGATCACCCGAAATTTCCCCACCTACGATGAAGCGCACGAGTGGGAGCAAAAGGCCCGCAAGCAGCTTCGCGCCGGCATCATCCCTGAAGAAGTTGAAACCACCGAGGAGCGGATCACCACGATCGCGCAAGCCATCAAAGGCTACCTGATCGCGGTCAACGTGAAGGGCGGCGACCATTCCAATTTGATGGTCAGCTACGTGCGCATCGGCGCCACCCAACTCAAGGACGTGGACTACAACTGGGTCGAACGCTGGGTCGGCTCGATGAAGCACACGCACCACCTGGCGCCATCAACCATCCGAAAACACGTCGGCGCCCTGGCCCGCTGCCTGGACTGGTTGATGCGCACCGGCAAGTCCACCCTGATTCGCAACCCACTGCGCCTGTTGCCAAAAGGCTACGGCACCTATAACGAGACGGATCGGCAAAAGCTGGTGGCACTGGACGTTCAGGTGCCGCAAGACACCGAGCGCGACCGCAGGATCGAAGACGGCGAGGAGGCGGCGATTCGTCACATCCTGCAAGGCGCCAAACCGCAGGGCAGGGAGCGTGCGCTCAAGCTCGAACACAAGACGCACCTGCAAGCCTTGTTCGAGGTCGCACTGGAAACAGCCATGCGCATGGCTGAAATCTACACGCTGACCCGAGGGCAAGTGGATCTGGAGCGGCGCACGGTATTTCTGGACAAGACCAAGAACGGCGACAAGCGTCAGGTGCCGCTGTCCAGTGTGGCCATCAAGCTGTTCGAGGCGCTGACTCAGAATCTAAGCGCCACGCAGCCGATCTTTCCGTGGTACACGGGCCTGGCCGCCACCCCCAAAGAGGAGGCGTTGCAGCGCAAGGTCGTCACGCGCAACCTGTCGGCACAGTTCGGTCGGGTGTTTGCCGCAGCAGGCTGTGCCGACTTCACCTTTCATGACCTGCGTCACGAAGCCACCTCGCGTCTGTTTGAGCGCACCAATCTGTCCGATGTGGAGATCGCAAAGATCACGGGGCACAAGCGCCTGGAGATGCTCAAGCGCTACGCCAACCTGCGTGCGTCAAACCTCGCCCAGCGGCTCTGGTAGCGTCTGAAGGAATGAGGGCAGGCGCTGACCGCGACGGCGCTTGGTCAGGGGGTCGGGCGCACTGCGGGACTTGGCCACATGCGCCTCGAGCTGGTCGGTGGTCAGCTGGGTGTTACGGCGCTCCGCCTGCTGCCGCTTTACCTCATTACTGAGGAATTCGGCCAGCTCGTTCTGAGGGAAGACCCAGGCTCGGCCAATCTTGGCGCCAGGCAAAACGCCTTGCATGGCCAGCTTCAGCACCGTTGTGCGATCCACCTTGAGGTAGGCGGCGCATTCATCGAGATCAAGGCTGTGCATAAAAAACATCAGTCAGTAGTGACAGGCGAAGAATACTCCGATAGTATTCGTTATGACAAGTCACTACTGAGTGATTGACGCCGAAACACAACGCGCAAGCCAGGTGGCCTGCGCACCGCACTGAAGTTCCTTATGAACCTGAATCAGTCCTCACGCGCCTCGTTATCGCCCTTCAGGGTGTCCACAAACTGCTTCAACTGTCGTTTTTCTTCCACAGTTCGCAGCTTCGGATTGGCCACTTTTGACGATCGGATGACGGTGATGAATTCCATCTCGTTCTCCGTGATGATCGGCTGTCCGGTGATCGCGGTGATGGCCGGCATCAGGTCGGGCAAATACTCGTTCATACAGAGCTTAAAGAAGAAAACAGGGTCCACGCTCAAGGCTTTGGCCATGCTGCCGATACGCTCCAGCGGCACCTTGGTTTTGCCCTGTTTAATCATCGTAATGACGTTCGGTTTGTTAAATCCGACCTCTCTGGCGATCGTTACCTGATCTTTTCCGACGAGTGAAATCTGTTGACTAACGTACTCTGCCACGGTCGTAATTCGCTTGTTGGTGTCCGTGACTCGGATGGCTTTTGACTTTGAACCAGCGGTGGGCATGAAAGCTCCAAAAAAAGTCGTTTTAATGAAAAAGCGTTACTGGTTGCAGTGTAGCGCGGGGTTTGGTCGCTACTGAGTGAATAAGACAGGGATTCCCACTCGGAAAGGAGGAACAAACGCGGGGGTGCGTTATATGTCGTTACTGAGTTATATACTACACGAAAGAGAAGACAATGTTGTCCAAGCTAGCAAAAGACCTAGTACGTACGACGCAGGAAGAATTGACAGGCCTGCTTGAAGACTTTGAAGTACAACAGACGCTCGACATTGGTGCTGCCCTGATTCACACGGGCCGCCATGACAGCATGGGACTGCTCATGCTGGTCAGCGACCTGACAGGAGGAGGGGCCTACCTTCCTCTGTAAGCTCTAGGGCGACTGCGGTCGCCCTGTTATTTCCCCTGTGGTTACGGTTGTTCTTCCTGGGTTCACCGTCTACATTACGTTATCAGTCATTTGTGACATAAGGAGAAACCTAGTGAAAAACGATCGCGTCTTTATTTTGCGTGAGTCAGTGGTGAAGATCACCCAACTGCTCTCTGGCAAAGGTATCAAGGTCACGCAGCAGGGCGTTCAAGCCTACGTTCGCGCTGACCACAACGGTGTGCCGGTTCTGGTCAATCTGCCGTATCTGCCCGACAACGCCACCGAAGACCTCATCAACGCCATTCAAGGCTTTCTTGACCACGAGGTTGCGCACATCCTTTTCACCAACTTCCCGCTGATGGGTAAAGCCAATCGCCAGGGTCGTCAGATCGGCTTCATGCTCAACGCGCTGGAAGACCCGCGCATCGAGAAGGAGATGGCCAAGCGGTTCAGCGGTTCAGCCTACAACCTGGCAAACACCGGCAAGTTCTATCTGGACAAGTTCGTGGTGCCCCGCCTTGAAGAAAAAGCGCGTGCGGGCGATGCGCAAGGCGTCATTCAAACGCTGATCGTGCCGATGATTCGCGCCATGTCGGGCCAGCAGGTGTTCAAAGAGTTCATGAACGCCGACGACAAGTGGAAGACCGTTGCCCCCATCTACGAACGCATCAAAGACTTGCAGCCGAAGATCGAAGCGGCCACCTGCACCGAAGACTGCTTGGCGCTGGCCGAAGAGATCGGTAAACGTCTGAGCGAAGACGGCGAGGGCGGCGGCAGCGGTAGCGAGAAGAGTCCGAAGTCCAGCTCGGGCGGTGCGGCAGGTAAGGGCGCTGGCAAAGCCAGCAAGAGCAGCGCACCAAGCAAGGCGGAAAAGGCGTCAGGTGCCGGCAAGAGCAAGTCCAAAGAGGAAGAAAAGGACGACGAGGAGGAGGAAGAAAAGCCCGCCCCGTCAGCCGGCAAGCCCAGCAAGCCTGAGAAGGAGGAGGAAAAAGAAGAAGAAAAAGCCCCCTCTGAGGAGGAAAAAGACGACGACGAAAAAGACGAGGAGGAACCCACCCCGTCTGACCCTGACCCCGCACCCGAAGAGGAACCTGCTGACGGCGAAGACACGATCGAGGCCGCACCGCAAGAAAGCGATGACGATGGCGAGATCGGCGAGGGCGCTGACCCCACCGATGCCGATGCGGGTGACGAGGAGTCCGATCTGGAAAGCTCCGCACCGATCTGGGAGGCGATGGACAAGGATGGCACCAACGCGTTTGATGAAGCCATGTCGCGCGTCATCTCCGAGCAGAGTCTGGCATCGGCCACCAACGCCACCTACCTGCCTTTCAGTAAAGACTATGACGTGGTGGAGAAGCTGCCGATCGGCACTGGCTATGAAGCCCGCATGACCAAGAGCATGGCCGACAAGGTTGACCACATGGTCGCGCCGCTTCAGAAAGACCTTGAACGCGCCATCAGCGCCCGATCGCTGGCAACGCGCTCACACGGGCACAAGTCCGGCCGACTGCACGCGGCCAACCTGTCTCGACTGGCGGTCGGTGATGCGCGTGTCTTCTCCCGCAAGCACGAATCGACCAGCAAGGACGTGGCGATCGAGCTGGTGGTGGACTGCTCCGGCTCAATGGGCGGCTCCAAGATTCACACCGCGTGCCAGGCAGCGTATGCGCTGTCATCCGTGCTGGAGCGGCTGAACATCAAGAATGAGGTGATCGGCTTTACGACGAAGGACATCGGCGGAGCGCAAAAGGAGATGTACGAGCAGCAGTCCAAGACCGGCATTCGCTTCTCACGCGCCGAAGGCATCTACATGCCCATCCTGAAGGGCTACGACGAGCGGTTGACCGCCAATGTCAAGGAGCGCTTCGGTTGGCTGCCGCACACCAACATCTTGCGCTCCAACGTGGATGGTGAGTCGGTGGAGAACGCTGCGCGTCGCCTCATGGCACGTCGCGAGGAGTCCAAGATTCTGATCGTGCTCAGTGACGGCTATCCGGCTGCTGCCGGTTCGCGTGGCGATCTGGAGCGTCATCTGAAGGAGGTGGTGCGCAACGTGTCGGCTGCCGGCGTCAAAGTGGTCGGCATTGGCATCGAGTCCGATGCGGTGAAGTCCTTCTACCCCAAGAACATCGTGCTGCACTCGGTTGAGGAGCTGCCCGCCGCAGTCATCAAGGAGCTGCGCCACCTGCTGATGAACCCGTAAGCAGGACAGATCACAGGGTTAAGTCATCAATGACTTGTTAGCCCTGCGATTGCTGGTTATCATTTGAATGTCGAAATTTTTTAGCAACCCGTTGAATATCAACGAATAAAGGAGTGTCTCAATGTCAGACGGAAAAATCACTTGTTCCATTTGCGGTGCGCAAGCACACGCCATCCAGCTGCACTTGCAAAAGGATCATCCAGAGGTCACGATCGAGCAGTACAAGGAGCGCTTCCCCGATGCGCCACTGCTCTCGGAGCTGGCTCAAAAGAAAATCGCCGAGCGCAACGCTGCCAAAGCTGCCCCCGCTGCCGATGACACCACCAAGGTGGCAATGGCCGGCACCGAGAACGTCGCCGCCAATGTGAGCGCACTCGTGCCAAAGGGCGGCATCTTGAAGAAGGCGCTCAATGAGGTGTTCAACTTGGGCAAGGTCAAGTCGGCCATGAACGCGAAGGGCGACCCCATCCCAATCACCGTGCTGGCCAACACCGACTTCGGTGATTTCGTGCCAACCGTCTCGGACAACTACGTCTATGACATCGACGAGTTGAAGAACGTCATCCTCGCCCTCGAGCTGCGCTACCCATGCTACGTCTGGGGCCACAAGGGTGCCGGTAAGACCGAACTGTTCGAGCAGATCGCCGCCCGTACCAACCGTCCGATGATTCGTGTCCAGCACACGGTGAACACCGAAGAGAGCCACATCGTCGGTCAGTGGACGGTCAAGGGTGGTGAGACGGTGTTCGAGCTTGGCCCGTTGCCGCTGGCCATGCAAAACGGCTGGATGTACGTGGCTGACGAATACGACTTCGCGCTGCCTTCTGTGCTCTCGGTCTATCAGGCTGTCCTCGAAGGTAAGTCACTGATGATTAAAGAGGCTGACGCAGCGAACCGCATCATCAAGCCGCACGCGAATTTCCGCTTCTGCGCAACGGGCAACACCAACGGCAGCGGTGACGAGACGGGTCTGTATCAGGGCACCAACTTGCAGAACTCTGCCAACTACGACCGCTTCGGCATGGTCATCCACAAGAAGTACATGAAGAAGCCCGCCGAGAGCCAAATTCTTCAGAACCAAGTGGGTCTGACCAAAGAGGACGCCGACAAGCTGGTCGAGTTCGCCACGCTGGTGCGTGATGCGTATGACGGCGCCAAGATCAGTGATGTGATCTCGCCACGCACGCTGATCTACTCGGCCAAGATTGGTGTGATGCGCGGCTCGTTCCGTCAAGGCATCACGCTGTCGTTCATCAACAAGCTGTCCAAGATCGACCGCGAAGTGGTGGACGGTTTGGCTCAACGCATCTTCGGTTCGTAAGCATGAGCGCAGCCGACTACTACAAGGCCAACGTGGGTCTTGTTCACGCAGTGTCGAGGAAGGGCCACCTTCGTCTTGTCAAGGCGGGGGTCGGTGTGGAATACGACGACGTTTTCCAGGAAATGTCGGTCGTGTTCCTGAAGGCGTACAAGGGGTTTGACGCCACCAAAGGCTTCAAATTCAGCACGTACTACTTCATGGCGGCCTACAACAAGCTGAACACTTGGGCGCAGAAGATGATCGAGGAGCGCCTCGAGCATGGCGTGGTGAGCATTCAGGAACTGAATCACACGGACGATGGCGAGAACTCGCTGGAAGACGTGCTGATGGTGGATCACACCACCCCAGAGGCGCAATACCGCGTCACCGAGTTCCTGAATCACATCAATGAAAACCTCACGCCGCTGGCCTCGCTGATTCTGGCTTGGGTGCTGCAACCGCCACGCCAAGTGATGACCGAAATCAGGAAAGCTGAAGCGAACGCCCGTTTCGGTCGCTCACTTGGCTACAACAGTCGCTGCATGGTCAACGTCTCGCCACGCTACATCGCCAATTTCATTCAGATGATCTCCGATGTGAAGCAGCCCGAGGTGGATCGTGCCTTGAAAGAAATCGAGCGTCTGCGTTATGCCGACGCCAAGCAATACATCGGAGTTTGATTATGAACACTGCCACATTCATCGACACGCCGCGTGAGGCGCCAGGCTGCTACGCATCGCCCAGTGTGTATAGCCAGGACTCGGACATCTGCCGAAGCTGTCCGACTTTTGATGGGTGTGCGCAGGCTTGTATCAAGACGCTGAACGAATTGCGCGACCAGATCAATGTGGAGTACCTGCTGGCTCGCCACAAGAACGCCCGCGCCGCCACCATCGAGTCTGCCGCACCGAGCGAAAAGCCCGCAGCGAACTTCATGAAGTTCATGCCTTCGGTGAAAAAGCCGGACGCGCAGGTTGAGCGCAAAGTGCGTGCGGAGCCGGCCGTTCACGAGGTATCCGAAGCTGACCAAGCCATCATCGGCACCTTGAACAAGAAGTCTCAGGAGCTGGCGGTGACGTGGTGCAAGCGCGGACTGATCGCAAAGATTCGCGAAGACATGCTTGAGGGACGCAACCCGTTCGCGTCAGAAGCTCGCCTTTCTCACTGTGGTGTCGTGTGTGACGAACTGCTCAAAGGCACGGTCACAAAGCAGTCTCTGACGAAGGCGTTCATGTCGCGACTGGGTGCCAAGACACCGTGGGACAAGAGCACCGCCAGTGCGCATGTGGGGATTGCCCTGCCGGTGCTGGTTGCCTTCGGTATCGCACAGGAGACTTCAGAGGGGTTCGTTGCAACTCCTGCGATCGGTGGTGACAATGTATGAGTACAAGACAACAACATGCTGGGGCGCGACACTGCCAGGCGATCTCATTGCACCGGCCCCAGGGTTTCGGTTGCGTGACTTCAAGGCGGTGACGACGATGGAAACCGAGTCGCACACCGTTGTGGATCGTCACAGCTCGATCGCCAACAGCAGTGGAGTCCTCTCGTCGCTCAACATTCCGTATGTGACGAGCATCACTCGGAACAACCAAATCCAGTGGGTGATATTGTGGGAAAAGTTTGTAGAACAGGAGATTAAATGAATTTAAATCACATGCTTGGCTCGCGCTCTGACTTCAGTCTGGGCGAGTCGATGCTCCAGATCGAACATCTGGTGGCAGATGCGAAAGAAAAGGGCTACGAGTCCGTCACGCTGATGGACACGATGTCGCTGAACGGTCTGGTGGACTTCAGTAACCGCTGCAAGAAGGCGGGCATCAAGCCGGTGATCGGTTGTCGCATCCGTGTGGTGGCAGACCCGACCTACCGCAAACCGCCCAAAGCGTCCGGCGAGAAAGAAAAACCCAACCCCATGTTCATGCTCAAAGCCTACGTGGTCGATGAGCGTGGCATTCACAGCCTCATGAAGCTGCTGTCCAAAGCGTTCAGCGAGGAATTCTTCTACTACCACGCCCGAGTCGGCATGAACGAGATCATGGAGCTGGAGGGCGTTGTGTTCTCCACTGGCGATCTGTTCAGTCTGTACCACATGCCTGACTGTGGCGCGATCATCAACGAGCTGCAAGCCAAGTTCGGCAAAGACGCCCTCTATTCGGAGCTGGTGCCCATCAACACGCCGCTGTTTGATCGCCTCAATGCGATGGCCGCTGAGTTCGCATACGTGTCAGGTATGCCTTCACTCGTCACCTATCCCACCTTTTACCGCAACGCGCAAGCCGCTGAATCGTTGGAGGTGCTCAAGTGCATTGTGACCAACACCAAGATGGATGTTCGGTATCGCTCGGTGCAGTACGTCAAGGACTTCTACATCCAGGAACCCAACGACTTGGCCAAGCGTGCGGTAGCCAGCTCCAAGCGCATTGCAGAGCTGGACGGTATCAAGACCGCGCAGCGCTGGAAAGAAGGGCTGGAGAACATTGAGCATCTGGTGGCACGGTGTGCGTACAAGTTCGACAAGCAACCCGTCTCACTGCCTCTGATGGCCCCCAACGAGTTCGTGGCGCTGGGCAAAAAGTGCATCGAGGGCTGGAAGCGTCGGTTTGGCACCGAGGTGCTGGGCCACAAGCCAGACAACACCGAAATGAAGGTGTATCAGGAGCGCCTGGCGTATGAGCTGTCGGTCTTGAAGAAGATGGGGTTTGCCGGCTACTTCTTGCTGGTGGAAGACCTCGTGGTCTGGGCCAAAGAGAACGGCATCATCGTGGGGCCAGGACGCGGTTCGGTCGGTGGTTCGCTGGTGGCGTACCTGATTGGCATCACTGACGTTGACCCGATTCGATTCAACCTGCTTTTCGAGCGCTTCATCAACCCCGAACGTCTTGACTTGCCAGACGCCGACTTGGACTTCATGTCGTCCAAGCGACACATGGTCATCGAGTACCTGACAGCCAAGTACGGTAAAGACCGCGTGGCAGGCATCAGCAACTATTCGACGTTAGCGAGTGCCTCCGCACTGCGTGACGCTGGTCGCATGTACGGTCTGAATGGCATCGAGCTGACCGCGACAAAACTCGTCCCCAAAGAGCACGGTCAATCGTTCACGCTGACCGACGCCGCGAAAGCGGTGCCGGAGATCGACAAGTTCCGCGACGACCAACCGGAGATTTGGGCACACGCCTTGAATCTGGAGGGTGCGATGCGTGCCTACGGTCGTCACGCCGCTGGTGTGGTGGTGGCCGGTGAGCCGCTGGTCAATCGAGCCGTGGTGGAGACGCGTGCAGACGCGCCGGTGGTGAACTGGGACAAGCGCACGGTCGAAGACTGGGGCTTGGTCAAGATGGATATTTTGGGTCTGTCCACACTCGACGTGATGGAGATTGCCAAGTCGTTCATCAAAGACCGTCATGGCATCACGGTGGACTACCTGGCGCTGCCCCTTGAGCAACCCGACGTGATGGAAGCGTTCGGTCGAGGCGACACCACGGGCGTGTTTCAGTTCGAATCGCCTGGCATGAAAAAGCTGCTGCGCGACCTGGCCACAGGGGGCACGCTGACCTTTGAAGACATTACCGCCGCGACCGCGCTGTACCGTCCAGGCCCGATGGACTCGGGTCTGATGGATGATTACGTCGCGATCAAGAAGGGCATTCGTGAGCCGTACTACGACCATCCGTCGATGGAGAACGCGCTCAAGGCCACCTTCGGCGTCATCGTCTATCAGGAGCAGGTGATGCAGGTGGCGGTCGATCTGGCGGGCTTCACGCGTGCGGAAGCTGACCACTTGCGCAAAGCGATGGGCAAGAAAGACAAAGACAAGATGGCCGAAATGCGTGAGCAGTGGAACCAGGGCTGCAAGAAGAACGTCGGCATGGACGAGCGCACCGCTGGTGGACTGTTCGACAAGATCGAAGCGTTCGCAGGCTACGGTTTTAACCGCTCCCACGCGGTCGAGTATTCCATCATCAGCTACTGGACGATGTGGTTGCGGGTGAACTACCCCGCTGAATACTTCGCCGCCTGCATGTCGATCGTGGACGAAGAAAAGCTGCCAGGGCTGGTCAAGGATGCGCGTGAGTGCGGCATCGAGGTGAGTCCTCCCGACATCAACCTGTCCAGCTACCGCTACACCATCCCTGACGACAAGACAATTCTGGCGCCGTTCTCGTCCATCAAAGGGGTCAGTGAGAACACCGCCAAGCGTATCGTGGAGCTGCGTGAGCGCAACCAAGACTGGAAGGTGGCCAAGATCAAGAAAAAGCGTGACGGCTCCACCGAAGAGGTGTGGGAAAAAGACGACACCACGCCGGTCAAGGGCGTCTTCAGTTCGCCGCAAGAGTTCGCGCTGGCTGCCGCTGAACCAGGCTCCAAGGTCAATGCCACCGTGGTCGAGCGGTTGCGGCTGGTGGGTGCCTACGCCAAGCTGGACGCCAAAGAGCTGCCCGCCAAGCACTTCAGTCGCCGCAAAGATCAGATGGAGCTGATGCCTGGCCTCATCATCGACAACGTGAAGGCGGATCGCACGACCGATCTGGGCGAATCATTCTTGCGTGCCAAGGTAATTCACCTGATTCAAGACTTCAAGCGCTGCGATGGCTGTGACCTGAAAGACGCACCGCACCCCGCGCCCCGTGCCAAGTCCACCGTGAAGTTCATGGTGGTGTCGGACTGCCCGACCTGGCAGGAGGAAAAGAAGGACAAGCTGCTCGAGGGCGATGCCGCTCAGTACGTGAAGCTGTCCATCAAGAATGCAGGGCTGAACGTGGCGGAGGGCTACTACACCACGCTGGTGAAGGCCAAGAAGTCTGAAAAGTTCCTGACCAACGGGCAGATCAACGGCTGCTCACAGTGGTTGAACAAGGAGCTGGAACTCATCAAGCCTGCGGTGATCGTGGCACTTGGGTCGGCAACGATCAAGCGCTTCGTGCCAGGGCTGAAGGGTGGGGCGGGTGAAATGGTGGGCAAGACCTTCTATGACCCCGTGCTGGACGCCACCATCGTTTGCGGACTGAACGCGCAGCAAATCGGCTTTGACCCCGACAAGCAAGAGGTTCTGGACGCAGTGTTCAAACAAGTTGCCGATGTTTTGTCCTGAAGATCAGTCACAAATGACTATCTAACCCTGCAAACGCACAGTAACATTCACGCTGTTAGAAAACATTTTTTTGTTAAGGAGAATCCATGTCATCGAACCCTCAAATCGCCGTTGACGACGACGAAATCGCCGCCTTGCTCGATGAGCTGGAGGCAGAAACTGGCATTGCCAGCACCGCACCGGCTCCCGCCAAGACCGTCAAGCCCGCCGAACCCGAACCTGTCAGCGCCAGCGAGCTGGACGATCTGGAAGACCTGAACGAGTTGGATGAGGTAGTCGCGCAAGCTGAACCCGAACCCCAGTCCGAGCCAGCACCGGAACCTGCCCCAGCTCCCAAAGTGGCCAAGAAAGCTGCACCTGTGAAGGAGACGGTCGCCCCCGCACCCGTGGTGGAACCCAAGACTGCTGACTTTGCCGATGTCGCCGATGCGTCTGAACTGAGCGAAGACGTGCCGCAGACGGCCGGCGCCAAGTTGCAATACTTCGTGGACGTGAACCAGTTCAACCGCGACACCAAACTCACGGAAGCGACGCTGGATGGCGCCATGATGGAGCAGAGCAGTCTGCGTGCCTACTACGGTACGCAAGCGGCGTATGCAGAGGCGCAGCACGCTCGCCTGAAGGTGCGCTTTGACGTGCTGGAAGCCAAGCTGTACGACGAGATTCGCAAGTCCCTGGCTGCCGGCGGTGAGAAGGTCACTGAGAAGATGGTGGAAAACGGCGTCAAGCTCGACCCGCGCTGGCTCAAAGCCAAGAACGCGGTCATCGAAGCGGACACGATCGCCAGCATCAACAAGGGCTTGGTCGCATCCCTGGCTGATCGTCGCGACATGATGATCCAGATGGGAGCTGACCGCCGCGAAGGATACAAGGGCGCCATGCGCGTCATGGAAGCCAAGAACGAAGCCGAAAACCTCGGTGCCCGTGCGAAAGCTGCGTTCCAGAACGCTCGCCCTCAATAAATTGTGGTTCCCCGTGACAGGATAAGTCACGGATGAACTATAATGTAAGTGCTCAAGACGTAAAACTCAAAAGCATCAACCCAACTAACCAAACTAGGAAAAATCAAATGGATACCTCGAAACTTCTTGAACTCATGAAACAGAAAAAGGCCGCTCTGAAGTCGAAAGACAAGACGATCAAGCCCCAACCTGGCTCGAACCGCTACATCTTGCTGCAAGGCTGGCGTAAAGGCGAAGAGCATGTGTGGTATCACGACTTTGGCCAGCATTACATCAAGAATGCCGCCGACGAAATTCAAGCCGTGTACCCTTGCAACGAAGCGATCTATGGCAAACCTTGCCCGATCTGCGAAGGTCTGAACCGCGCTCAACACGCTGCCGGTGACGACGAAACGGTCGAATTGCTCAAGAAAGCCAAAGCAGGCCGCAGCTTCTTGATGAATGTGCTGGCTCTGGACAGCGAAGACCCCAACACCCCTCAGATTCTCGAAATCAAGGCAACCGCGTTTGGCCAGTTGGTCGATGCTGTTGAAGAGTGGGCCGCCTCCATGTTCGATCCAGACGAAGCGCAAGTGTTCGTCATCACCCGTGAGGGGAAGGGTCTGAACACCAAGTACGCCGTGCAAGTTTCTCCCAAGAAGCAAGCCGTGCCGAAAGCTGCATACAGCAAGCTCGCCAACCTGGACGAGTACGTGCAGCAAGAGTCCGACGAGCAAAAACGCAAAGCGTTGTCGGCGATCAACAACGTGGCTGGCATCTTGCCCGCTGCGCACTCTGACCGCCCCAGCACTCGCGCTTTGCCAGCCGCCAGCACCGATGCTGAAGTGATCGAAGAGGCCGCTCCGCGTGCCGCCAAGGTCGCAGCACCTGCACTGGACGAAGAACTCGACGATCTGTTGGGCGACTTGGGCTAAGTCACCAATGAGGCAATGCAGTCTGGAGCTTCGGCTCCAGGCTTGCTGCCCTCTCATCTCATGCCTAAATACCTACTCATCGACGGCAACAGCGTCGGGTATGCCAGCCACCATGCAACGAAGCTCTCGTCCGGTGGTCAGGAAACCCAAGCTGTTTTCGGCTTTCTGAAGACCATGCGCGAACTGCGCGTGACTTACCCCGACCACACGCCGATCGTGCTGTGGGACGGACGTGCGGAGTGGCGCTTCGCACTGAACCCCTCTTACAAGAGCAACCGCAACGACGACCCCAAGAAGGTCGCTGTCAAGGAAGCCTACAAGAGTCAAACGCCGTTCATTCGTGACGCCCTCGAAGCGCTCGGTATCCGTCAGATGACGGTGGCCACGCACGAAGCGGACGACATGGCTGGTTATCTGGTGAGCACGCTGATGCAAAAGCCGGACACCGAAATCGTTCTCATCTCCGGTGACGGGGACTGGATTCAGTTGGTGCGCACGGGGGTGACGTGGCGCGACATGCGCGACGACGCCAAGATCGTGACGATCGCCAACCTCTTCGAAAAGACCGGCTACAAGACCCCGCTGGCGTACCTCGAGGGCAAATGCCTTCAGGGTGACTCGTCAGACGTGATCTCAGGCGTTGGCGGTATCGGTGAAAAGGGCGCACCCGAGTTCCTGGCTGAGTTCGGCAGCGTTCGCAACTTCTGGAAGGTCTGTGCTGACGGCACGTTTGTGCCGAAAAAGAAAGCGCACATCAACCTGAACGAAGGCGAGGGACGCAAGCTCTTCGGACGCAACCTGAAGCTGATGCAACTCATCAAGGTCGCCAAGCCAGACCCCGCACACGTCGAAGTGCGCAAGGGCCAGCTGAACCGTGAACGCTTCCAGCAAATCTGCGAGGAGCTTGGCTTTGCCAGCATCCTTAAACAGCTGGACGTGTTTATTAACCGATTCGAGACGATGTGATGGCGACATTCTTCGTCATTCGACACAAGACAGACGGGACGTTCTGGTCGCCACCTGGCGTCTCAAGCACGCCCCAACTGTTCTCTACACGCGGCAAGGCCGAAGGTCGCCGCAAACAACTCTGGCATCCCGACGATCGCGAGGTCGTCGAAGCCACCCTCACACTCAAGGAAAACAATCATGGCAACCTCAGTAGCTGATCTCGTGGCTCAACTCGACAAGGAGTTGGGCGCTAATGCCGATGGCCAACAAGTCACCAACTTCATCGACACCGGCTTTCCTCCCCTGAACAAGATCATGTCAGGCCGCTATGACGGTGGTCTGCCAATGGGTCGCATGGTGGAAATGTTCGGTGAGTCGTCAACTGGTAAGACCGCGTTGGCAACACAGTGGATGGTCAAAGCGCAACAGATGGGCGGCGTGGCTGGATTCATCGACTGGGAGCGCTCGTTCGATGTGGGTCTGGCTGAAGGCTTCGGTCTGAAGTCTGAGCGCCCCTACTGGCTCTACTCCAAGCCGAAGACGTGGGAAGAGGGCAACGTGACTGCCGCAAAAGCGTGCAAGATCATCCGTGAGTCCAAGGTCATCAAGCCTGATGCACCAATCCTGTTCGTCTTCGACTCCATCGCTGCTGCGCTGCCCAAGAGCCAGGCAGAAAAGGAGATCGACGAGTACACCATGAACGACACCACGGCGCTGGCCCGTGTCACCTCGACGACTCTGAAGGCGATGGCGCAGCACTGCGAAGAATTCAACGCCACCTTTCTGTATCTGAATCAGATGCGATTGAAGCCTGGCGTCGTCTATGGCGACCCACGCACCACCCCTGGCGGCAAAGCGATGGAGTTCTACGCAACGGCGCGACTGGCTCTTGGTCGTCAGAAGATCATGGAACTCGTCGACGGCTCGAAGGAGTTCATTGGGCAAAACGTCTCAATTCAGTGCGTGAAGTCCAAGATGACAAAGCCCTTTCAGGAGACTTCGATCCGCATGAGTTTTGATGAACTCGGCGCGGCACAGTTCGACACAATTACCAGCCTGCTGGAGTATCTGATCGCGAACAAGCTGATTACGTACTCCAAACCACGCGTGACGTGGACGGACGGTAAGCAGTATTTTACAAAGGCGCTGGCCGAGAAGATTCGTGCTGATGGGTCGTTTGCCGAGCTTGTCGCAATGTTGCCATAGCCGAAACACCACCACTGCGTTCTATACTGAGGGACTTCTGGGACTCAGGAGAGTGCGGTGGTGGATCAGACGGTAATAGGTTTCATTCCTCCGATCATCGGAGTGGAGGGTGAATTTAATACCTTCCGGTTGGGTAAGAAATTCGCGAAGTTGCCGATCGGTTCCGAAGTGCTGCTGATGGACGAGCGACGCAAGGTGGTCTTCGGCAAAGCGGTTGTGTTGGACACTTCGGTAGGGCCGATCAGCGCGTTGTGCGCGGTCTACGCTGCCGAAAATCACACCGAACTTCAGCATCAGGACGGCCAGCACGCCGAGCGCTTGTTTCAGACCCTGACCAAGATTTACGGGCCACACATTGTCAAACCCAACACGACCGCCACGGTCATCAAACTGAGGAGAAGAGATTAGTGAAAATCGTGCCCCACAATGTGAACTTCAAGCATCAAGGGGCATGGTACGAACTCGAAGACGGGCGAGGCATCTACTTAGCGCACCGCAGAATGTCGCAGGTGCTCGCCAAACGCAACGCTTGGTGTATCGAGCGCATTGCGCTGGAGGACACGCTTAGTCGTGGTTATCAGTTCGCAGGCGTACTGGTCAAAGACGGCAAGCGCAAGCTGCTGTACGCCACCAAGGTCGAGGACTTCTTCGGTGAAGCCTCCTTTTCGAACCCCAAGAACATTCTTCAGCGGTGTCTGCCGCTGAGTCGATTTCGTATCACGCCATCCATGAACAGGGTAAATGTCGAAGCCGCGATGCGTCTCCGGTAAGCCTTGTTGTAACCCCTCTAATCGGTCACTAAGATTGGTTTATCGCAAAACTGAAAGCACCACATGATTCTGGAGTCTGCCGTTCTCTGTCTCGCCTTGAACATCTATCACGAAGCTCGCTCGGAAATGATTCCTGGCCAGTACGCGGTGGCGCAGGTGACGATGAATCGTGCAGGCGACAAGTCAAAGGTGTGCGAGACGGTTGTTGCCAAGCGCCAGTTTTCGTGGACGAACAAACTACTGACCAAGAAGGGTAAGCGCTACGTGCTCAAGAAGGAGGGCGTGCCGCGTGATGCACGCGCTTGGGAGCTAGCCACCCACATCGCAAGCTACGTGCTCAAGAACCGACCTTCGGACGCTACGCGCGGAGCCACCTTCTACCACTCGACCGCCGTCGCACCAGCCTGGCGCAAGGGCATGGTGAAGGTGGCCAAGATCGGCCATCACATTTTTTACAAGACCGCATAAGTCACCACTGACAGGAGCATCCATGAAACCATACGGCGTCATATCTGACACACATCATCACAACTGGACGGCGTTCTCCAGCACCAACGGTGCAGGGGTCAACACGCGTCTGAATCAAATCCTCGACGAGACGCGCCGCTGCGCCGACGAAGTGATCGCAGCCGGTGGCAACACCATCGTGCATGGCGGTGATCTGTTTCACGTTCGCGGCTCGGTCGCTCCATCGGTGCTGAACCCCACGCTGGAGCTGTACCACGACCTTATCAAGAAGGGCATGCGCATCCTCATCAATGCAGGCAACCACGATCTTGAGGGCAAGGAAGCGACCAAGGTCGGTAGCGCCATCACCGCACTGGAGAAGGTGGGCTGCCAGGTCGTCAACGAGCCACTGCTGTTCGCAACGGACGGTCTGGTCTTGGTGCCGTACATGCAGCGCGTGGCCGACCTGAAGGTTGAGCTGGAAAAGATCGTCGCCAAGACCGCATGTGGCGCTGTCGATCTGGTCATTCATGCCGGCATTGATGGCGTCATCAAAGGTCTTCCCGATCATGGTCTGGATGCCGAGTACCTGTCCAAGCTGGGGTTTCGCCGCGTCTTTGCTGGTCACTACCACCACCACAAGGAGCTGGCCGAGAACGTCTGGAGCATCGGTGCGCTGACCCATCAAACGTGGTCGGACATCGGCAGCAAGGCGGGCTTTCTGATCGTCACCGATGAAGGGGTGAACTGGCGCTCGACCCACGCACCGAGCTTCGTGGAGATCGACGGCACGACCAAGCCGGACGACATCCCGCTGATCGTCGATGGCAACTATGTCCGTGCCAAGATTTTCTCGTCCAAAGCGTCTGAGATCGAAGCGCTGCGCCAGTACCTGACCGACAGCGGCGCAAAGGGCGTGACGATCGTCAGTCAGCCACCGACCGGCGTGACCCGCACCAAATCCACCGTGACCGCCGGCGCCTCCATCGAGGTGAGCGTCACCGACTACATCAAGGCGTCGGACTTTTCCCGACCCACTGAGCTGGCCGTCCTGTGTGACGACATTCTGAAAGACGCAAAGGAGAGCGCATGAACATCGAATCCATTTCCATCACCAACTTTCTGACCATTCAGCACGCCGAAATCGAGCTGGCTGAACGCGGGTTGGTGCTGATCCAGGGCGTCAACAAGGACGACTCGTCCGCCGATTCCAATGGTGCCGGCAAGTCATCCATTGCGGACGCGATCTGTTGGGCGCTGTACGGTGTCACCGCGCGAGGCGTCACTGCCGATGCCGTGGTGAACAAGAAGGCCAAAAAGGACACCGAGGTCGAGATTCGACTGACCGATGGCGCCAACGAGTACCGCATCATCCGGTATCGCAAGCACTCCACGAACAAGAACGTGACGCTTGTCCAGCAGCGGGGCACCGCCGTTGGCATGGCACCCACCGACCTGCACAAAGGCACCGAGCGCGAGACTCAAGAAGTCATCAACGCGCTGGTTGGGTGCAGCCTCGAAGTGTTCCAGGCAGCGGTCTACGCAGGGCAAGAGAAGATGCCCGATCTGCCCGCCATGACCGACAAGCACCTGAAGCTGATGATCGAGGAGGCTGCCGGCGTCGAAGTCTTGGCCAAAGCACACTCCATCGCTCGAGCCAGGGCGTTGGCTGCGCAAGCCGAGTTTGACAAGATCGGCGCCACGCTGGTGGCCTCTCAGTCACAGCTTGCGAATTCCAAGACGCAACTGGCCGACACCGAGCTGCTGGCGACCGCCTTTGAAGCTGACCGCCCTGTGTCAGCCAAGATGGAGCTGACCAAGATTCCACCCATGACCAAGCGGCGCAAAGAGTTGGAGACTGAAGTCGCTACCCGTGATGCCGTTGACTATGCGGGGGAGCTGGACGCCATCAAGAAGAAGTTTGCCGCCCTGAAGTCAGAGAACGACGAGCTGGCACGGCTGGAGACGCTGGCGCAGGCTGCTCAGAAGAAATTGACCCTGGCTGAGTCAGCAGCACGTCTGGCCAAGCAAAAGCACGCCAACGCTCAGGTCGCAGAGGAGAACGTCGGCAAGAAGGTCGGTACGCCCTGTGGGGAGTGTGGCAAGGACTACTGCGCTCATGACGTTGAAGCGGTGCGCCTCTTGCGCGAATCGGATGTCGTCGTGGCGCATGGTGAGCTGCGTAAAGCTGCTGACGCATACAGAACCGCACGAGACGAAGCAGCGACCGCGCAGAACGCAGCCACTGCGTTCAAAGCAACCATGACAGACGTGACTGAAATGGCAGAGCGACAGCACGACATTACGACCGAGGTGGCGTGCATCAACCGCTTGAAGGGCGAGATCGAGCGCATCGACCTGGATATTGCCAACGTGAAAGCGGCGGCCGCAGTTTGGTTGAAAAAAGACAATCCTTATACGAAGGCCAAAGAGCTGCTGGAGGCTCAGATCGCCAAGCTGGAGGCGACCATTGCGGCAGGCGAGGGCGATGCCAAGCGGGTCGAAGACGCGCTGATGCTGGCGCAGGATGCGGTGAAGGTCTATGGCCCCGCCGGTGTTCGAGCGCACATTCTGGACACGGTGACGCCGTACCTGAACGACCGAACCAGCCACTACCTGTCAGCGCTGGCGGACGACAACATCCATGCAGTCTGGAACACGCTCACCACCAACGCGAAGGGCGAGGTCAAGGAGAAGTTCCAGATCGAGGTGACGAACGACAAGGGTGCCGAGAGCTTTGAGGGTCTGTCGGGCGGGGAAAAGCGCAAGGTGCGCCTGGCGACCGCGATGGCCCTGCAAGACATGGTGGCCAGCCGCGCCAGCAAGCCGATCAACATCTTCATCGCCGATGAGGTCGATCACGCGCTGGATGAATCGGGGCTGGAACGCCTGATGACGGTCTTGAACGAAAAAGCGCGTGAGCGTGGCACCGTGCTGGTCATCAGCCACAACTCGCTGTCCGATTGGATTGATGAGGTCATTACCGTCACGAAGGAGTCAGGCTATGGACAAGTTGCAGGCGCTACTCGCAAATAGAGACAAGCCCGTGCGGGTGGATCGAGCACGGTTTGCCGCTGAGTTGGCACATCTGCTGCAAACCCCTGGGTATACTACCAATCAGTCAGTAATGAGAGAGCGGCCCGAGGTGGCTCGCTTTGAACCGAAAAAGGAGGCGCGAATGCCAGAAGACAAAATTGCACGCACTGCCGAAGGGCAGGCTGAAACCGACGAGCTGCAACAGGAGCTGGAGCTTCTTGCCGAGAAGATCACTGAAGTCCTGAAGGCGACCACTGAAACCTTCATGCTGGCGGCCCCAGAGACGCTGACCGTCAAGCGAGCCAATGGCGCGTACTCCAAGCAGGCGCACATCGGCTCAGAAGACTTTGCCCCCTCGCGAGCCTACGTCGGCAAGCGGGGTCGCATGATCTTCGTGTTCACCCCCGTGATGGTGGCTGAGTACATCGAAATGGAGATGGACGAGAACCAGGCACGCGAGAAGCTGATGGGGTTCAAGGACTACCTGAAAGAGAACATGGGTGACGTGCATGCCATGTTGGCTGAAGCCCGTGTGAACGCTGCCGCCCGAGAGGAGCGCAAGAGCATGGAGTCGCGCTCTGAAGCCTACAAGGACATCGGGTTCGGCTCATGGTGATCGAAGGCAACTTCAGCCGCGCCGAGTACACGCTCGTCGGCCAAGAGAGTGCGCTCGTCAAGATGGAGCTGATGCTGACCAATGAGGAGGCGGTCAAGCTGCAAAACGCGCTGATGAACCGGCGCATGGATCAGATTCAATTCGTCGTCAACAGCGCTCCGCCAAGCTGGGAGTCTGAAACTCCACACGACACCCCCAAAACAACAACCGAAAGCTGGTAATGAAAGAAGAATGGCGGCCAGTTGTGGAGAACCCTGACTACGAAGTGTCGAATCTTGGGCGTGTCAGAAGCTGGCGCAAAGGCAATGGTCACGGACGCGCCGACGAACCGAAGATTCTAGGTGGCACGATCACGCCGAAGGGTTACGTCGTTGTGGAGTTGGGTAGAAAACGGCCAGGCGAACGGCATAACCGTCGCTGGGTTCATCGACTGGTGCTTGAAGCGTTCGTAGGCCCACGGCCAGAAGGCACGGAGAGTCGCCACAAGAACGGCACTCCGAACGACAACACCGTCGCCAATCTTGAGTGGTCAACTCATGTGGACAATATGAGAGATCAGTTCGGACATGGCACGCGAATCATTGGCGAGAGACACCCTCGAACAAAGTTGACGGATGAGCAGGTTCGCGAAATTCATGCAGCTGCCAACGCTGGCAAGCATGGAATCGGAAGGCAACTGGCCGAGAAGTACGGCATCAAGACTGCCACAGTCACTCAAATCAAGAAAATGCAAACTAGAAAGGCAGCATTATGAAAATCCGAATCGTCGGGATGGACCCGTCAACCTCGAACTGGGGTATTTGCAAAGCCACGCTTGACGTGACATCAATGGAGTGGGTAGTGGACGATCTGATCTGCATCGAGACGGAAAGCGAATCGAAGAAGGGCGTCATCAAGCAGTCGGACGACCTGCGTCGTGCCCGTGAGGTGCGTCAAGGCATGGTGGACGCGTGTGAGGACGCCTCGTTTGCCATCAGTGAGATTCCGTTTTGCAACCCCGCAGGCTACGCAGCGGCGAACTTCAACTCCGGTCTGGTGACTGGCGTGCTGGCAGCGTGCCCAATTCCCCTGATCCAAGTGTTCCCCGCCGAGGTCAAGTTCAAAGCCACTGGCATTCGCTCTGCCACCAAAGGTGAAATGATCGAGTGGGCAATGGGTCGGTTCCCTGATGCGCCGTGGCGTATGCGCAAGCTCAAAGGCAAGATGGTGCCGATGAACGTGAACGAGCACTTGGCGGACGCGGTAGCGTCAATCAACGCCGGCTTGGACTCACAACAGCTCCAGCAAGCCTTGGCAATCTATCGCGGTATGAAGACTGCCGCGTGACATAAGTCACCCGTGAATATACTGCTTGCATATAAGCAACACCATCTATGGCAACCTCAGACACACCCTTCGACCCAACAACGCTGCACGAACTCATCAAGGCAGTCTCGCCGCTTCTGAGCAGTGATAACTTCGCCAGAGAATATCTGACCGGCAACTTTGAGTCAGAGCCGCAGGAGATTCACGTCAACGAGAAGACGGTCTTCGCCAACCCTTTGGCGATCTCGACCGTGGTGGACGACTACACCGCCTCGCACGCCAGAGACGACCGCATGGTTGCCAGGCTGCTGGAGGACGCTCACCAAAAGCTGATGCGCACCGTCGAAAACGAGACACGTTGTGCCCAGTGCCGGCGCCTTGATGTGGCGGTGGATCAGAACCCAAACCCCATGTCAGGCAGCACCGAGTACCGACTCAGGACGGTCTGCAAACAGGCTCAAAAGGGCATGACCTCGCTGGTCTGTCCTGACGGATCGCTGACATCTGTGAACACCTCGGGTCTGGATCGTAGCCGCGTGAGCTTTCGCCCGCCGCCAATGGTCTGGAAACCCGAAGAAAGTCACAAGCCGGCTGACCAGCCAACCACCAACACCGGCGACACCGCCTGGTAAATGCTTATATGGTGCCTAAGTCACAACTGAGTTAGACTCGCCATCCCGATTTTTTAACCCCCATGAAAACAGAAAAAGGAGCCTCATGAGCCTGTCCACAGAAACCCCCGCACGAAGTTACGCCAAAGGTATTGGTGATGCCGTTGCGGATAGAACTATCAACCGCAAAATCACCCGCCAGGTGGACACGTACACCAAGACCATCGAGCTGCCACGCCGTGACGACATGGCTCTGGATCACGAAGTCGATGAGTGGTGCAAGTCCAACAACCTCGTGATCGAGTCCTACCACGTTGCCTATGGTGACGACCTGATCGTCCAGATCGAGCTGAAGGTCACGGGCCACGTTGAGGTGGAGACTTGGGCTGACGTTGCGGCGCGTGTCGCTTACGGTTCGGCCACGCTGCATCCACTCCACAGCAATGAGAATCTTTCTCAACTGGCTGCCGAGCGCACGTTCGAATTCGAGAAGATGCACCACCACCTGCGCCAAGCCTCGATTCTGATGTCCGGTCGCCACTTGCAGCACGGAGATGAATCGCAAAGCCTGCGCAACATGGAAGTCTTCACGAACTGCTCGACCTCCGCATCGACGTTCCTGTCCTTCTACCTGCTCTTGAATGGCTCGGGTGTCGGTCGCAGCTATGACAACGAAATGATCCGCGCTGACCTGAACAGCCTGCCTGTGACCGTCTGCACCATCGACATGATGCACAAGGACGCGCAGACCGGCGAGATCAACGCGCTGGACTTGCGCAACGCCAAGCACCTGTACGCCGGTCGCGAGATCGAAGTGTTCGAAGTGCCAGATTCGCGCGAAGGCTGGGCCAAAGCCCTCGAGAAGATGGAGTACATGGCCTTCCGTGGTGACAAGCGCAACACGGTGCTGATCTTGGACTTCTCCAACGTGCGACCACGCGGCGCCCCGATCGCAGGGATGCAAAACCGCCCCGCATCCGGCCCTGGCCCGATGATGACCGCCATTCAGAACTTGGCCAAGTTGCGTGACGCAGGCATGTCGCCCTGGCGTGCCGCCATGTACGCCGACCACTACGTTGCCGAGTGTGTGCTCGTTGGCGGTGCGCGTCGTGCGGCTCGCATGGCCACAAAGACCTGGCGCGACAAGAACGTGATGGAGTTCATCGAGGTCAAGCGCGGTGGCTTCCTGTGGTCTTCGAACAACAGCGTGACCGTGGACGATGAGTTCTGGAAGCTCGTGAAAGCCGACATTGCGGAGGTGGTCAAGTACGAGAACGAGGCGACCGTTGAGTTGGCCGTTCACGCCAAAGCCGTGTTCGATGCGCTCTGCTACGCCGCCTATCACGACCAGACCGGCGAGCCAGGCATCATCAGCGTGGACAAGCTCACTTGGAGCAACGAAGGCATCGAAGCATTGCTGGACGGCAACTTTGCCGAATCCGAGCGCTACAAGCTCGATACCGCCACCCTGGAGCTGACCGCAGCGCTGGCAAAAGCCTGGCAGAACTGCCCGTACAAGACGATCACCAACCCCTGTGGCGAGATCGTTCTGGGTGCCCTGGGTGGTTACTGCGTGATCGCTGACGTGGTGCCTTACCATGCCGGCACACCGATTCCTGGCACCGTGACCGATCAGTCAATCGACGGACGCAATCGCCGCTGGGACGACGATGCAGAAGATGCCTTCCGCACCGCCACTCGCGCTCTGATTCGCACCAACCTGATGGACAGCCTGTACGGTAAGGAAGTCAAGCGCACCAACCGCATTGGTGTTGGCATCACCGGCTTTCACGAGTACGCGTGGGCACGCTTTGGCTACGGTTGGAAGGACATTGTGGACGAAGCCAAGTCGCTGGACTTCTGGCTGACTCTGAGCCGCTTCAAACGCGCCGTGCAAGACGAGGCAAAGGTCTACTCGACCAAGCTGGGCGTGACCGTGCCGCACACCAACACGACGATGAAGCCAGCCGGCACCACGTCCAAGCTGTTCGGTCTGACTGAAGGCGCTCACTTGCCCTCCATGCGTGAGTACCTGCGCTGGGTGCAGTTCCGCAACGACGACCCGTTGATCGACCAATACCGTGAGCTTGGCTATCCTGTGAAGAAGCTCAAGAGCTACTCCGGTACGACCATCGTGGGCTTCCCGACCGTGCCAGAGATCGTCGCGCTGGGTATGGGTGACAAGCTGGTGACAGCGGCAGAGGCCACACCGGAAGAGCAATACCAGTTCCTGCGTCTCATGGAGAAGTATTGGATCACGGGTGTTGACGAAGACGGCGTGACCCCGCTGGAAGAGCGTGGCAACCAAGTGAGCTACACCTTGAAGTACGACCCGAAAAAGGTCAGCTACGAGGACTTCAAGCACACCCTGTTGCACGGTCAGTCCACCATTCGTTGCTGCTCGGTGATGCCACAAGCGGACACCACAGCCTACGAGTACCAGCCCGAGCAGCCTGTGACCAAGCACGAATTCGAAATGATTTGTGCCGCCATCAAGGAATCCGAAGCCGTCAAGGAAGACATTGGCTTTGAGCACGTTGACTGCGGAGCCGGCGGCTGCCCGATCGACTTCGGTGACAACAAGTAAGGAGCTTTGCATGGCACATCCCGAAACCCACGACGACATCGACGAACCAGTGGAGCTGGTGTCTGAAGAGGAACGTGAACGTAGCGGGGTGGCCGCCTTCACAACCTTGGCCAGCTCCCTGCAAGACTGGGAGCAGTTCGAGGTGAACAACAAGGCAAAGCGGTAGTTTTTTGCAGGGTAAGTCAGCACTGAGTTGACTTCCCTCGAAAACTTATATAAGATTCACGTATTGAAAGAGATTGCAGCGGGGTAGTTCAGTTGGCAGAACGCTGGGTTCATAACCCAGAGGCCGCAGGTTCAAGTCCTGTCCCCGCAACCAGTTTCGTTGGCATATAGCTCAGTTGGTAGAGCACTTGACTGTTAATCAAGTTGTCCCTGGTTCGAGGCCAGGTATGCCAGCCAATCGGCGTTTAGCGCAGTCTGGTAGCGCACCTGCTTTGGGAGCAGGGGGTCGTAGGTTCGAATCCTACAATGCCGACCATGTTTTCTAGTGTCGAGAAGAGGAAGTGCAACGGGTCAGCGCCGTTGCTACCGATCAACCTCACTTTCGAAAGGAAGGGAGTCTGACTCCGGTAGGTGGAAACCCACTGCTTCATGTGAGCTTCCACTTCTCGATGCAAAGTTTTGTCGGGGTGTTCTAAGAACTAACCAGCGTCAGCGTCTCCTCTTGATGGAGTCCAGCACCTGAAGGTCACGACCATCCCGACAGATCGCCGCCTTAGCTCAGTTGGTAGAGCAGCTGCCTTGTAAGCAGAAGGTCTGGGGTTCGATTCCTCAAGGCGGCACCAGATGCTCTGGTGGTGGAATTGGTAGACGCGCCGGCTTCAGGTGCCGGTGTCGAAAGACGTGCGGGTTCGAGTCCCGCCTAGAGCACCATGTATTTACAATCCCTTATCGGCAGCCTTCAGTGGCTGTTGGACGAGGGCGAAACCACCCGCTTTATGCGGGTGTTTTCATTTGTGAGTGCAGTTGCCGTGAATGCCCTGGGAAATCTGGGTTCGCGCTCGGTATACTGCAATAAGTCACTAATGACGTTACAAAGGAGAATAGATGACGACACCGACCATCCATCCTCGCCAGGCGGAAGCTCAAGCCAAAGCAGCAAAAGTTGCATTGGTACGTAAAGCCCAGGGCGAGATCATTGAATTCGCAGCCGAGCAAGGCATTCGCTTCGTCGAAGTGGACCCAAGCACCGGCATCATGGAAGAGAGCAGCACCAAGCCGCCCAAATCAGGGCGTCTGACCATCGCTTACGTGGAAAATCGCCGCAACATCGTGCTGATCTCCACCGCGATCTGCCATCCAGGGGACAAATTCGACAAACGCACGGGCCGCGCCGTCGCTGCGTTGAATATGTTCGAGGGCAGTTCCATCCAGTTGCGCAAACCCACCAGCTTTCACGGCTCGGTCAAGCGCTGGATTCAGCAAACCTTCACACAGTACGGCGCATGAAAGCCCTCACGCTCATCGCCGCCGCTGGCTTGGTGCTGACAGGCTGCTCTGACAACACGGCTCCACAGCCGCAAGCTCAGGTGCAAAGCCAACCCGCACTGATGCAACCACAAGCACCCGCGCAGCAACCTGCGTTGGCTGCACCACAACCGCAGCAGGTCATCGTTCAGCAAGCGCCAGCGCAGCAGAACAACTCACACGACATGCTCATGGGTGGCATGCTCGGTTACATGCTGGGTAGTGCAGGCAACCGCAGTGCGGTGTCTTCACCCGCCATTGCACCGGCCCCTGCACCCACCGTCATCCACAAGACCATTGTGAACAAGACGGTCATCCAGCAAGTGCCGCCCAAGGTGGAGCCAATCAAACAGGTGGCACCCCCGACACCACCTGCACCTCCCGCACGAGTGGTTCCGGCGCCGGCGCCGTCATCTTACAAACCTGCCACCACGACCTACGTGGGTTCGGGCGCGTCTTCATATCGTCGAAAGTAAAGGAGTTTTCCATGCAAGAAATCAAACTGGGCAGCCTCGTCACCGACCTGCAATCCGGCTACGAGGGCACCGCCACCGCACGCATTGAATTGTTCAGCGGCAACATCCAGTACACCGTCACGCCCAAAGCGGCCAAAGGCTCTGAGAAGTTCCCCGAGCAGGTGAACTTTGACGCCGTGACGCTGAAGGTCAAAGGCAAAGGCATCAGTGAGCTGGCGACCGAGCCGCAGCCCGTTGACATTGCCATCGGTGACGAAGTGCAGTGCATTTTGACCGGCTTTAAGGGTGTCGCCAGCATGAAGTCCACCTTCATGAATGGCTGCGTGTACTTCGACGTGCTCAAGCCCGAAGGTGCCTTGAAGAAAGAGGGCGCTGCCGAAAGCATGTTCATCTCCTCGACCCGTCTGAAACTCATCAAGGCCAAGAAGGTCACGCCGATCAAGGCGTCCATCAAGGCACCAGGCGGCCCCAACACTCGCGCCATGCGAGCCAACTAATCCCTCAACTCTAGGAGAAACTCCATGAAACGCCTTTTCTCATTCAATCGCTTCGCATCTGTGAGCGCCATCATCGTCGGCTTGGCCATCGGTTGCGGTCTGGCTGCGTGCAGCAAAGACCCCGCACCGTTGTCCGTTGAGCAGCAGCGCGAGATCAACCTTGCCAACGCGGACAAGAACCGCAAGCTGCAAGACCTGTTGGAGCAGCAACGCTCAACCGCCCTGGCCAACGCCTCGCGCAACGCCTCCAGCTACTTTGCGGCGAACCCTCGCTTTGATGCCGGCTGGAAGATTCTCCCGCACACCGATGACCAGATTGACGCTGCATGCCCTCAAGGTTCCGGCTGGGCTTGGGTCAGCATCATGAAGGTGACAGGCAAGGAAGTGGAAAAGAACCGCATCTGGTGCAGCACGTCCAGCTCGTCGCTTGGCTGCTACATCGAAGCTGACTTCGCCAAGCTTCCGTACTCGGCACAGGCAGCAGCGTGTGACGTGAACCTTCCTCACCCCTTGAAGCCCATCAGCAAATGATTGCCACCATCACCTTCTCATCCATCGCTGAGTGGGTGGTGAGCGCTGCCATCATCGGCTTCATCGCTGGTGCTGGCACCGCCACCTGGCTCATCGTCCGTCTGTCTCGAAAGAAGTAATGACTACTATCTCCGCCAAAATGATCGAATACTCGTGCTCCACCAGCACGGGCATTGAACTGGCGACGATGCAACTGTGCTACCCACGGTTCATCCACGCCGAATTCATGACCCATCGGGTCTTCAGCCGCAACGCGTCGTCGTCTCGTGCCATCCCTGTGGCCAAGATGATCGAACAAGTGCGCACCGACCCCGCTATGCCGATTCACTGGGGTAAGAACCAGCCAGGCATGCAAGCCAAAGAGGAAATGGAAGGCCAAGAGCTTGAAACCATGATGCGTGCGTGGCAGCAGGCAGCGCGTGAAGCTGCGGCGACCGCTGAGTTCATGGAAAAGCGTGGTCTTCACAAGCAGGTGGCCAACCGCATCCTCGAGCCGTTCCAGTACATGCACGTCATCGTGACGGCAACGGAGTGGGAGAATTTCTTCGCTTTGCGTGCGCACCCCGATGCACAGCCGGAGATTTTCGTTCTGGCAAAGGTGATGCAGGCAGCGATCGACCAATCGACCCCGCGCTGGATCGACCCCGACGAATGGCACCTGCCTTACGTGCTGGCCGAAGAACGACTGAGCTTGCCCACCGAACTGCTCCTGAAGCTGTCGGCAGCACGTTGCGCCCGTGTGTCCTACCTGACCCACGACGGCCAGAAGCCCGACATCGACAAGGACTTGGCGCTGTATGACCGACTGGTGGGTGGTGTGCCCCTGCATGCCTCTCCGATCGAGCATCAAGCCACCCCAATGGCGACAGGCGATATGTGGTCAGGCAACTTCCGAGGTTGGATGCAACACCGGCAGTTGGTCGAAGCGACCTTCAATCCCGCGCTCTGATCGCTACACTTCAATCACCAATGACCTAACCGGAGGACTATGTTCCAAGCATTCAAACCCAAAAAGACCGTCGCATCCGTGATGGCCGGCTTCCATAAAACCATCGCCGATCTCACTGAGGTTGAGCAGGTTCAGGAGGCTGAAGCTGACTACCACGTCAACGTGGCTCGCAACGCCAATGTTGCCGCATCTGCTGCGCTCAGTGAGCGTGACGCCGCCATCGAGGTTCGCAAGAAGCTCGAAAACCTCATCAACGCGTAAGGACATCATGAACTTCAAAGAGTACCAACAACGCGCTCTCCTGACCGAGAGCAAGCCTGCTGAACTGAACTTCGGCGAGATCGGCCTGCACATCGTTCTGTGCGCCTCGATCACGATGGCCGAGATCGTCAACCAGACCAAGCGCACCATGTTCTATGGCAAGCCCCTTGACGGTGCTGGTATGCGAATCCTCGCTCAAGACCTGGCAGGCTTTGGCCAACTGCTGTACGAAATGTCCGACCACCTTGCCACCAAGAATGACAAGGGGAACTACGGCGCACTTCCAGAAGCAGCCCGCAACATCGACCCCAAGAACCTGAACCTGCGCCTGGCACACGCTGCGCTCGGTATCTTCTCGGAAGCAGGTGAGGCGCTTGAACTCATTCGCGACCAGTTGGAAGGCAAGGCTTTTGACACCGTGAACTGGGGCGAGGAGATCGGTGGCGACATCAGCTGGTATCAGGCGCTCGGTCACGATGCGGCTGGCACCGATGAGGATGTGGAGCGTGCCAAGAACATCAAAAAGCTGGAGCTTCGCAACAAGGGTCAGACGTTCAACGCGGAAGGCACCCTGAACCGCGATCTGGACGCCGAGCGCAAGGTCTTGGAAGGCCAGGCATGAAATACCTCATCATCTTCATATTGGCACTCATCGCCATCGGCGCCTTTGCAAAAGGTGGTGGTGGAGGTGGGGGTCATGGAGGTGGTGGGGGTCATGCCAGCAGTGGTCACTCCAGTAGCGGTCACGCAGGGTCATCGCACTACACCGCCACCCCGTCCGAGTCCCATTACACGGGTCGGGCAGGGGGTGCGGCTGTGGTGGCCCCTTCATCGCGCTGCTCGGACGAGCGTCGCAAGAAGGAAGGCTGCTGATGGCGATTGGATTGGTCGGAGCGCACCGGACAGGCAAGACAACACTGGCCCGTCTGTATGCAGAGAAAAGCGGTATCAAGTTCCTTGAAACCTCGGTCAGCGCCATCTTTCGTGACTTGGGCTATGACGCGGCAGTGACTTACGACTTCGACACCCGCCTGACGATTCAGGAAGAGGTGTTGAAGCGTGTCGATGCCAAGTACGCCGAGCACGCAGGCACAGACTTCATCACTGACCGCACACCGCTGGACATGGCAGCGTACCTGATGGCCGATGCAATCGGTGATCGGGTGCCTCCAGAGTGCCAAGTGCGTGTGGCTCAGTACGTCAACGCCTGCTTTGAGACGACGAACCGGCGCTTCGGAGTGGTTCTGCTGGTGCAGCCAGGCATTCAACTGGTGGCAGAAGAGGGTAAAGCGGCCATGAACGTGGCCTACATCGAGCATCTGAACAGCCTGATGTTCGGCTTGACAGTCGATGAACGCCTGACCTGCCACAACTACTACATGCCCCGTCATGTACTCGACTTGGAAAAACGCCATCAGGCACTCCAAGCATCGGTGAGCCGCTCACGAGAGCGTGTCAACGCCGAATACGCCGACGCCAACCGCGCAGGGCGTGTTCTCATTCACTGAGGGCAAAGTCACGGGTGACTGCAAAGCCCGTGACTTACTCGCTAGAATTCACATATCGCAAGTATCGCGATGCTCATAAGGAGAACCCATCAATGTCCCTGAAGTCATTCTTCACCAAAACCTTCCAGCACTTGTTTGGTCAGCCGCCTGTGGCAGCACAGCCGATAGCGGCCAAAGCTCGCACGCCCAAGCGCATCAAAGGCAACAGCTACTGGATCAAGAACCAAATGAAGGACTACGACGGTCAAGGCTCCTTCATCATTTCAGTGCCCAAAGGTATGACCATGAAACAGGCTCATAGTTCGGTGTGCACACACATGGCGTTGCGCTTTGGTAACGGCAACTACAAGACGCGCCGCTACCCATCGGCTCGCACCATTCATGTACGTCCTTTGACTGCGTGATATGTCTGGCGTCCCCATCCTTCAAGACGAGGTGAACCGCAAGGCGTATGAGGCCTTGAGTTACCTCACGATGGCGGTCACGCACAAAAAGATCACGCCAGCGCAGTTCTCGACCGGCGTCGATGTGCTGTTCATGGCCGTATCCGGTCTTGTGACCGACCCCGATTTCATTCACATCATTGGCGAAGCACAACGGCTTTGCGAGGAGAAATAATATGGCAGATAAAGAATTGAACCTGAAGACAGACGTGACCGTCACCCACCGCCTCGAGATCAGCGAGAACGCCTTTTGGCTGGTGGTCTGGTCGATCGTGGCAACAGGCATCGTGGTGCTGGTTGCGATTCTTGGCAGCAACTCGCTGGAAAGCGACCGCATCTTGGCCAAGTCCTCTGACCCCGTTGCCACCGCGTGCGCAACCGGACTGGGTAGCCACATCACCAATCAATGCACGGTCTTGCTGGCTCGGAAAAACTGAAAATCCAGGCCAAGTTTTTTAGCAATTTTTCATCATCCTTATACAAAGCATGGACAACACCACAAGCAATGAGATTACGGGCGACCGCCTGGCCACGAAAGCGGCCAGCGAAGCCTTTCGATCGAACTACGGCACCGTCTTCGCCAAGAAGAAGGTGGAGCAGCCTGATCCGCTGACTGAAGCGCTGGAAAACCCCCAGCAGATCACCCACGTCGCCCTGAAAGACGGCAAGAAGGTCTATTCGCTTCCAGCCCCAAATCGTCACCACGATGTCATCGGAATGATTGGCGGGACGCACGGGCAAGAGGTGCAGGGCTTTTTGGACGCAAACGGCGTGTTTTTGAACCGCAAGCAGGCGTTTGTGGTGGCTCAGATGACGGGCCAGCTCAATCGTCGTCCAGGGCCAGGCCACTATCAAGGCCCCGAGCTGTTCTCGGAGGATTTGTGGTGAGCGTGGAAGTCGTCGAAACCAAAAACATTGACGTTATGCCAATCCGTCTGCTCAAGGGCGACACCTTCTCCGTCTCGCACTCGCTGGAAGGCGGGCCGAGTCGGGAGCTGGTCACGCACACAATGGAAGAGGACTTGATCGTCAATCGCGTGAGCGTCATCAAGGTGAAGGACGAGTTCGGCTTCAAGACTGCGATCGGCGCGATCTTCGGCGAAAAGGCGTGACATGAAGTGGTCTGGCACTGTGATGTACCTGATCGGCATGCTGCTGACCGCTGCCAACGTCTATCCGGTCAATCTGGTCTTCGGGGCGATCGGCGGTGGCATCTGGGCGATGGTCGGTATGCAGTCGCAGGATAGGGCGCTCATCACGGTGGAGCTGGCGTCGTGCGGAATCTACACTGCCGGTCTTTTGCACTGGAGCGAGACGAAATTTCACACTTTCAGCTCGATCTTGGCGTACTATGGTTTCAGTCACTACTGAACAACCTAACGCCTATGTATTCCCATGAGAACATCAAACGCCACGCTGAAAAAGCCGCTGACGACAGACGCGAGAAGAGCGCCTGCCCCTACGACCTGGAAAGTCCAATGGGGCAACTCTGGCTCGATGCGTACATCAGTCGGATTGTCTCAGAGTCAGGAGACTTGAAGTCCTGATGCACATCCCCTGCGCGGACAGGTAAAACCCCGCAAATCGGTTGCTACACTGCAATCAGTCGCTTATGACTTACAAGGAGGAAATCAAATGGCCCGTTTAACCAAATATCAACGCCAGGCATTCGTCACGGCGGTTATGCACGACGTTCCCACCGTCAACTACGAGGAGCAGGCGCACAAGCTCGTCAAGGATGCCGCTATCGCGATCCTGCCACCCCAAATTCAAGCCATCGCAGCCGACAAGAAGCTGTGCCACTACCTCGACACGACGAGTCACTGGTTTGGCTACCACAAGGGCAACTTCGGCAGCGTGACGGTCTACGGCGGTCACAACGGTGGCTACATGACCAAAGAGGTCGAGGAAAAGCTCGATGCAATTATGCAACTGAGCCAAGCCCAGGATGAGCGCTTGAATGACATGCAAGCCAAGCTCAAAGGCGCCATCGAGTCCTGCACGACCGACAAAATGGCTCGTGAACGTCTCCCCGAATTCATCAAGTACCTCCCAGAGCCGGAGGTCAAATCGCAGTACCTGCCGGCAATCTCCAACATCGTGGCTGACCTTGTGACTCTGGGTTGGCCAAAGGACGGTTCCGCCGTCGCAAACGCATAAGTCATCACTGAAGTAAGGAGCTTCTATGCCATCTGTGTCCACCTCAATGGCCGCCCTGCGGTCAATCAGTCCAACCCACCTCGAGGCAGAAGTGCTCAAGGTGATCGAAGCCTACGGGGTTCGAGGTTGCATTTCGGATGAGGTGCGTTCGCACTTCCCCTCGCTTGCCTACTCATCGGTCACGGCGCGGTACGCAGCGCTGGAGAAAAAGAAGCTCATTCACCGCAGCGGCAAGCGGGCAGGGGACTCCGGTCGCCAGCAGTCGGTGATGTTCGCCAATTCAGTCGTGCCGCTCGTGTCATGAGAGGCGGAATCATCTTCCAGGGCGTTCTTCTGGCACCTGGCTCACACGCACACAAGCTCCACACCGAGAAGAAGTGGAGCGAACTCACGGCTCACATGAAAGAGCTGGAGCGCAAGAAACAACAGTTGGAAGGAAGAAACAAATGAGCGAATTCAGCTGCCCAGTCGTCCGCGTGACGATCGTGCCTCACCCCAACGCAGATGCCATCGAAATCGCGCAAGTGGGTGACTTTCAGTGCATCGTCAAGAAGGGCCAGTTCTTCAGCACCGATTTCGGCGTCTACATCCCCGAGCAAGCGATCGTTCCTCAATGGCTGCTCGAGGAGATGAACCTGTGGGACGCCACACGCAACAAAGGCGGTCTTGCTGGCGCTGCTGGCAACCGTGTCAAGGCGATCAAGCTGCGAGGCGTGCTGTCACAAGGTCTGCTTCTTCCGGTGCAGCTATACAGCCCCACCGAGGTGCTGGTGATCTCTGAGCCGCATGAGGGTAACCAAGGTGCGGGCATCGTCGCGATTGGCGGTGACGCAGCGAGCTGCCTGGGCATCGTCAAGTACGAACCGTCCGTTCCTTCGCACATGGCGGGCAAGATCGCAGGCGTCGATCTGGCGGCCACACTGGGTTACGACTTCGACAACATCAAAAAGAAGCCTGATCTGTTCACCGAGGGTGAGGAGGTCGTCATCACGGAAAAGATTCACGGCACGCTGATGCAGATTGGCGTTGTGCCAGAGAGCATGGCCAACGATCGCTACTACAAAGGGCGCGTGACCATCTCCAGCAAGGGCATGGGTCGTCAAGGCTTTGTCCTTGACTACACCGACACCGACAACCTGTACGTGCAGGCAGCAATCAAGCATGGACTGTTCGAGAAGGCGCTGGCGTTCTTCGGTGAGGCAGCCAACGAAATGGACATGCCTTACTTCATCGTTGGCGAGGTCTACGGGCGTACCGCCAGTGGCGCAGGCGTTCAGGACTTGGTGTACGACGGCGAAACGCTCGGCTTTCGGATGTTCGACGTGGTGTGTGGCACTCGAGGCCATGAGCAGTGGTTCAGCTTCGAGGAATTCGTCAACACGGCGCAGGTGATGGATGTGCCGATCGTGCCAGTGCTTTACGTTGGCCCGTTCAGCAAGGCTGTCGTCCTCGAACACACCGATGGCAACACCGTGGTGCAGCCGGCCGTGACGCGAAACGTCATCAGCCAGATTCGTGAGGGTGTGGTGGTTAAGTCCATTGACGGCGGTTATCACCCTTCCTACGGTCGAAAGGTCGCCAAGAGCGTGAGTGAGGCGTACCTGCTGCGCAAAGGCGAAACGACTGAATTTGCGTGATGCAGGGCAAGTGCGTGAGGCGGTCAGCGATCCAGTAAAACCCCGCCCCGCGCTTGCTAAAATTGCATCAGTCAGCAGTGAAGTAAAGGAGGCGCTATGGCGGACATCGCAATGTGTCACGGAGGGCAATGCCCAAGCAAAAACGAGTGCTATCGCCACCGCGCGGTCGCCAATGATATGTGGCAGTCGTATTCGAACTTCACGCCCAATGACAGTGGCAAGTGCGACTACTTCTGGGCGATCGAAGGACGGCGCGTCGCGCCAGAGAAGGAGCAAGAATGAAAATCATCGGACTCGACACAGAGACTACGGGCCTGGAGCAAGAGAAGGGGCACCGAATCATCGAGATCGCCATGCTCACCTACGAGCTGGAGACTCAAGCGCTGGTGGATCGCTATGTGATTCGCATTGACCCCGAGCGTGCTATCGACCCGATGGCCCAAGCGGTTCATGGCATCAGCTACACCGACCTGATTGGCGAACCAAAGTGGAACGCCGTCGCGGAAGAAATCGCCAAGCGTATGAGTACGGCGGACTTGCTGGTAGCGCACAACATGGGTTTTGACGGCCCCTTCATCGCCGCAGAGTTGATGCGAGTCGGCATCGAGGTGCCCGATGTTCACAGCCTTTGCACGATGGAAAACGCACGCTGGGCGACACCTGACGGTAAGTTGCCCCGTCTAGGCGAGCTGTGCTTTGCGCTCAATGTCGCGTATGACACCGCCAAAGCACACGGTGCTGACTATGACGTTCAAGTCACAATGGCGTGCTTCTTCAAAGGTCTAGCGCGTGGCTTTTACAAGCTGCCCAAGTCGCTGCAACCGATCGCCGCCTTCAAGAACTGCCATGACGCAGAGGCGGTGCCAGCATGAACATCTTCTTCGAAATTCTAGGCTTCGGGGTTGCGCTGCTGTTCGGCGTCTACTTCGTCATTCTCGGCTTGGTCATCTACGTGGCAGAAGGGGCGGGCTTCGTTCGAGGCTCGTTCATCGGCCCGACACTGATGGCGTTCGGGATGGTTTGCATCTGGGCCGCCTGCCACTTTTCACCCTTTGTCATCACGGTGGCGTCATGACTGAGGACTTCGTAAACAAACCTCGCGCCAAGATCAAGAGCGCACACATCGAGCAATGGGGCGCCACAGAAGTGCTGGTTGGCTTTTGCACCGAGCACGCGGGTCGTCCTGACCTCGTGAACCGCGTCATCCACACCTCGGCGATCGTCAAGATCGAAGGCAACTATGTGGAGACGAGGAATACCCGCTATCAGGTGGAGTGGCTGCTGTGAATTGGCCGGAAGATTTAGAGGCTGTCACCTGCGTTGGCTTCAACGATGCACTGCTTCACATCCTCATGAGCGCCATCGAAGCCGATCATGTGAAGTGGGTGACTCGTATCAAGAGCGACAAAGCCTCTGACGGTCGCTATTCGGAGTTCGACTACCTCGGGTTCCGCTACGCCCTGGACGAACTGTACGAGGCGGTCAGCACGCCCACTGGCGAGGACTGGGGCTTTGTCCCCGTACGCGTTGAGAAGATCGCCAAGGTGGACACGGACGACAACGGCAACACCATTGTGGTGGAGAGCTACCCGATCACCGTGCCGCAGGCTGCTGTGCAGAAGTACGCCGGCGCTTGGGCAACATTCTGAGGCGACTATGGCTCTGTTTTTCACATCAGACACCCACTTCGGTCACGAAGGCATCATTAAGCACTCCAGCCGCAGGTTCTCCGATTCCTTTGCGATGGATGGTGAGCTGGTACGGCGCTGGAACAAGACGGTGAAACCGGACGATACGGTCTTTCACCTTGGCGACCTGTCGTTCAAAGGCGTGTCTTACACAGCCGACATCCTCGCGCAGCTCAACGGCAACATCAACTGGGTGCTGGGCAACCACGATAAGGCGCTCAAGGGCAAAGCAGAGATCAAGGCTCGCATGAGTTCGATTCAGCCTTTGTTGGAGCTGAACCTCGACGGCCAACACATCGTGATGTGCCACTACCCGATGCTGACGTGGAACAAGGCGCATTACGGCGCTTGGATGCTGCACGGTCACTCGCACGGCACGCTCAAGCACCCGTATGAGGGCATGCGGCTCATGGATGTCGGCGTCGATACCAACAATCTCGCTCCCTACTCACTCGATGAGGTCAGGGCGTACATGCAAGGCAGAGGGCACACCTCTGTCGATCACCACACAACAAAGGAGTGATATGGCCAAAGGCACCTACAAAATCCCGTTCGACCAGCAAGGCAACCAGCTGGACTACCCCGAGCACAGCTACCTGCGTGGCGTCATGACGCCCTGCAAGATGGAAGAGAACTACGAATTCTCCGACACGCTGACCTTTCAGAACTACGGCAGAGGGCGCTCGTCGGTCACGTTCACAATGAAGCGGGCTAACACAGGCAAGACGGTCACGATGTTCGTCTCGGACTTCGCCGACATCATCAACAAGATGAACCACGGGCACGTCACAGGACGCTTTACGTTCGTCAAGAAGGGCCAGAACTACGGCTGCAAGATGGTGGCGCCATGACGGTCAAGATGATCTACATGATCCGCCACAAGGCGACCGGACTCTGGAAGCTCGGTGGTTCGGGTCACAACGACGGCAAGGGCGCCTGGAGCAAGAAAGGCAAGGTCTGGATGGGCATCGGCCCGCTCAAGCTCCACCTGAACCTTTACAAAGATTGGCGCACCGAGCAATTCCCCGATCACGTCATCGAGGAGATGAAGCAGTGGGAGATCGTCGCCATTCAAGTCACCCAGGCCGAAAGCCACACATTCACCATCAAGCAACTTTACGAAGGACAACCATGATTCAGTTCCACACCTATGACATCAAAGAAGAACGCACCTGGGTTCCAACCCCGATGGAGTTCCGCCCAGGCCACAACCCGAACTACATCGAGTCCCTGGTCGCCGGCTGCTTCTCGCCAATCCTGCATCTGCCTCAGATTCTGTGGTTCAACAGTTGCTGGCCATTCCTGAAATCGTTGTGTGGCGGCTTGGTGTTTATCGTCATGTCCATCGTCGCAGGTCTTTTGGGTCGCGCCAACGGCATTCGCACGGTCAGCGTCACGCCACGCGAACCGTCCCTGGCTGAGAAGGAACTGGCCCTGGCCAACCTGCTCGAAGGCACAGGCTACAAGGCGGTGCCGATCAAGACGGTGCTGGCCCCGAACGCGCAGGGCTTCATGCAGGGCAAAGAAGAAAACCACTACTAAGTCCTGCTTTTGGTGTCTACACTTCAGTCATTAGCAACTTATTGCAAGGACTGATATGAAATTCACTCTGGAAATCAACTGTGACAACGCCGCCTTCGCAGACTGCTGGCGCACCGAAGTAGCGACCATTTTGGAGCTTCAAGTGATGCCCAAGCTGCTCAGTGCGTCACTCGACCCAAGCAACATCACGCTGCGCGATGGCAACGGCAACGTGGTGGGTAAGGCAGTTCTGAAGGTCAACGAATGAACTGCCTTCACTGCGGTAAGCCGCTCTTTACGCCTGATCTGCTTGGTTTTTGGCCAGGCGTTCAATGGGTTCACGTTTGTAATGTGCCGAGTTCGGCCAACGAGGAGAAGTATGAACATCCAAACAAGTGAGCTGAGAGGCGACGCTCTCAACTACGTCGTGGCTTTGCTGCTCTACGGAAAGGCGAACGTGAATGTCAATCCCACCGTGAAACGAAAAGGCGTTTGGGTTCACGGTGGTGACGGTCAGTGGCGTCACTACTTTCCAGAAACCAACTGGCTTCAGGCTGGAAAGATCGTGGAGTCCTACGTTTGCACGCTCATCAAGCGCGACAACGAATGGCAGGCGGAAGTCTTTGGGAATGACCGCTTCTGCTACTCCGTCAAAGCCACAAACCCTCGCTGGGCAGCGCTTCGCACCTTCGTCGCCAGTCGTCTTGGCCCGACAGTGAGTGTGCCAGAGGAGTTGGCATGAAATCACACCCAGTCCCCAAAGTCGGTGACACCGTAGTCCTGAACGATTGCGGTCTTCAGCAAATCTTCGGACACGTTCACGGGCTTGGCCACATGAAGACCCTGAAGATGAAGATCACGTTCAGGGAGGCGCAGTCCTTGACCTATCCCGAACTGACGTTCCCAGTCTCGGTGGACAACGAGGAGATCAACGCCTACCTCATCGACCACAACTGTTTCGACGTGGTGAGTCCATGAGGGTGCCTGTACCCAAACTCAAAGGAATTGCGCTCGACTGGGCTGTGGCTAAGTGTGAAGCGGAGGCTGTTGGAGCCACTCTCAAGCTAGAAGCCTTCCTCCACCACCATGAGCTTGAGTGTATGGAGTTCTCAACCGACTGGGCACAAGGTGGCCCGATCATTGAGCGTGAAAAAATAGCAATCATGCACCATGACGGTGGCCTAGTGTCGGCAATCGTGTTTCGCAAGCAAGCTAAATCCGCACAGGGTGAATCGCCACTCATTGCAGCCATGCGCTGCTATGTTGCATCAAAGCTAGGCGACGAGGTAGATGTACCAGGAGAGCTGATATGAGCAAAGAAGAACTGATCGCCTTTCTGCGCGAAAACTTGCGGCTCGATGTGAACACCACCAGCGAGTACACGGGCGGCATGGACGGCCCGCTTTATGTCAATCGCCACTTCGTTCAGCTTGTGCTGGATGGCGAAGTGATCTCGGAGGTATCGCTGTGAAGCGCAAGAAGGCACCCCCTAAGAAGCGCAACCCTGTGGTTCGCGAGTTCATCGCCAACCCCAAGCGTAACGCAGGCGCACACAAGCGCAAGGCACCAAGACGTGATGAAGAAAGGATTCAGGAATGACTATCACACTGAGCAACACCGATTTACAGGACTTTCTGGGCGAGATCGGCACCAGCCGCATCGACAACTACATTCTGCCAGGCTTGAGCAGCATCATGCTCTCAGGCGAAATGCACTCGATTGCCTCGGTTCGGATGTTTGAGAACACCCGCAACCAGCAAGGGCACATCACGCCACACAGTCATCGGTTCAGTCTTGCCTGCTGTGTGCTGCGAGGCGAAGTCCACAACAGCTTGTATACGGAAGCTACCAGCCCAACCGCCGTAGGCCTCGACCTTGACGAATACGCGGCCAGAGCCTTGAAGTACAAGAGTGAGCCAGGCAAATACGAAACAGCGTTCGGCTATCGAAGCAAGTGGCGCAAGCACACGACGAAATACTCGGTAGGCCAGTGGTACTTCATGCGCGACAACGAGATTCACTCCATCGACTTCTCGCCTGACGCGCGTGTGCTGGTTATCGAGGGGCCGGATGTGTCCGACACAACGACGATTCTTGAGCCTCTGGTCAACGGTGTGGTGGTGCCCACCTTCAAGGTCGAAGACTGGATGTTCATGAAAGGAACGAAATGACAATTTATGTGAGCAAGGAAGGGTTGCGCCTTCAGCGTGTCGAGTGGATGCGCCTTCAGGAAACGCCCGACTACAAGGTCATCAAGGAATTCGACAACGGGCGTCTCCGAGCAACGCTGTATTGGCATGGCGCCATCAGCAATGCACTGGCAGCGTCGCTCAAGGAATACTGGCCCATGTTCTGCCTGAAGGTCGAGAACTACAACGCTGCCGGTGGACTGGTCAAAGACCCCAACTACGATGGTCAGACATTCCCCACCGAGGTCACGGCGATCGAAGGCTATGAGCAGTTCCTGATCGACTGGGGTTTGTGTGAGCGAGACGAGGAGGGCGCCTTCATCGAGGTGGATAACGCACTGACCCCACCGCCGCCACCCGACCCCGATGCACCAACGTCCACACTGCCCAGTCTGCCCCAGGATTTCTCCGCCTGGTGAGGTACGGCAACCACCCTGTCAGAGCAAGAACAAGGCGCTTAGGCGCCTTTTCTGCGGGCCAATGCAAGCCTTGGCTAACAGTCCCTAATGCGCCTCTTATGAGCCATAAGCCCTGCTAATGGTGCAAATTTGATCCATTGGAGATTGTCATCTTCCCTGGGAGGCCGGTTGAAAGCCCTGTTTTGCGGTGTTATTCACGCGCCCGCGCACGCACATTCTTAATCAGTTCCAAGCGGTGCCTGATGGCGCATCTGCCCTGTGATTCGCCCTGTGAAAAGCATTGTTCATCCAAGCCGCGAGGGTCACAATTCAATTATCGAAAGACGCAACGAAAGAAATGCAGAGCAACCGGACAGATTCACATACCCAAGCAAAACGCTTGTAAGTCCTGAAACCGAGCACTACATTTCATTTGTCGAATTTTTCGACGCCGTTCCATCATCTTAATTTTCTCAAGGAGTTTTTCCATGAACACACAACCTACCACTCACGCCGCTGCCACCACTGACGACGCCATTCTCGCTTCCATGCTCGGTGAGCTTGGCGACGACGAAGTGATTGAGTCCCATGACCACGAACCCGAAGCGGTCGAAGCGGCAGTCGCCGACCTCGAAAAAGCCGAAGCGAACCAAGCGGTCTACGCCGATGACCACCACGAAGAGGCTGAAGTCGCTGAAGCGGACAAGCCTTCCACCGATGCGGTGAGCGAGAAGCCCGCCAAGGTCAAAAAGGTCAAAGCTGCCAAAGAACCGAAGGAACCCAAAGAACCGAAGGCTCCGCGCATCACGTCCATCACGCACAAGCCAGGCGATCGTTTGGTCGCACTGCTCGGTGGCAAAGACTGGCTGCAATTCATCGCAACGGACGATGATGCAACCCGTGCCACTCGCGCTGACCGCTTCATTGAGGCGATGAACAGCAAGGACGAGATCGCCGATAAGGTGCGCGAAAAAGCCATCATGCTGATGACTTGGCTCGCAAGCGGTAAGGACAAGTCGGCGCTCAACGAGGTGCTGCTGCGCTCCTTTGAGACGCTGTTCCGTGACGGTGAGCTGACTTCGGGCAAGGACGGTAACTTGCAAGTGAACCTGCTGTCCAAACCGTACAGCCCAGGCACCGCTGCATCGCAGGCAAACCAGATGTTCCAGCTGTTCCCCCTCTTGCTCATCACCCAGCGCGAGAAGGGCAAGATGGTGGCCAACCCCGACAGCGCAATCGTTCAGGCGATGAAAGTCAAACTGGGCGCATAAGTCACCTGTGACGGAGTGAGGGCTTCGGCCCTTACTCACCGGAAGGTTTCACCAAGTGGAGCTTTGCGGTGAGTAATTCGTAACACAGGAGAACACCCATGAAGTTGAGCCAAATATTCAGGCTGACCAAAGACCGCCTTTGGGATGGCCAAGTGCCAAAGACCAGCAGTCCCTACATCTGCGACACGATCAAGCACTTGTCGTCGAAGTGGAACATGGACATCCCGATAGACGATGGTGCGCGTGCCAGGGCCGCAGTCGCAGCACTGCTGGACGGTGAGTTCGGCTTGTGCGATTGGCTTTACAAGCATGGGTGCGTCACCTTGGAGGAGAACCGAAGTATTCGTGACTCCGAGCGCATGGCAGGCACCGAGGTGATGGTCAAACTTCAGGCGACACGACACGCTTGGCTCGATCACTTGATCGCTCACTACGAGGCATTGGGAGACTGATATGGACTTGCAAAAACTCGAAGCGCTGTCCACTGACGCGCTCGGCGCCATCAGGGACAAGTGCTCGGAGATTCTGCGCACGCGCAGCGATGGAGCACTACGCACTCACGCGGTAGGCTTTTTCAACGACTCCAACGGTAAGCGCCACTACATTCGCATCCAACGCATCAACCAGAAGACGGTCAGTGGCGTGGAGGTGGATGCTGCCGACCATGCGATCACCTTCAAGAACAAGTGGAAGGTGTCGCCGCAGCTTTTGACCATCGTCGGCACAGGCCCCAAGCCAAAGCCGATCGTCAAACCTGCCTACGTGCCTCAATCAACCGCTGCTGACCAGTGGTGAACCAATGCGCACGCTGGTGCCGCCTGCCACTAGAACGCGCTACAAGCGCTTTCCTCAAGCTGGTAGGTGTCAAGGTAGCACCGAACAAAACAGCGCAAGGCCAAGCGCTCTACGCAGGTCAGGGCAAGTTTGAATTCACCCTGCCGGATCACTTGTTCATCCACAAATCGCAAAAGACACTTGCATCAGTTCAACAACAGAAAGACGCCATGTACTTTTCCACATCAAGCGGACGCATCGAGCTGAAGCTGACCAAATCACAGGCTCGCCAGGCGTCGCACCCTGGGCCATGTGACCGAGACGTGCAGGCATTGAGTCGCGTCCCCGAGATTCGCCGCCAACTCGACAAGATCGACCCCGAAACCTTGCGCCAGGAACTCAAAGAGTATGGCGCTTGGGACGCGGGTGAGCTGGAGAGCCACACCGACAACCTGCAACGCATCCTCTGGATCGCAGCAGGCGACATCACTGAAGAAGCCAACCGTTAAACAAAGGAGAACCTATGAAACTCGTACACATTGATTCCGTCTCGGACACCCAGACCTTTACCGTCGAATCGGGCGCCTTGCGCGTCACCGACCCCTGCTACGACATGGACACATGGTGCGCCGGCACGCTGGACACCGTGCGCAACGGCATCTGGAACACTCACGTTGGCTACCACAAAGACGCCGACGACATGGCCTACTACGAGCGAGCCGCCAAAGAACGCAGAGCCGAGATCGACAGGCATGAAAAGCTGTTGATGGACAAGTGCGGCACAAATGCGGAGGTCGCCGAAATGATTCGTCAGGACTTCACGATGTTTCGCGCGGATTTGGACAAGCGAGAAGCGGAGGCAAACGCTCGCCCAGGCCGCGTGGCATTTATCCACATCGCACATGCTGAGAGCGCGGCGCGGTTCGACCCCAAGACACCGCTGGACTCCAATTTTGTGTTGGCTGACATTGACGTTGGCGTCGACTCAGGGCAGGCGGGCTTTTTTGACTTGGCCAAGTACGCGCTGTCGCTGGCGGACAAGGACGACAGTCGCTCACGCCGAGAGTCGAAGGACTCGGTATTTGAAGCCTTCTACGATTCCGTCTGCAACCTGACGCTGGACGACAAGAGTTTCGGCACCTTGCAGTTCGGCACCGTGTCGAGTTCAGGCTATGGCGATGGCGGCTACAACTGCTATTACCGGCGCGACAAGTCTGACGAGATCGTTGAGGCGTTCATCGTTTTCTTGGAAGACTACGAAGACGAGGACGTCAATGAAGAAGAAGGCGAACTTGCAGGGTAAGTCACCTGTGACGTGGTAACTCCAAAGTTTACCGTTTACAGTTCAATCATCGCAACAACAGCAGTAAGGAGAAACCATGCAATGACACCCGAAAGACTCGATCACATGACCGTCCAGTACGTCTGGGCGCTGGAGAACAACCAAGCATTTATGGTCAGAGCCAAGAACGAAGTGGAGCGAGGGCATTTCTCTCAGTTCCGCCGCATCGTTGGCACGTCCATCATGCCAATTCGTAAGCTGCTGGGTGAGGAAGATCGTTTCGCGCTCTCAGGCCCTGAGTGGTCGTTCCTCTACCTTGAAATGTGGAAGCGACTGGGTGGGGCGTGCTCCGCTTATGGCTTCTCCAGCGACAGCAATATGGCCGAATTCCACTTCCAGTTGGAACGACTGCAAGCGGCGGGCTACTGCTACACCACGACCGGCGTGCGAAAGCGCCAAGACAGCAATCCATGCGTTGAGATTTCACTCGGCGCACCACAACCCTGCCAACTCAATCCTGAAGGAGAACTTCCCATGAATGACAACTACTCAAAAGCCTACCCCACTGGCACCGTGACTTTGGCACCTGCCTTTGAAACCAAGTCCTACATCTTCGGCAACGATGTGAAGAACATGACCGAGGAGGGCCTCATCAGCGCCATCAAGCGTGTCGAGGAACAGATCGCCGACCTCAAAGCCGTGAAGACCAAATCCAAGAAGATTGCCGCCAACGTCGCCAAGCTCGAAGAGGCCCTGGCGTCGATCGTCGCCGAACTCGACGCACGTTAAAGGCTAACTGTAAGGGTAAGTCACCGCTGAGTATTGCATGTCCAATACTCGGTGGTGACAATTCAGTTATCGAAACAACAGCAGCGAGGAGCACTAAATGGATTGGCTAATTTTGATAGACCACATCGCCGAGCCAGGCGAGAAGAAGGTCAGTGGGTATGGCAAGCGCACCAGCGGCGAACAAGACCTGCTCGTGGCGATGCCCTACGAATTTCAGATTCTGGATGGCGACGACATCCTCTACTACTCCGGCATCTGCGGCGATCTGAGCCAAGCCGACGAGCTTGAAGCCTTCGAACCGCTGGACTGGGCCGCTGACTTTGCCGGCGCAACCACCTTCCAATATCGCAAGCGAGGAGACAAGCAATGGCAGATTCTCTGATCTACCAATACCGGCGCGTGAACCTGCGCACAGGCAATGAGTACATCGGCACCTTCGACGAAGCGCAGCTGCCTGACCTGAACTTCTTGCCGCACCGAACCATCGAGCAACAGGCAAAGGCCAAAGTCGCTCATTGGAACCGCAACCAGCCGACCGAGTGGCGCTATGTCTACTTGGGCGCAAAGGTAGCCACATCGTGACCCTTTTGATGTGCTGCTTTCTTTACGCCCTTTTCTTCAACTGATTGGAAGACCCATGCGACTTTTACTGATTCAAGGCGACCACTGTGCCATCTACGAGAACCGAAAGCAGTTGGCCATCTACACCGGCGCGACAGGGCTTGACCCCGAGACGGCAGAGCAAACCCGCCTGGCCAAGTTGCGCCCCAAACCACTGCCGCAGGAGAACAAAGATGAATCACATCCAGCTTGATTTTGTTTACGCCAACGACGAGGAGTATGGCGGTGATGGGTGGATACCCAAGCTAATGCCAAAGTTCAACGCCAGTCAGGGACTTGGCGTTGCGCACGACACGATGGAGCACTTCGACGTGACCGCAGGCACGCTCGAGGAGGAGATTCTCGCCTTCGGTGCCATGCTCTACCTCAGAGTGGAGACAGGCTGGTTCTACCAGCAAGGCTCCTTCCACGCGCCTGCTGCCGTCCTGGGTAGCGACCTCGCGCGATTCCTGTCCGATCGCTGGCACGCTGGGGAAATGCTCAAGAAAGTCACGGGTAGGCCGCGCCACCTCGATGATGACATGGAGCATGAGCTGCAAGAGATCGTCCGAGAGACGAAACGCAGCCTGAAAAGTGAGCTGGACGACGCTGACTGGCGACAGTTCAAGTACGACACCATCGACGTGTGGAACCGACTCACTCGCTGGATGCGTCAAGGCTACTGGCGCTCGGTGAAGCGATTCGACGGTGCGTCCAATCACGAGCTTGCCTACTGCTTCACCACCATTCGGGACACGGTGGACAAGATCAAGTTCGCCGATCTGGGCGAGGAGCTGCACGTCAAGATCCACATCAAAGATGGACGCGCCACGCCTGAGATCAACCGTCTGCGCTTGGACGATCTTTACCCTGACGATTTCATTGATTAGCCACCTCAGTCACTGGTGAGTCCACAATTCAGCGTTTACAGTTCAATCACTGAAACAAACCAAGAAGGAGGCGTGTATGCCCAAGTACCTAAGAGTTGATTTGCTCGAACCCATCAGCGACATGATTGTCATGGATCAAGAGGATGCGGACAACGCGGTCACGGAGCTGCGGGACTACCTGATGAACGAATTCGACAATCAGGGCATCCGTGCGGTGCTCACCATCGTTGAGGAGCCAGCGCAATGAGTCGCCTCTCACGCCCCAACACCTGCAAGCTGCTCGACATGATGGAGCAGGGCGAGTTGAACCCGCTGGTCGTTGCAAAAGCCTGCCTCGACTTCATGAGCGAGGACGATGTGACCGACATGGCTCACGCCGAAGAATTTATCGAGGAGAACGAAGAATGACAGTTACATCACGACCCCTGGCGCAACCGCGCCACTTTGCCAAGTGCCTAAAGACCATGCTGCGTTACGACACAACGGAAGATGGTCAAAAGTGCTACCTGCTGCCGTACACCGGCAACCTCACCCAGTCCAAGTTTGAGGAGCTGGCCACCAAGTTCGCCGAGAAGGTCGCCGTGCATTACCGCCCGAACTTCAGCCAAGACAGCGTGCGCGAGGCACTGCTCAAGCGCCTCAAGAGCGAGTGGTACACCGGACGCGAGAAGAACGTGCGCCTGTCCCAGTACGAGTTCAACGGTAATTGGCTGTGTGAAGGCGAGGGCTGGTTTTCGTCCAACTTCCCAGACGGTCATTTCGTGGTGGTGGAGTAAGCCATGAGTTACGCCGACGCCATCAACCGCGCTGTTCAGGAAAGCGCCGATCAACTGCGTGACTTTGGCGGCTTTCTCGCTCAGGCGGGAATCACCATCGCCCAGGCTCACATCGACCACGCCTTTTCGTTCGAAAGCTGGAAGCTGGTGAAAGAGGGCTACGAGCGCCAGTGCGCGGACTACCCCAACGGCTAACGCAATCTGCCCTGGCCATTCGCTTGTACGTCCATAAGTCATTCGTGACAATACATTATCGAAAAACAAAACCAAAGGAGTAATTCGATGCACAAGAAACCAACGCCTCAAGAACTACGCGCCATCCTGGCCAACTACTACGGTTCGGAGAACATCTACGACCACAGGCTGACCAAGCTGCGCTACACCGATGGCGCTCGGGCTTTCGCCATCAACGCCGGCGCCTACTGGTTCATCGACATAGTTGGCACCGAGATTCTGCCAATGAATCTGGAGTTTGGCGTCGTCAAGCTCGTCTCAAAGGACAACGCTGCCTCGGTCGTCGTCGAAGACGGTAACGGCAATCCCTCCTGGACAAAGAAGATCGAATTCACCGACTGCCCTGAAGGTGTTTGGAGCTTCTACCTGATCGACGGCACCTTGCTGCTGCCTTCGGAGTATTGAGATGGCGACCTGGCATCAAGAACGAGCGGGCAAACCCCTGCCAACACTGAACCATCCAACCAAGTGGTCGAGCTACAACTGGAGCGGCCACTTGAGCGTGATGCGCCATGAGAGCGAACAGGCGTGCATGACGTACTGCGAAAAGACCGGCGACATTCCATTGCCACCCAGCGGAGAAGCGAAATGACTGAGTGGGTCATCCTCCTTCTAGCCCTCGTCGCCGTGGTGTCGCTCTACTGCCACTTGAGCAGTTGGCCAGATAGAGAAGGCATGCTTTCCTGGGCCATCGTCGTGTGTGTCATCTGGAGCTTTTGGCACTGGCGTGACACGCCCGAAGAATCTGCTGCCAAGACAGCGTTAGAGGCAGCGCAGCGCAAAGCGCGAGAAACGCCTCACATCATTCGCAAGGCAGATGGATGCAACGTCTACGCCTTCGAAAGCGGTGGACGCGATCACTTCTTCACCCGATGCCCCGCCTCAACCGACACCGAGACGACTTGGAGCGAAAGCTGCGGTAAAAGCTGTCGTCGAGAAATGTCCGACCACATCGTTCAGGAGAACAAGTAATGGGAATGTGTGACCCGAAAGCCGTGCGTGCCGGCCGTCCCTGGCACGAGCAGGTCAACGATCCAGGCTTCATCACCGAAGCCATGAAGCGCCACCATGCTGAATCGCATGGGATTTATCCAGGGCTTGTGATTGGACGCATTGCGCATCCTTCTCTCGCTTGTGACAATAAGTCATCAGTAACTAACGCACAGGAGAACTAAATGTCACAATTAACGCCCGAGCAGAAGCGCACGGAGTACCTCAGAGGCATCGCCTCAAGCGCCCCGCAGCGCCGAGTGACGCTTGATGTTGCCAGGCACAACATCCTCAAAGCCGCCTTCGAGCAGGTGGAAGACAAGACAGACTGGAAGAACCCGATCAACGCGCTGGTGGTCATCCATGAGTACGACACGATCGGATTAGGCGTGTACCTCGACGCCATTGAATTCTTCGTCGGCACTAAGCCAGAAGTATTCCTCGTTGACAGCAACGACGCCAAAACCGTCTCGACCTTCCGCATCGTCAGCGAGGGCTACCGCCTGGCTCAGTAATGGCAGTACGTCTTCCAAAACGACTGCTGGAGCAGTTCAAGCTATACGCACGCGAGGGCTTCACCGTGAAGTCCGTCGAACGCGCCACACGCCACTTCAGAGTGGTGTTCAACGAGTTTCCCCAAGTGCAGTTCCTCACTGCCGGCTCTGTTGACCCAAGAGCCTACAAAAACAACGTCAACCAATATCGACGACTGGCAAAGGAGCACGCAAATGTCACTGCAAACTTGGAAAGCTGAGTTCTATCCGGTCGAAGCAGACCAATGTCCAATCGACCAAGCGGTCGCGCACAGCCTGCTCAAGTGGAAGGGTCTCACCGCTGAGAACCTCGCCAAGCACGGGGTGGAGCGTTGGCCCGACTCCAACAACATCGGTGCGGAGGACGACACGCTTTGGATCGGAAGTGAAAGCTGCGCCTTGTGCCACCACTTTCACACGGACGACCCCCAAGAGAACGAGCATGGCGATGAAACCTTCTGCCTTGAGTGTCCGCTGGCCATCGCACGAGACGGATTCGCCTGTGACAACCATCGTCACAATGAGGCGGGCGAGTACATCGAGTCCGAGTCGCCCTGGCACGCGTTCACTCATGAGAACCGCGACCCACAGCCGATGATCTTCTGGCTCACTCAAGCACAGGAGAAGACCGCATGAAAACCAGCGAAGTCTTCCGAGCCGCCAAGAAGCACCTGTGGACGGGTGTCGGGCGACGGGGCATCAAGGCTCAGTTCGTCTGTCAGGCTCTCAATCGCTCGTGGGCTAGGGGCTACGTGACTTTTGGAGACGCTCGATTGGCCGAGAAAATCATCGACAAGCTGCTTGGGCGTCATTGCAGATTGGAAGATTGGCTCGTGGCCAAACGACGTGTGCCGTTCACCGACCTCTACTCACCCAGGTCCGAGAAGCCCAGAAATCGACAAAAGCTCCAAGCAACCAGACACGCTTGGCTTGACCACCTCATCCAACACTACGAATCCATCGGCGACTAAACCAACCTTATAGGAGAAACCACCATGCAAATTATCAACGGAGTGAAATGTCGCACCGGCAAAGAATCGCTGGAGCACATCATCAAGCAGGCCAAGAAGGGCAAGATCGGCGCGAACCTCGACAAAGGCGACGACTACGGAAGCTGCGAGTACGTCTATCCGTCAGGAAACAACTGCGCGGTAGGCTCGCTGTTCAGCCAGGCACAGCTCAAGGACATTCGAAAGCACCACCACAACGGATCGAACATTGGCTTCGTCGCAGCAACGCACGTAGGCCACAAGAACATTGAAACTGTCACCGGACTCAAAGTCAGCCAACTGATGCACATCCAGAACATCCATGACAAGCACGAAGGATCGACCCGAATCAAGAACGTCATCAAAGCCTGTGAAGAAGCACTCAAAACAGGCACACTGCACGGTCACCCCATCACTCAGTAATGAGGAACAACCCTACACACCGTAGGGTTATTAAACACCTCAAATCCGCCTTGGAAAGACTGTTGTAAATCCGCAACAAACAGCAAATCCAAGAGGCCAAAATATGTATAAGAAACTTACTGCCAATGTATAAGGTTTCCAAGAGATTCACACATCAGAAACCTATAACTAAAAACAAGCACAGGGAAACGCATCAGAACCGCACCAGAGCGCTGCCAATCAAGGTTTAGCACCGCTGACACACGAACAAACGGAAAGCGCTCAAAACGCGTTTAAATCGGTCGAATCCAAGTACGGGAAGAAACCAAGTCTGGAACAGCTAGGAGAAAGAAGAAAGAACAACGGAGACGAACACGGACACGGACGACACTCACAGGCATCAGATCATTAGGGAGGATGAAACTCATGGGTACAGGCATAGAAAGAACACTAGGAATGATAGAGACAGGAAAAAGTAAAACGGTAAGGACGAGGCGTTTGTATTCCCTCGATCATTTTCATTTTTCTGGCGCGAAACCTTATAGGGAAAATTTTCGCCAGGCAAACTAAGTCAGCCCTGAGCTATACTTGCCGCCAAGGCACTCCCCGCCTGAAGTCTATGAGGCCTAGTTCGGCTGTCGGGAAGAATAGAGCTACTGGTAAGCCAAGGCGTCATGCCAAGGCCGGTGCAACTCCGTAAGAATCCAGCGTCCGAGCGCATCTCCAAGGACGAGGGCAGTGGCCTAGGCAGCCACATGCAAGTTGGAGAACCCCCTTGTGGGCCTGAATCTCAAACCTCCTTTATCCCTTGGCGTGAGGGTAGGGGAGCTTTTGCCTGAATCTCTACGCAACGGGGGTACGGCAAGCATCCTGTATGTATAAGAAGGCGCTTTCACCGCTTGATGCTCCTATAAGACTCAATCCGTGGCCGCGTTGGAAGATTCGCCTAGAAATGCCTAGGCCGGCTCCTATAAGGTGCCCTATAAGAATCCCTGGCCAAACAGCTTTTCGCCTGTATTTGCTGGTTACAGTAAATCATCTGTCAACCACCACCAGGAGCTTTCATGATTCGTTTTTACCTCACCACCTTGGCTTTGATACTGAACATGCTGGCGTCGGCGTTTTGCATTGTCGCGCTGCATGACTATGGATTTGGGTTCGCGTTCGCTTGGGCGTTGTGCGTCTCGTTGGGGTTCATGGCGTTGTGTGCGTCATCGCTGCTTCGGATTGCCGATCAGTTGGATCAGGAAGCGCTGGTGATTGCTTCGTCCGATGATCTGACGCCGATTGAGGTACGGCTGGACAAGAGTTGGATGACTCAGGCGTAACTGAAGACCTGCGTCGGGGTACGGCGCGGACAAAGTGTGTGCAGGCGACTTCCGAGTCGCCTTTTGTTTGTCCGGTTCGTGCCTAGGAAGGTGCCTAGGAACGCTCAGGAATCGGTGCCTAGGCGTGCCTAGGGATTGATTGGCGAACCATTGGCGAACCACCAGGACAGATGCGGTGTCCTGCAAAAATCGTCGCTTTTCTTGATATAGTTATCTCACTGTGATTTTGCAGTATCAAAGAAAGAAGCTATGCACCAAGAACGCGCAGACAAGATAATCGAGCAGGCGACCGAGATTTCAGACGGTCTGTTCCTGTTCATCAATCAAGGTCAAAAGATCATCGACTGCACGCAGTACACCACCTCCGATGACGAGCTTTACACGGTCGATGTGTATGAGCCTAAAGACCTCGTTGAGTTCGCACCTGTTATGAACGTCACCTTCATCAAACAGGACTTCGACTTCGATGATTACGAAAAGAAGGTCACGCACCACTTCGCGACACGCGCAGAGATGCACGCGTGCCTGGTTGAGCTGATGCAGACCAACTGGTTCTGACAGGACAAATGCAACCTGT